AAGTAATATTCTTGACTCATAATGAAGAAAAACATAAATATAATCTAGCACAGAGACTCACAGGTGAGCATCTGTTATGGGTACCTAAAATACAGGAAAGGAAAGTATCACAGTATGGTGGAAAAAACATTAGGTATGAACATAATAGGAAAGCTGATTATATCAAACAGTTTGTTGAGCTTCATGATGAGATAATACCATTTAACACAATAAGATATATATTCTAGATATGACACTTAGAGAAACAGAATTACTAGGAAATGCTCTTGTTAGAAAGTTGGGTTTTAGAAGAACTAAACTTAATGATAATGTTTATAATTTAGCTTATCAGTATATTTCTATTGAAGTAGAGTTTTATCCAAAAGGAACTAAATGGTATGTTAATGTTGTTTATCATATTGATACAGGTACTACTGTTATATTTCATAGTGCTGTCTTAAATATTGATAATATAATTTCTGACGCAAATAAATTAATTGGTATGTTTTATTTTATAAGAACATGAATTTTGAAGAAAAAAATATTAAAGAGTTAGTATATGATATCTGTCTTGAGCATTCTGAAGTATGCAAAGCAGCAGATAGTAATATGGGATATCTATGGTATATGTTTACACATGGGTCAAAGGCCGGGCAATACAAACCATTTATATTCTTGGCAGAAATTAACCTTTTGGTTAAAATGGGATTACTCTTTGAAGAAGAAAGAGATAGACTTATTGAAATGATAAGTTCTGAAGATAAAGACAATATGTATTTAGTAGGTTTATCTATACTGCAGTTAAGAGACCAAAGAATTAAAACTTATGGTAATTATACAGCAGATAATGATGCTTACAAGAGTATTGACTATCTGACAGATGTTATTAGTCCGGAATTATTTATTGGTAAATAGATTTAAAAAAAGAAAGATGACAGAACAAGATCTGATAAATGAAGGCTTTGAAAAAGTAATAATATCAGATGATGAAAGCCAGAATGGTTTTGATTATTATTATTACCAAAAAGAAGTTTGTGAGAATATAGTACTTCATAGTACAGATAATGTAGATGTGGTAGATGACAAATGGCAGTTAAGAACATTTGATATCCCCGCAATACTAATATCTGAACTAGGACACTACAAAGAGTTTATGGAATTAATGAGTAATATAGTTTGTTAATTATGTTTAGTGGAAAATTTATAAAGAAAGATGGCAAGCTTACTTATGCAAGTCCGCAGGATAAGCTTGCCTATGAAATTTTTGTAGATAAGATACAAGAAGGACAGAAGGTAGAAATGTATATTGGTCTGGCTAATGCTGACCACAGTATTGCGCAATTGGCAAAAGTGCATGCTTGTATCCGGGAACTTGCTAAAGAATCTGGATACAGTTTTGATGAAATGAAAGTACTGATTAAAGAAAAATCAGGATTATGTTATGATGGAGGTGATGCTATACTTTGTAAATCATTTTCTGATTGCTCAAAAGATGAAATTGCATTAGCTATTGAAGCTTGTATACAAATAGGGAGAGAAAACTATAATATTAATCTAACTTAGATTCTACATAACCTTCATCACCTGGTTGTAGAACTTCTTTTTCATCATAAAGAGATTTTTCCTTTGCCACTCTTTCAATTTCAGCAATTAGGAGTGTAGTAGTATAAAAAGCTCTTTCATAATGGTTAAGTTCAGCAAATTGTTTGGTTGTCATATTTTTTAAAGATTCTTCTAATTTTGTAGAATCTTTTTCAGAAAGAAATAAATAGGCTGCTAATTCTTTAGCCATTAAATAGAAACCTTTATTTACTTTGATGTCAAATACTGCATCATCTTTCATTTCTTTAATTTTAATTGCCATAACAGTTGATTTTTTAACAAATTTAATAAAATATGAATAACAAACTAGAGTTAGAAGAAATTAAAAACAAATTATTAATTAAACTAGAACCTTCTGGTTGGAATTTAATATTAAAATCATTTATAGAAAGTTCTGATTTTGAAAAAATAATAAAGCAACTAGTTTATCTTGTTAAAGAAGGTAAAAGATTTACTCCCACATTAAAACAGATATTTAGAGCATTTGAAGAATGTCCGTATAACAAACTAAAAATAATCATTGTAGGTCAAGATCCTTATCCACAATTAGGAGTTGCAGATGGTATTGCATTTAGTTGTAGTAATACTATGGAATTACAGCCAAGTTTAAGCTATATGTTAAATGAAGTAAACAAAACTGTTTACAAAGGACATCCAGGATCTATAAATGTAGACTTAACAAGATGGTCAAATCAAGGAATATTAATGCTCAATACAGCTCTTACTACTACAGTAGGTAAAATAGGTCAACATTACAATATATGGAAACCATTTTTAGCATATTTATTTGATCATTTAACATGGAATAATTCCGGGCTTATTTATATTTATATGGGAAAACAAGCTCAAGAATGGGCGGAGTGTGTAAATGATAATAACCATAAATTTTATGTAAGTCATCCTGCAAGTGCTGCATATAATAATAGTGCTTGGGATTGTCAAAATGTATTCATAGAAGCTAAGGATATTGTCAAAAAAATGTATAACGAAGATATTATTTGGTAATGGAAGATGTATTTAACAAACTGATAAAAGCAGGTATAACACCTAATGCATTTTATGTTTTATATTGTTCTAAACATAAAAAAATTCCTAATTCATTTGTAAGTTATGCTTTAGAAATTAGAAAGCTTCAAGTTGAAAAATGGGTAGATCAAGATTTGCAATTAACAGAAAAAAGTATTAATTTTATTCAAGAAATTGATGCCTTTTTCAAGAAAAGTAAAAAGAAAACTTCTTCAGTTTTGATGGGAGAATCTTTTTTAGATTTGATACAAGAGTATGTAGAAATTTTTCCTAACAAAAGACTTTCAAGTGGCAAACCTGCAAGAGTAAATGTAAAAACATTAGAGAATTCTTTTCGTTGGTTTTTTGACACATATAGTTATGACTGGGAAACAATTCTAGCAGCAACTAGAAAGTATGTTTATGACTTTGAGCTTAAGAATTATGAATTTATGAGAACTTCTCAATATTTTGTAAGAAAACAAAATACTGATAAATCTTGGGATTCTGACTTAGCTACATATTGTGACATGATTATTAATGGAGAAGATGATTTTGAAGATAATCATTTTAAAGAAAGCGTAGTATGAGTAATTTTAAAATTAAAATTTTATTGGGAATCTGTGCTATCACAGGTTCAATTGCTGGATACTATTTTGCAACATTTCTATTTGGTAGTATGCCATTTTGGAAATATATTTTGTTTGAATTTGCAATAACAATTTTGCATACAATGTATAATTTCACAAAAGAACAAGCATTACAAACTGTTAAGAAATGAGTGACTATTTAAATACTAAACCAGTAAAAGTAAAAAGTAAAATTGAAGCTTTTGATGAAGCTTTAGTTCACATAAAAGCAAGACAAGAAGGCAGAATAAAAAGTTTAACAACCGGTTGGTCCAAGTTCAACGATGCTTTATTAGATGGGATAGAATGGAATACCCTAACAGTCATAGGGGCCAGACCAGGAACAGGAAAAACTTTTTTTATTGACCAATTGTGTGCTGACGTTGTTGAGTTAAACCCTAATGAAAATTTTAGAGTTTTACAGTTTCAATTAGAAATGCCGGGAAGAACTAGTGCTATTAGAGAATTATCTACTCCTACTAAAAAAGATTATAAATCTTTAAATAGTGCAGGTGCTAACAAGCTGACTGATGATGATTATGACAGATGTGTTTCTTATGTAGAAAAACTTAGACAAAATGCAAGAGTTGATGTTGTATATGACCCTTGTACAATAGAAGAGTTTATGTCTACTATCCATCATTATGTAATGAAACATTGCAAAGAAGTTGATGGTAAAAAGAAATATACCAAAGTTTTAATCACAGTGGATCACTCAACTCTATTCAAAAAGTCTGCAAGAGATAAAGACAAGTTTGATATGTTGTATAATCTAGGTGAAGCAATTACTTATATGAAGAAAACATATCCAGTTGCCTTTCTTATTTTGAGTCAATTGAATAGAAATATTGATAGTCCTGAAAGATCAGAAAATGGTAAGTATGGTAACTACGTCCTTGATTCTGATATTTTTGGTGCAGATGCTTTATTGCAACATGCTGATACCCTAATTGGTATTAATAGACCTGCACTTAAGAAAATCAAATATTATGGACCTGATAGATACATAATACCGGATGACACTACAATTGTATTTCATTTTCTTAAATCCAGAAATGGAGACACTAGAATTAGTTTTTTCAAGCTGGATAGACAGCAGATGAAGATTGTAGAAATTGACACTCCTCCGCAACAACAAAAAACAAAATAGTAAATTATGACAAGAAAAGAAAAAACAGAAGAATTGTTTAAGAAGCATTCTCCAACTTTTAGAGTTATGAAAGTTGATGATCCCTTCTTTACATTAAAAAGTGCGTATTTTATTAGTGGTAAAAAAGGTAAATTTATTCAGTTATTTGAAAGTGAACTTGGTAAAGAAAAAGATGTTTATATAGAGTTTGTCAAAAAAGATTTAACTCCAGATTTATCTGATAGGCCTTTATTCAAATTAGCTTTTAATCCGTTTTATAAAGAAGAATATGAAATGGAAAATAAAACAACTGAAGAAGGAAAAGAATATTCAGTATATATAATTCCTGTTTCTGAGTTACAAGTTATTATGCCTAACGGTTCTTATATTACATATTCTAATTATGAGAATGGATTTACAACTGATAGACAACAAACATTATTTCCAGACTTTGAAGATCAATTTGGTTCTAATGCAGAAGAAGTAGATTCTGAAGAGTCAGCATCTGATATTCTCTTAAGAATTGCTATAGATTTTCAAAAATTAGCACAAAAATTAAAATAAAATGAGTATAGTACTTCCAACAACTAAGATTAAAGGGGATAGAGTAAATCCTAAAAGACTCTTAATTTATTCAAAACCTAAAACAGGTAAAACTACTGCATTTGCAGGGCTTGAAGACAATCTGATTATGGATTTAGAGAATGGTTCTGATTATGTTAATGCTTTAAAAGTTAAAGCTAAAGACTTAAAAGAACTACTTGCAATTGGTCAAGCAATTATTGATGCCGGTAAACCTTACAAGTATGTTACAATTGATACAGTAACCGCTTTAGAATCTATGGTAATGCCACTTGCAGTAAAACTTTATAGAAAAACCCAAATGGGTAAGAATTTTGAAGGAGATAGCGTAACTGGATTACCTAATGGTGCTGGTTATGGATATATTCGTGAAGCATTTTTCAATATTTTAGATTTTATTGATACCTTAGCTCCCCATATTATTTTATCTGGTCATATTAAAGATAAAGTAGTTGATGATAAAGGAGAAATGGTGATGTCAGCAAATATTGATTTAACGGGTAAAATTAAATCTTTAATCTGTGCTAATGCAGATGCCATTGGTTACATGTATAGAAAAGGTAATAAAACCATTTTGTCATTTAAGACAAATGAAGAAGTTACTTGTGGTGCCAGACCTGAACATTTGAGAAATCAAGAAATAGTAATAACTGAATCAGTAGATGGTGTATTAACTACATCATGGGATAAAGTATATAAGTAATAACAAATAAATAAATACAAAAATGAACGTAGATTTAACAGATTTATTAGAAAGTAAAAGTGGTGGTAAAGGTGGTAAAAAGATTACACCCGGAAATCATGTATTAAAAATTACAGGTTTGAGTACTAAAGAAGATGAGAGATATCCTGAAAAAAAGTATATCTATATTCATGTAGAAACTGAACCAATTGAAGATTTTGAAGGTTTCTATATTGATAATGATCCTAGTAAGGGTAGACATCTTGGTAAAATTGGTAAGATTAATGCAAATCCTTTTGGATACAAAGATGGAACCATGCCTAGTGGTGAGCCTGTTACACAGCAAAGATCAATGTTTATGTTTGTAATTAACTTATGTAAAACATTAGGTATTACTGAATGGGCTCGTGAACAAAATAACAAACATTCAAATGCTGAATCTTTTATAGATGCATTTAATGCTACTGCACCATTTAAGAACAAGTTTCTTGAGTTTTGTGTAGGTGGTCAGGAATGGGTTAATGCAGAAGGTTATACAAATTATAATTTACAACTTCCAAAAGCTGCAGGTGGTAGATACTCTATTGCTGGACTTGAAGAAGGTAAATGTTTAAGATTTGATGCTTCTAAGCATATCTATGTTCAAAAAAGTAAAACTCAAGAAGTTCAGAATTTTAGAAAAGATGATGATGATGATCTTGACATACCAAAATCTTCAAGTGAGTTTAGTTTAGACTAATCATTCTATTTAATAATTTAAGGGGAAGTATTACTGCTTCCCCTTTATTATTTTAGATTATGCAATCAACAGTTAATTTTGTAACAAGTATTATTGATGTTCCAAGAGAATGGATATTTGAATTTTACTTGAATCTTTCTACTAGACTTTATGGTCAAACAATAAAGATGAAGTCTGTATTTAATCCAGCAGAGAAAACAGAATCTATGTATATCTATTTTGATGATTCAAAAGGTTATTATAGATATAAAGATTTTTCTTCCGGATTTGGTGGAGATTCTAGTAATTTAATAATGGATTTGTATAAATTATCTAGGAAACAAGCTAATCTAAAAATTGTATTAGATTATTCTAAGTATCTTGAAGATAATAATTATGATCCTGTAACTGAATATAAAATTGCTGCTACTTACAAGGTTTCAGATTTTATGATTAGACATTGGAACATTCTAGATAAAAGTTATTGGCAGTCATTTAAAATTGGTACCGATCAGCTTACTAAATATGAAGTAATTCCACTTGAGTATTATACATTAAGTAAAATAGAAGATAACATAGAAACATCATTTACTATAAAAGGAGAACATATTTATGGCTACTTTAAAAATGATGGAACTTTGTATAAGATTTATCAACCCAAGAATAAAGAAAAGAAGTTTATTAAACTACTTAATTATATTCAAGGCTCTGAGCAATTAACATATACCACAAAGTATCTAATGATTATATCTTCACTAAAAGACTTGATGGCATTTAATTCATTAGGAATTCAGAATATCGAAGGAATAGTTCCAGACAGTGAAAATAGTCTTTTACCTGATAGTTTGATTCAGTATTATAAAGAAAAGTATCATAAAATAATTACTTTGTTGGATAATGATAAAGCCGGGATTCAAGCTATGGAAAAATATAAAGAAAAACATGAACTAAATTATGTTATCCCACCTGCTGAAAAGGATATTGCTGATTGTATTAAAACTCACGGGATAGCAAAAACAAGAGAAAAATTATTTCCACTATTAAAACAAGCATTATGAGCTGGTTATATGAAGGAAGACCTTTTAATGATAGCATGATTCCAGATGGAGCCGTAGGTTTTGTGTATGAGATGGAAGCTGTTATTAATGGAAAGTCTGTAAGATATGTAGGTAAGAAGAACTTTTATTCTACTACAAAGAAAAAGTTTGGTAAAAAAGCTATGGCTCAAGTAACAGATAAAAGAACTAAAAAGTATGAGACTGTTACTAAACCTAGTTATCAAAACTATTATAGTAGTAATGCAGTTCTTAAAGAAGCTCACAAAGCTGGTGTAAAGATTAAAAGGTTTATGGTTAAGATATGTTTTTCCAAAATGGAACTTACATATTATGAGACTAAGTATCAGTTTACAAGAGAGGTTCTTGAAAAAGAAGAATTTCTAAATGGAAATATTCTTGGAAGATTCTACCGTTTTAAATAAATTCGAATAGTTATGACAGAAACAGAATTAACAGCAGTCTTAATTAGACTAGCTGATGCTGGTGTTACCGGTGTTAAAATTATATATGATGGGGCTGGAGACTCCGGATCCATAGAATCTGTTGTTTATACAGCAGAACCATGTGAAACTCCAGAAGATATTGATGATACGGTAGATGGTTATCATTATGAATCTAATTTAGCAAATATTGATATGAATGCTGCTGATGCACTTTCCAATTTTGCTGACAGTGTATTATTAAATGAAATTGAAGATTGGTGGAATAATGAGGGTGGGTATGGTACTTTGTGTATTATGGTTCCTTCAGGAAAGTACATCATAAACAATCATATCAGAATTACTGATACTGAGGATTATTTTCACGATGGAGATTTATTAAGTAAAGTAGAAGACTGATGGCACATCCTTTAGAGCATTCCAAGACATCTGTCAGAAAATGGAAAGGTCAAGTCTCTGATTATCAGGCTATTCATGAGTGGCTTGATGAAACAAAAAGTTGGGTTGGACATAGTATGCATAGAATGTTCCGGCACCATAGTGAAGGTATATTTGAATGTGAAAGAGTATTTGGTAAAAGTTTTATTAATTCAGATGGTAAAACTGTGTATACAAGATATGTTGCAGAACAGCATGTTAAAGAAGACTGCAATAATTACATTCCTAGTGCAAAGGAATGGGTTACTATGATTGCTTCTGGTAAACCTGAGAAATGGGCAATAAAAACTTTAAAAATTGAAGACTGATGGAAAATCAATTTGTATCTTATGAATTAGCTTTAAGAATGAAGCAACTTGGATTTGATGAGCCTTGTTTTGGATATTATGATATGGGACAGAAATTTAACTTTCCTGGTTGTACAATGAACAACCGTAATTTTATTAATCTTAAAACTACTATGGCACCATTATTTCAACAAGCATTTAGATGGTTTAGAGAGAAGTATGATTTACATTATCAATTGATTCCTTTCTTTTCAGATAAAGAGAGTCATGCAGTAGATTATTATCTTGCACTTGCCCAGCACAGACCTCCAATTCAGGTAAAAACCTATGAAGAAGCTGAACTTGCTTGTATTGAAAAGTTAATTGAAATTGTTGAACAAAAAAATGAGAACTAATGGGTAAAATGATTTTTGACAAAGAAGAAACAAGGAATTTACTAAACATGTTGAAATCCTCTGACAAAGAGAATCATGTTGTAGCATTGCAAGCATTGCAAAATGTAAATGTAGATAAATACATAGGAGAATTACTTGTTATGTATAAGTATTCTGGCATACAAAAGTCTGACTGGAGTGAGGCTGGAAAGAAAGTACATGATAAACTAAAAAAGATCACTGGAGATATTAAACTGACAAGTCCAAGAACTCTTAGTCTTATTACAGAACATAAAGGTTCTAAGACTTCAGTAGAGTTATTCATGGAATATTTTGTTAGAGATATGACAAGTATGTTGGAACAAATTGGGTATCCAACAAGTAGTTTTGAAATTAACATAACACTTAAAGATGCAGAACAAAAATGATTTACTGAGTAAAGCAGGTAAAGACTTAATGCTCAAAGAACCTTATTATGGTATATTTCTTATTATGCTTAATAAGTTCTGGAGTGACCGTCTTGATACAGCCGGAGTAAGTAAAATGGGTATTAATTATCAACTTGAAATTAATGAAGAGTTCTGGCTTAAGCTTACGGATGACCATAGACTTGGTATTCTAAAGCATGAGTTACTTCATATTGCATTTGGGCATTTAACTATGTATTTTAACTTCTCTGATAGAAGAAGAGCTAATGTGGCTATGGATATGGAAATCAACCAGTATATTGAAAAAGGTTGGCTTCCGGGAGATGAGCATACTCATGATCAGTATCAGGCTCTTGTTAAATCTATCACAGATAAAATAACACAAGGTCTAGAAGACAAGTCTATGACTCCTGAACAAGCCCTAGAAGAATATAAGGAGATTCCTCCTAGAGGTATTCTTTTTGAAGACTATGCTGACAAGGGTTGGGATGCTAAGGCCGGTTGTAGATATTACTATGATAAGCTAAAAGAAGCTCAGGATGAGAAAGAGAAGAATGGTACTACTGGTAATGAAGCACTAGACCAACTTCTTGATAATATGGAACAAGGTGATACTCCTGATCATAGCACCTGGGAAGACTTTGAAGGAATTAGTGAAGCTGAGCAAAAGTTATTAGACAAGCAGTTGCAGAAATTATTATCTGATGCTAAGGAACAAACTCTTAAGAAACAGGGAACTATTCCTGGAGAAGTTGAAGCTCTCATAGAAATTGAAGATGTAGAACCACCTAAGTTTGACTGGCGTGGATATATCAGAAGATTTACTGGTGTTAGTACTAGAGTCTTTACAAAGAAGATCCGGAGAAAAGAAAACAGAAAGTTTCCTGAAAGTCCGGGTCTTAAGATAAAGATGAGACAACATATGTTATTAGCAATTGATACTTCTGGTTCTGTAAGTAATGATGAGCTCATGGAGTTTATGAATGAGATACATCATATTTATAGAGCAGGTGTAGATATTACTATTATACAATGTGATACTAAGATCAATAGTATTGAAAAGTATTCTGGTGAATTTGAATTAAATGTAATAGGAAGAGGAGGAACATACTTTGATCCTGTCTTAGAATTCTTTAATGACAATCTAAAGACTTTTACAAGTCTTGTATATTTTACAGATGGTGAAGCAACAGCATCTATTACTCCAAAGGGTAAAACTCTTTGGGTATTATCTGAAAGATCCCATATGAATCATGACCTACCGGGAAGGGTTATTAAATTAGAACTTTAAAAACAAAAACAATGGCAAGAAAAAAAGTTGAGAAAAGACAAGTACAGTTAAACTCTGAAGAATTAAAAGATTTCTTAAGACATGTTGTAGACAATAATCAGCATATTCAATCACAAGGAAAAGTTCCTGTAAGTGTGAGTGTTACCGGTGAAGCGGGTACAGGTAAAACTTCTAGTATAATTGAGCTAGCTCAAGAACTAAACTTTGATTTAGTTAAAATTAACTTAGCTCAGATAGAAGAGATTGGTGACTTAGTTGGGTTTCCAGTAAAAGAATTTCAGATTCAAAATGCAGAAGGTAAAACTACTTGGATTGTAGAACAACAAATTGATGCTGCTGTAAAGAAAGGATATAAAATTGTAAATAAAAGAATGGCTTATGCTGCTCCGGAGTGGATTCAAGGCAAAGGTGAAGGTGGTATCTTATTGATTGATGATTTTAACAGAGCTGATACTAGATTTACTCAAGCTTGTATGGAGTTAATTGACCGGCAAGAATATATTTCTTGGAAGCTTCCTAAGAACTGGCATATTATTTTATCACAGAATCCTGATGATGGAGATTATATGGTAAATGCTCAGGATTTAGCTCAGCAAACAAGATATATTTCTGTTGACTTTAAGTTTGATGTGAATGTATGGGCTAAGTGGGCTGAGAGAAACAATGTAGATTCCAGAGCAATTAACTTTATGTTGATGCATCCTGAATTAGTTACTAAGGAAACTAATGCTAGGATTATTACTAAGTTCTTTGATTCTATCAGTTCTATTCCTAAGTTTGAAGACAAGCTGCCTCTTATTCAAATGATTGGTGAAGGCTCAGTAGGAATTGATTTCAGCTCTATGTTCACTATGTTTATTAATAACAAGCTAGATAAAATTATTAGTCCTGAAGATATCTTAACCAAAGATGAGCAGTATGTAATGAATTCATTAGTTAATGCTGTTGGTAAAGATGATGACTTCCGTGCAGATATTTCTAGTGTAATTGCTACCAGGGTGATTAATTATTCATTGCACTTTGCAGAAACTAAATCTGTACCAGATGCAATGATTAAAAGGTTAATTAAACTTACTACAGACTGTGACTCTTTTACTGATGACTTAAAATATTATATCATCAAAGAGGTAGTTAACGGAAATAAACTTAAGTTTTCCAAGCTGATGCTTGATTCTACCGTGGTGAAGATGGCTGTTAAGTAATTGAAACTTAGAGCAGTTTTCCTTTTAAAGACACATAAAATTAATTAAAAACAAACATGAGGGGGACGTAATTGTCCCTCTCTAATTTTTATTATTATGAACAAAACTATTTTAAATTTTGATTCAGACATGGGTCACTGGACTGATGAATGGAGTGACATGGGTAGAGAACACACTTATACTATAGGTGTTCTAACAGGTAGTGATAAGAGAGAAGATTTATTTAATGTTGAGAAGAAAGAATATATTCCTGTAAATGGAGATAGAATTTATTTTCTACCCGGAGTAAATGTTCCAAGAGTTAAGTTCAAAAATCTTTGTGATGAAAAAGGTATTAGAACTGTAAGAGATGCTTCTAAAGCAAATATATTTGTTGCTAACAATAATAGCTATAGCAAAGTACTTGATAACAATTGGAACTATAAAGTGAAAACAGATGATTTCAAAGCTTTAATAGAAATGAATGAATTTAATTCTAAGCTTGATAGTTTTCATTACAAAAAAATTGCAGATGCTTTAGAGTTTTATGTTGAGGACTATGTCTATACAGATAGACCAACCGCAGCACTTATTACTACATATGTAAATCATAAAAAAGATTTTAGATCTAGTTCTAAAAGAATTTACTATGTAAGAGAAGAATATGCAGAATTAATAAATGCTATATCAGGACTAACTATCTATGATGAAGAAACTATTATTAATCAATTAAATGGTGATGATGCTGCAGTTATTGATGATCAGATATACAAACAGCTATCTACTATGCTTGATAGTTCTGATAATGATAATAAGATTCTTGCTATGGAGGTCATGGCTAACTGTAAATATAGTGCTAGTCTAGTTCATCTCATGATGTTGTTTTATAATCATGGTAATACTATATATAACATGCCCACTAAGAATCATGTTAATTTTAAATCTTTATTGAGCTGGTTAGATCTTACTCCGGGTAATCCTCATATTAATATGGATGATACTGTTAAAATCCTAAGAGAGAAAGGTCAACTTACTCCGGATAAACTTGATAAAGTACTAGGTTACATTCAAGATGATGTGGTAAGAAATGGTAATAGTAGATACTTTAAGATGAAAACTGTGAGTATAAATCCAGAGCTTCTTGAAGAAATGAATGTTAACTATTCTTATCAAACTCAGGCTGACTTTGTACCATCTGTTCCTGAAGCTGAGATTAATCAACAGGAAGATGTTAATACAGATGAAGTTAGAGAAGATCTAATACATGATGAAAAACCAGTTGATGAAGCTGAGATAGATTTAGTAGAAGAAACACCTACTAGTGAAGCTCAGGAAGATCAAATAGTTTTAGAATCATCTGAAGAAGTTTCCGAATCTGAATTAAATAAAACAGAAGAAGAATTGGCTCATGAACTTTATGGTGTAGATAATGACAACATTGAAGTTACATTGCCAGTGCAACCAATATCAAATAACAATCAAATAGAAGAGACAAATGGTGAAAATGATTTTGAGTGGTTCTGATGAACTAGAGAGATTTTACAAACAGAAGTTTTACTTCAGCTATAGTGGTATTAATAAACTACTATATTCACCGGCTGCTTTTTATAATCATTATGTGCTCAACCAAAGAGAAGATAGCAAGGATGCTCACCTTATAGGAGGGAGCGTCCTGCACTGTCTTTTATTTGAGCCAGAAAAATATGATGACAAGTTTATAAGTTTACCTGGAAAATTTCCTACAGATAATCAAAGAAAAATTATTGATAATATTTTTAGAACTCATTGTAGTCTTGGAAATAATTCATTAGTTTTAGAAGACTATTCGCAGGAGATAATTACACAACTTCTTACTTCTAATCTTTACCAGGCTCTTAAAACAGATGTCCAAAGATTAGAAAAAATTCTTACTGAAGAAAACAAAGAGTACTTTGAATTCCTTAAACAAAGTCTAGACAAATTAATAGTTGATGAACCTACTTTGAGCGGCTGCAAAGTACAGGTTGAAATACTAAAGAGTAATGAAGATGTAAGAGCTTTATTACAACTAGATAAAACTGAGGAAGATGATCACATTGAAGTTTATAATGAGTTGCTTATAACAATGGATCATGATCAATTACCCTTTGGTCTTCATGGGTTTCTTGATAATGTAGTCGTTGACAGAGAGAGTAAAACTATTTTTGTTAATGACTTAAAGACAACTGGTAAATCTGTTCAGGATTTTCCTGAATCAGTAGAATATTACAAGTACTGGATACAAGGTGTTATTTATCTTGTATTAGCTGCTGAAAGGTTCTTGAAAGATAAACCAGACAGAAATGAATGGGAAATTCAAGTAACTTTTATTGTAATTGACAAATACAATTTGGTTTATCCGTTTCAAGTTTCAAAAGAATCCATGGAGATGTGGAAGAAAGATTTTAGAAAAGTTCTTAAAATTGCTGAATGGCATTATAAGAATAAGAAATATGATCTTCCATATGAACTTGCAGTTGGTAATGTAAAATTGTAAATATGAACATGTACACGCTTTATAGTAAGTATTTTCAAAAATCCAAGGTGTTTATATATCCGCTACTTGGAATCAAAAGAGGAAGCAAAATTGTTCCGTATGAAACTTATATAAGTTGGAATGATACTTTTGCTCCCGAGGATATGAGATTAGTATGTTTATACCATAGAAGAGAAGATGAGGATTATGAATATTTCGAAAGAACTATTTTTAAACATCCAAGATTATGTGATTATATTAAAGTAAGTTCTAAAATTGATTTATTCACTTTTGATTTTTCAGATTTAGAAGATGATTGGGATTGTTTCAAAGGCGGTAAATATAGTATGATGAGTATGAGTGTAAAGCGTAAAATAATGGATTTCTTTGACAAAAATGGTGGTAATTATGTTTATATACAGAGTTTTTTATATCCTCATAAATGGTTTGATAAGTATGCTGAACTATTAAATGTTGATGTTGAACTTTTAAAACAAGTTGGAGAGCTTTGTGATAAACCAGATCTATCAAAAGAAAAATTAATATTGTTAGTATCAGATTTGGAAAACATAAAAATTCTCGATTAATTTGTAATAAATTTAAAAAAACCAACATTTATGAGTGAAAACACAATGATGCTTATTCAGGCCACATGGAATGATAAGCAAACTTTTAGAATGATTCCAATTACAGAATCATGTCCATATGTAGAATGTATTTTTGATCCAGATACAAAAGTATTTGTAATCATTTCAAAAATCAAAAAGACTTCATTACACATGTTACCTAAACTTGATGAGTACGGTCAACCTGTAGCAGGTACAAAAGGTATGAAACAAGAGAGACATAAAATTGAAGTGTTTCAAGAATTCTATGTAGAAGACCATTCTGCAATCGAAGAATTAATCAAACTTATGTGTATTAATCCAAAGTTTGATTATAAGAAGTTTATGTCTGCGGCTGAACAGGCATAAATGTAAAATGAATGGATGGAAAAGAGGGTGAATAATAGTAACCCTCTTTTTTTATTAACTAAACGGGGGAACAGCTTAACTGAACATAAAATATGAGAACACATTGGGTAATGGACTATGAAACTCTTAGTAATTGTTTCATAGCAGTCTTTGAAGATATCAAATCTGAACATCAAGAAGTATTTGTGATTCATGAATCTAAAAATGATATTGTAGCTTTCTTATCATTCTTAATGAGACATGTCAATAATAAAGAATGGCATGTTAGTTTTAATGGTCTTGGATTTGATAGTCAAATTACTGAATACTGTATTAGATATGGTAATGATTTACTTGATATGTCAGGTGAGCAAATTGCCAGATTTATTTATGGTAAGGCTCAAGAAGTAATTAGAAGACAGAATGATGGTGAATTTCTTGAATTTAGTCCTAGAGATTTAAGTGTAAAACAAGTAGATGTTTTTAAACTTAATCACTGGGATAATCCAGCTAAAAGATCTAGTTTGAAATGGATTCAATTTACAATGGACTGGCCAAATATCATAGATATGCCGATTCATCATAGTAAAGAAATCAAAGCAGAACAGATTCCGGATATTATCAAGTACTGTATAAATGATGTCAAGTCAACTAAGCAGATAATGCATCTTAGTAAGAGTCAAATAGATTTAAGAGGTAAATTAACTGATGAGTATGGTATTGATTTGTATTCTGCTTCAGAGCCTAGAATATCAAAGGAGTTGTTCTTATATTTCTTGAGTAAAACTACTGGAATAAAGAAACAGGAACTTAGACAACTAAGAACCAAAAGAGAAAAGATTGTTGTTAATGATATCATACTTCCATATATTGATTTCAAGACAGCAACATTTCAAAACTTACTAAGAAAGTTTAAAGAAGTAGTTATTTATACTGGAGAAACTAAAGGAGGGTTTAAATATTCTGTACATTATAATGGGGTAAAAACCGATTATGGTCTAGGAGGTATACATGGTGCCAGAGCAAGTAAAGTATATGAGTCAACAGAAGATATGGTCATTATGACTTCTGACGTAACTTCATTTTATCCAAATCTAGCTATTAGAAACAAATGGTCTCCAGCTCATTTACCACAACAAGAGTTTTGTGATCAGTATGAATGGTTCTTTGATGAAAGAAAAATAATACCTAAGAAGGATCCTAAGAATTATGTTTACAAGATTATTCTTAATTCAACTTATGGGTTGTCTAATGATGAAAACAGTTTTCTATATGATCCAGAATTTACCATGAGAATTACCATAAATGGTCAGCTAAGTTTGACTATGTTGTATGAAATGATTACTGAAGGTATACCAGGTGCAATTCCTCTAATGCAAAATACAGATGGTCTTGAGACTATGATTCCTAGAGAGCATGTGCAGAAATATATGGACATATGTGCCCAGTGGGAGAAAATTACTAATCTACAACTTGAACATGACAAGTACTCCAAACTTATTTTAGGTGATGTAAATAATTATATTGCTGTGACTGAAGATGGTAAGTCTAAATGTAAAGGTAGATTCGAGTATGACAATCTTGCTCTTCATAAAAATAAAAGCTTCCTTATTATTCCAAAAGCAATACATGCTTATTTTGTTGATGGTATTAAACCTGAAAAGTTTATTAAAGAAAATCTAAACATTTTTGATTTTTGTGGTGGTGTAAAAATTAAAGGAGATTGGAGATTTGAGGAACAATACATAGAAAGTGGTATATTCAAACAGAAACCACTACAGCATACAATAAGATATTTTATCTCTAATACAGGTAGTAAGATAATGAAAAGACATCTTACAGATGGCAGAGATATTCAGGTTGAAGCCGGTAAATGGTATCAAACCGTGTATATTGATCATTCAGATAAACCAATTTCTGAATATGATATTAATTACGATTTCTATCTGAGTAAAATTAGAAAAGAAATAGAGTCACTTGAACCTAGTGTAAATCAATTAAGTTTATTTTAAAATGCCAAAAAAGATTTCAGAATGTACAAAGGCACATTTAATTAGTGTGCCTTTACCGAACCATGCGGCTACTTATACAGTAATTAGCCACCAGTTTGTTATTGATTATGCATATCAAGCTCTTGCTAATGCAGGGTTTGGAATTGTAGAAGAGGAGTACAGATGTACTGCTGACGGACAAATAGCTCAAGGTATTTATAAACTACAGTTTATGAGTGATCCTGAGTTGTCCATGATGTTTGCTTGGACAAACAGTTATAATAAGCAAGTAAAATTTAAGTGTGTTGTTGGTGCCTATATAAACAATACCGGGTCAGTAATGATCTCTGGAGAAGTTGGTAGCTGGGTTAGAAAACATATGGGAACTGCAGACACTGAGACAAAAGATACAATAGACAAATATATCAGTAATGCTCACATGTATTATGATCAGCTTTGTCTAGATAAAGCTACTATGGAAGGAATAACTCTTAATACTAGAAAGCAGGCCCAGCTCCTTGGAGTTTTGTTTGCTGAGTATGGTATTTTGACTACTGAACAAGCTAGCTTGGTAAGAGATCAAATGAAGAAACCAGTACATGTATTTGCAGACAGCAGCAGTTTATGGGCTTTCTATAACTATGTCACTGTTGCTTTACAGTTATCTCATCCAAAGACTTGGATGGAAGATCAAAGAATTCTTCATTATTTTATCAGTACTATTGGTAACTTTAATAAACCGGCTGCTCCAGTTCAAGTACCAGTTATTGCTGTACCAGAATCGGAAGTAGTTGATCCATTGTATGCTATACCAGGTCAAACTAATATACTAGATCAGATTGCTGAAATAGAAACACAAGTGACTGATAATCAAGTGGTGCAAGAAGAGGTAGAAATAGACACGGTTTTGCACCAGTCTGAAGAAGTTGTTGAAGAAACAGATGAAGCTGAGGAAATTCCATTTGATATAGATGCTGATGATGATGCTGTGTTAGATGCAATACTTGTTCCAATAGAAAAACCGGAGCCTGAAATTACAGTAGAAGAAGATTTACTTCCACCTGGATTACTAGATGAAGCAGTAATGAAATATACTGATCCAGCAGGTAATACATTTGAAGCACCTATTATTCCTGATTTAAACAATCTAGCTGCAGAAGTTGTAGAAGAAATAGTTATTGATGAAAATGATGATTTTGATTTAGAGGATTTTATTTCAAATGATGATGAAGATGATCCGGATAGTATCCCGGACTTTTTCTAAAGCACTTGTCTTTTAGGGGACAAGTATAAACAATTAATAACTTGGGGATGGTTTAGGCTGTCCCCTTTTTTTTTAACTTTGATTATGGAAAAACAATTAAAAGCAGTGGCTGAGTTTCACAAAGCATTTAAACAAGTAGATGGTCAATGGCCACAGAATCTTAACAAAGATGAAGTTGTGTTAAGACATAGACTTATGGCTGAAGAAAATGATGAGTATCTTGATGCTTGTCACACAAATTCATTAGTAGAAATTGCTGATGCCCTAGGTGATCAATTATACATTCTATGTGGTACAATACTTAAACATGGCATGCAACATATTATACAAGATGTATTTGATGAGATACAGGAAAGTAATATGAGCAAGCTTGGTGCAGATGGTAAACCAGTTTTAAGAGAAGATGGAAAGATTCTTAAGGGCCCTGGATACTTCAGACCAGACATTAGTAAATTTATTAAAGTTGACACAGATGCATCCAATAGTATTCAGGAAAGCAATGATTGAAGCCTATATGGCAGGATTTGCAGCTGCTATAGAAGCAGGACTCAAAGATTATCCAACAAAACAAGAAGCCAGAGACTGGTTTGATAATGAGTATGGACAACAAGAGTCAGAAGAATGTGACTGTTGTGAAGATACAGAAGAATAATTGGGGAGCCTTCGGGTTCCCCTTTTTTTTCCTACCTACCCTGAGCCCTGTAAGCTTTCTTATAATGCTTAGAGCTTTTCATTTTAGAGTTTTTAGTTTTGCTATGTACACCAGGTCTAGATTTCTTAACCTTTACATATGCCTTAACTAATGTAGTTGATACTTTTGCCATTGCTGATTAGTTTAGATTTTCAAATGCTTCATTCTTTTTAATAGCCCATATAGGAGATACGTTTTTACCTTTGACTCCAAATATACCAAATAAATGATTCCAAAGTTTATAATGGTATTCACCATTTTCATCTTTATGCTGCCATGGATATGGTCCAACATCTGATTTGTATAATCCTTTTTCATTTCCGGTCATCATATACCATAGGTCCATCATAATTTTAGAATATAAATCTAGTGTAGGTCCTGTAACTATAGTAGTGCTATTAGTGAACTCTAACCACTCGTCCATACCAATACCTGGAATAGGAATAAATGACTCATTTTCTCTTTTTACCATGATTAACTGATACAATGTATGATTAGCCAACCATCCAAATGTACCATATTGATCTTCTCTTTGTTTCATTTTTTCAAATCTGTCCTCATCTCCCTTATCATAACCAAAGATCATTGTAACTGCTAATGCAAGTAATGCAAGATAAAGTCCTTCTGCAGCTACTTTTCTTAGTGCTACTTTTTCATCCTTAGTCATTATCTTCCAATACTTGGTTCCTTGACGGACAGTATTGTACATTGATTGGAAAGCCCTAATGTAATAACCTTTTGTAGTAGTACCCATATCCCAATCATACACTTCACCACCAAAGTTTTCTTTAGATGTATCAAACTGGAATCTATTCAAGAACATTGATGTAGCATACTTTCTATAGAAAGTAAATAGTCTATATGTAAGATATTTGTTAGCCTGAGGAGTATCCTGCTCAGACATTAGACCATTTAAGTTTTTACCAACTCCCTGAATTTTTAGTTTGAAATCATTAAATAATTTTGATTTAGAAATTACAAGTGGTTGACCTTCAGTTAATGTATCTGATGTTAGTTTATTTTTAGTTTTAAGTTCCTCAGCTGTCATATGATATTTTTTAGCAATAGACTCTAATGTGTCTCCTGCTTGGACATCATAATTAATTGGACTTGGTCCCCATTCAGGATTAATACCTTCTTTAAGTACCATTTGGTTATTTGCATCCAATTCAAATGCATCAACATATTTGATTTTTTTTACGGTACCGTCTTTCTGAGTTTGTTCTATTTCTTTATGATACATCATACCATAGAACAACTGTAAGCCAGATTCAACTTCCATTAGTTTTCTTGAGTCATACATCCAAGTACCATCTAAAAAGTCTTTAACAAATGTTCTAGAACTTGATTTACCAAAGTCTGATTTTGTTTTACCTGTGATAGGATCAAATCTTTCCATCATTTGTAAGTCTAGACTCTTTGGTCCTTTAGTATAAATTCCTTTTGAGCTCAGTTCTATGGTTGCTTTAAATGCTCTTACTCTACCTTGTGCTGCAGATACAGCATTTAGATATTGACCTCCGGCAGTTTCAATCATTTTTTGGAATGTCATACCAAGTTTGTTTTTTAGTGCTGACGTAACATCCAATGCAATGAATGATCTACTAGCTGCTCCCATTAAGTTATTGGCAATCTTAGTAACCCAAACATTTTCATTTTGGAACTGGGAACTTCCTTGACCATAGAATAATCTATCTATATAGTGACTGTATGCATCTGCTCTTTGGTTATCTCTTCTAAATTTATTCCGTCCTTTAGGAATAAATACTTGTTTACCTCTAGCTTTAGATGCTTGTTTACTAACTTTATTGGTTTCTTTAATAGCATTTTCCGGATCATTAAGAATATTCTTAAGTGCTTTTGCTATCGGTTCTTCCTCAATAAGAGCTTGTTGTTCATTCAGAGAGTGTAAATAAGTAGCCGTAGCAGTTAGTACATCTTGAGAAACTTCATTTGCTTTAATTCTATATAATCCTCTTACAGGGATCTCAGTTATAACTTCTCCTTGTAAGTCAGTCTCAATTAATAAACTATCTGTATCAAAATTAAATTTGTGTTCCGCGTCTTCAGCATCTTTTTTAAACATAGCAAGAGCCCCACCTTTTATTCCTTCAAGTTTACTTCCAAAGTCTGCTTTAGCTTGACCAGATTGAACATACTCAAGATTTGATTTTTTTCTAAATCTCGGCATGTCTAAATATAATTTAGATTCACTAGGTTTATCTTCTTGAATTTTTAAATACTGTTTTTTATAAGCCTCAAGTAATCTAAATCTAACTCCATTCTCGGCTTTAAGTTTATAGTACTCATCATTTATGAATTTTTTATCATAAGCACTATTTGGATCTCCTAAGTTATATTCTCTAGGTAAGAATTGTCCACGGTTATTAATCACAGTACCAATGTATTGAGATTTATCAGCTCCTCTAGGAATAGTCCTGTATTGATCTTTTACTCTTGTATAAGTATATTTAGAAACAGGAACACCTAATACATCTAACTCAAGACCATTAGCCGGATTAATAATTTTAGTTTTTACATAATACTTAGAATCACTAGGACGTGTAACAGACCAAGCTTTTATCCTATAGTATCTTGTAGTCTCTTTGCCACTCTTATCAAAAAATGTTTTGCTGTAATGATTTCTATCAAACCATTCAGCAAATGCTGAGTTTGCAGCTTTTATTTGATAAATAGCCGCTGAATTAATAAACTCATCTGCAGTTTCAGTAGTAATAGATTGTACAGCTCCCATTCCAATAGTGTTATCCGGAAGAAGCTGTTGAATTTCAGTATCACCTACTACATCATTAAATGTTTTAAGGTAACTATCTGTAGCTGTTGTGTTTGTAATCTCACTCAATTCTTTGAATAGCATCTTGAGATTAGTGAGTTCCAGACTTGATAGACCAAGGTCATTCTTTAAATCAAGCAACCTTGCATAATCATCTTGCTCAATTGAAGTCAAATCTTTTCCTTCTTGTATCTTAGACTCATACTGGTCTAGTCTTAGTTTTTGCTCAGTTGATAAACCAGTCTTCTTATCAAATGCAGAATTCAATTCAACTATCTTGTCTTCAATAGACTTTAGAAGTTTAGATTGATCAATACTTAGTTCCGCACCATTCGGTTCCCCATCTTTATCCGTTACTAAAGCAACAAGAGCAGATCTTTGTCGGTAATACTCAGATAGTTCTCTCACAATATCAGCTTTCTGGTTCTTGGATCCTATCTCTCTTAACTGGGCATATATTTCCTGAAGTCTTTGTTGATATTCTGGAGTAGTTGCAATTTTTAAATTCTTGTTAAAAAACTTTTGCAACTCTTCATTAAACTGTTTCATCTTTGCCGGATCACTTTCATCATAAGTAATACCTTGAGCAGCTAATTCAACATTAACATAATTATCTAAGTCTCTTTGAAATTTAGCTGTGTCAGTTACAAACTCATTAAAGCCTGCAGATTTTCTTCTGTGATGTAGTCGGATTAATACCTTTTGAAGTTCATCACCTGTTTTGTATTTACCAAAGCTATCATAAACATTATAAAGCTCATCATAGTTTCTTTTAGCAATTTGTGAATCTGTAACTTCTAATACATCATCTAACTCAGTAAAAGGTTTCTTACTGTAAATTGACATCTGGTCAATGGCCTTTTGTCTTTCTAATAAAGCTTGTGTAGCTACATCAGCTGGAATTACAATCTCTGTCTTAGTGGATGGATCATATACTCTGTTATCTTGGAACCAAATCTTCTGTACGTCATATACTTCTTTCTTGTATTTTCTATGCATGTACTTATCATTGAACTCCCAAATATCTTTTTGAGCTTGTCTTATTTTAGCAAGGTCTTCAGTTTCTCTAGCTTGTTCTAATGCATCATTTAACCTTCCTATCTCAGCTCTCCAACCAGTAAACTTATCAATCAAGGATAATACTTCAAATTCTTCATACTCTCCTTTGTCATTCTTACTTGGAATTTTATCAGTAAACATTAATAGTTTAGCTAGTTGCCCTGTATCATTTGGATTATATCCTGCAGCTTTTAGTTCCGGAAGAATAGATGACATAAAATCATTCCACTCTGTATAACTTTTACTTTCTGCATTAGATAGTTTAGACTTCATATATCTTACAAAAGATCCTAAAGGATCATCTATATTAGAATATGGTGTCATCATTGAGGCCAGGATACCTAAGTCTCCAGCTTTACCTTCTAGAAGATCCGTTATTTTTTCTTTAGTGATAACCTTTGCAAAGTAAGATTGCACAGCATCAAGTATTGCTTTTTCAAATCTAGTAGGTTTTGGAAGTTTTAAATCCTTCACATCAAACCTTCTCATATCCTTAGTATTAACTATCTGGTCAACTACTGAATCTATTTCAGCATCCGTATAGTTGTCAGCCTTAAGAATATTCATCATCTTTTCTTTAAGAGAATTTGAAATTGATTCATTCATAAAGTCTGAATTCTCTACAATGAAATCTTTCATAAACTCTTTCTCCAACTTTCTAGTCTCAGCAATTGTATTTCTTACTCTCTCACCTATAGCAGATAATTTTTTAGTTAATGCATTATCTGGTTCTAACTTAAGTGTATCTTTAATCTCATCTAGAAAATCATTTTGTCTTTCCAAAAACTGCTGATAATAAGCAAGTTTGGCCATTCCTTCATTAGTAAGATGTTCATTAGATTGTTTCATCTCATTAATTACTGTCTGAATTCTTTTTGTAAAGACCTCTATTTCACTTATACTGTTTATAAATGCATTAGCCCTGATTCTAAAATCAGTTTGTTGTTCTTCTATTTGTCTTAATAACTCTGCAGGATCTATAGAAGCTTGATTAGGATCAACAGTTTGTGAAGTTTGAAGATTATCAATCAGATTTCTTAGAATTCTCATCCCGTCTTTTCCCTGAAGTTTTTCTTTTAACTTATAAGGGCTATTTTTTAAAACTCCAATCTGGAACATTGCTTCACTATAAAATCTATTAATAGCTTCTAAGAAGTCTTTAGCATCCGTGGACTTTAAATCATTTAAGAAATCATCAATATCATTTTTAAACTCAGCATAGTCACTTGGTTCAAACTGTAAATTTTCAATCACAAAGTCTTCACCTAACAACATATCAGTTAATTGCTCTAAGTCTGTAGTTGACTTTAGTTTTTTCAAGTCAACTTTTCTCCCCATAACTTTATTTATGATTTGCTTGATAGCATATAATAGTAAGTCAATGAATGCTTTGAAGTTATTATCGTCTGATACAATACCATCAATTTTATTCATGGCATCTCTCTCTAAAGCAGTTACAAGACATTCTTCTTTGAACCGGTCAGACTCTTGGTCTAACTCTGGGTAAGTATTAGTTATGATATTGCTGATATCTTTCCCATCTGCTGTAGTCATAAGCTTGAAATACAGATTTTCAAATAGGACTCTGTTATCTCTTGCAATACCTTTAATCAATGGATGTGCAAACTCATGTATTAAGTTATCTACAGAAAACTTACCGTCTATAAAATAGATTTTATTATTAAAATAAAATGACGCGGCATTAGGTTTTAATGGTGTTTGAGTATCAGCTAATAACTCTTCTGCTTCTGACTTACTTATCATTTGATAGTCCATACCAAATGCAGCCTTAAACTTCTCTCCTAATTTTTGAGCAATCTCATTGGCTCTTGCCTTTTTAATTTCATCCTCATTCTTAGGAAACATTGAATACATCTGCTCCTCAATAGTAGTAGGTTCCTCATTAAATAAACTGATTTGACCTTTTTCTTTTATTGCTTTTTCAATATCAGAAATAAGTTTACCTCTTTCAATTGCTCTCTGCAGTTTTGCGGGAGCATCCAACATACCTTTTCTTTTAGTAACTATCCAGTTATATAAACTAGATTGACCTACAGGAACATAGTTAGCAAAGTAATTTATAGGAATACCCTTTCTAAAATTATCTGTATTCTTTTTATCAATAGCCTGATTAAGTCTTATCTGATCTTCATTATAGATTTCTTTCTTAATTGAGATACCAAGATCTGTTTTAATATCAGCGGCAGTCATTATACCAAGATCTTTTCTAACACTGTTAGACTTTAAGAACTCAGCATATCCAGGAAACTCTTCATTAAAATACTTATCAACTAAATTTTTAATTTTTATTTCACCAAATATATCTGTTAGCCTTTTTACTTCCGGATCAGATAAGTTTAAACATGTTGCCATTACTATCCTAATTTACATTTTTTATAATATTCTAAAACTTCATCTACAGATAACTCAGGGTTCTTAAGTATTTCTTGATTAAAGAATTGACCAAACTCCGCACTGTTTAAAATTTCAACATCTGATTTTTCAAAAGTTGGCTCTTCTAAACTCTCAGTACTTTGTGGTTTAAGTTCCTCTGGAGTTATTCTATTGTCATTGCTTTTAGAAGTATATCCATAGATTGTAAAGTTATTATAATTTTTAGACATTAAATATTCTAAAAATGGTCTATCTGCAGAACTGTTACCAAAAATGAATGTAGCCTTTTTACTTATGAATGCATTAATTGCTTCTTTTACTGGAGCGTCCAAAGGTTTATTTCTTAAAGAATAGTTTCTTGCCAACATAATCACCGGGTTCTCAATATGAGACATTGGAGCAACTAATCTAGCTCTTCCTTTTATTTGAGCTACCACATTAGGTTTAAGTTCTTCTGGCAGCTGATCTTTAATTTTTTTCTGTACTACCCTAAGTGTGGTTTGTGAAGAACTAACAGATTCAACTGATTCAACTAAAGCACCGTCTGCCATCTGTCTCATCTTTTGATCAGCTAATGTACCATCTTCTTTACTTACCTTTTTAAACTCACCCATGTCAATGAAGTTCTCAGATAAATCTGGTTCTCCAGTTTCTATGTATTCATCAGGAGTAAATCTATTGTAATCCCAAACATCTTTAAGTCTTCCAAATGCAATCTTAGCAGCAAATGTATTTCTCCAATCAGCAATTCTTAAAGTAACACCTGAACTAAGTTTAATAGGTCTATTTGCTGTTCTCTCAGGAGTAACAACATCATAACTAAATATATCAATTGCTTTAGCTTCTATGTCACCAGTATGAGAATCTGTCTTAGGAATATATTGACTAACTACTTTACCTTCTGCATCTACTATATCATAACCAACTACCTTGTTGTTTTTTCCTTGGAATTCAACATTCTCTATTGTATATCCTTCTGGAGCTATCAACCAAGTATCCGTAGAGATACCATCTTCTTTATTGACAATTTCTCTAACATAAACATTATTAGGATAGAGTTCTTCAAAAATTTCTTTTCCTTTTTCTCTAGTTAATGTTGATACCCAATCTAAGTCATGTACTTGATTCTCATTTGGTCTGTATACACTACCTTGTTCTGATAGTGTAGTTGACCCGGTAAGAATAAAATATTCTGACATCTTATCTACTACAGCAGTTGCAAATGGATCAGAGTCTAGTGCTTCTTGTAAGTTAACTGGAGTTATTGGTTTACCTTCGGCCCCCGGCTTATAATTACTTGCAACAATCATAGACTTATTTCTAGCAAGAACACCATCAGCAATTAATCCAATATTCCTATTGATTCTTTTTAATCTAATTGCATTGATCAAATTAAAGAAATAGTCAATTAATATTTTAATCTTCTCAATTAAAGATTTAGGCATTTCTGTATTGGTCTTCTTATGAAGTTGTTCTGAAATAAGTTCCCCGATAACATCTAACAACTCATCCTTTGAAGATGATTTGTATCTGCTGTATTTTCTTAGAGCTTCATAAGTCTCAGTAACCAATGGGTTATGTTGCATCATATAGGCAATAAACTTACCTGCAATGTTTGGTAAATCTTCCGTGTTATCCTTTTGTACATAACCTATTTTGTTAAGTATATCAGCTACCGCAAAAGAATCCATTCCTAGTTTCTCTTTAATATCAGTATACTCAAACTTGATTCCAAATGAAGACAAGTAGTTTACTAAGAGTTTATTTAGTTGATTCTCAGCTTCAGGCACAGATCTGTTTAACAAGTTTGTGTCAATAGGATCAATGTTAACTTTACTGAAGTCATAAAGCTTTTTAAGATTTTTCTCTAAATATTTTTTATTGATGCTACCATCATTGGCTCTTTTTCCTGTCTTAGGATCAAGAGTTCCCTCATTTCTAGATGCATTTAACCAAGTCTCATAGTTTCTAGTTACATTATAAATTATATGAGATGGTACTCTAAGATCATCTAATGAAGCTTTGATAACATTTACATCTGCATTTTTATCATTTTTCAGAATTTCATTTCTCATTCTGTTATATGCATAAAGTGCAAGTTCTCTTTTGTTCAACTTTTTGATTTCATCAGCAGTTACTTCTTCTAAAGGTTTTCCAAATAATCTCATAGAGATTCCCGGATTAGAAGCATACATATACTTTTGCATGTTCTCTTCTTTAAAGTTATATCTAAAGCTTGCCTTACTTATTTGATAGCCACTTCTTTGATATTTATCAGTTACATCCTTAGGAGCAAATCCAATTACATCAAATTGTTTAGATATATAAGGAATAGCTTCAGCTAAAAACTGTTTACTTGTTGGAGAAGAGTTCATGTTTGATACAAACACATTTAATCTAGGCTCATATGTACCAAAGATGTAAGTGTCCTTATACTTAATAACATTACTATTTTTAACATATCCAACAAACTTTTCATAAGGCAATGCAGACTCAGCTCTTTGTTTATTTCTACCCATCAGATTAACATAATTCTGATAAAGTTTCATTAAGAACTCTTGAGAGGGCTCCTCACCTAGGACATCTGATAATCTATTTCGAACCATACCTTTTGGCTCTACTTCATTATCAAGTGTATTAAAATCTAAACTACCTATTCCAGGAGCAATCTCATTAACTGCAGGTTTAGGAATATCAATTTCAAGAATCGGAACACTTAATATTTCATCTTTTTGTATACGGCTTGCATTAGTAAATGAATTATAATTTTCAGGATCCTGAACATAATTCTTAAAGTAATCTTTTCCTTTAAACAAACTTTCAAAAATATTATCAAATGTATTGATATTAAGATTTCTATTTGTAAAGTTTATAGATGCGTTCTCCATAACTAGTAGGAACTGATCATAAGGAAGTACTTTATTGATACCATATTTACTGTACCCAAGTCCATTTTGATAAATAGACATTAAAGGTAAAATCTTAAATACTTCTGTTATGTATTCATTTGCTGCTGGATCATCAGACTTAAGAACATTTATATCAGCAAGATCAGTAAGGTTAAGATTATATGACTCAGCTAAGTCACCTTTTGCTAAACCTTTATTGTTTAAAGTAAGAATTTTTTCTGCTCCTCTTGAGTTTGCTTCACTCAATTGTAAGAGTACAGGATATTTATCTTTTAAAGTTGGATACTCATTAATTACACTTTGTACAAGTTTGGTAAATGAATATTCTTCTGTACCTACAATTGCTTTTTGATTAAAGCTATTTATAAGTGCTCTTTGATTTACAAAAGTTTCATAGTCTCTTGATTTTAACCATCCGGAATTATCTTTCATTGATGCTTTTGGAAACTTATCCTTAATAAATTCTCTTTCCATAGTATATCTCAAGTATGAAGCAAATGTTTCAAAAGGATCATCTTGTGTTTTAAATGGTTTTAAACCTTTCTTTGCATATGCCTCAGGACTTGGAGAACTATCTAAATATGTTTTTGCATTAAATTGTTTTTTCAGTTCTTCAGTATTTATATAAAAGTTTCCGTCTTTAAACTCAACACCGTTATTTAATTCAGCTGTAGTTTGAACAACTTGAGCTCCTCTGTATATCTCAGGAATATTAACAACTTGACCTTGAGCATTAATTATATTTGTCATATAGTTCTGATAAATATAATTGACTACTGCATTTTTATATTCATTAATGAATTGTCTTACTCCTTCCTGACCTTTTCCATATTTACCTGTAATCTTAGATGCATATGCCGAAATAGCATAGCTTACATACTCATTAATTCTTTTGTTATTTCTGAGTTTGAATAATGGCTCAAGTAAATCAAGAACAACTTGGTTGTCAAAGAATGTATTAAGGATTGATTCGTTTCTTAATTTTTCTATTAACTCCGGATCAATCTTAGATAAGTCAGATAGATCTTCAAGTGCTGTAACTCTTTCAACTATCTCTTGTATAGTCTTAGAAGTTTTAGTATCTGGATTAGATTGTCTCTTTAATGCTTGAATACCTTTAATTTGTTTTTCAATTTCAATAAAGTGTAAGAACATATCCAATGATTTTTTATCAATAGGATAACCTTCTTTCAATCTGTTTCTCATATCAGCTGTATCAAAACTACCAGTATTTGCAACTGTAGCTGCTGTATAGTAATTTTTATTTGTTACAAGTGATTGAGCTGGAGCATAGATTACATCATATTTTTGTTTGTCTGGATTGTATTCTTTAATTGCAGTAATATGATCTATACCTCTATCACCAGGTTTTAATACTTTATCAAGACCGTCTATGATTTCTTTTCCTGTTAATACTTTAGTAAATTCCTTTGTATTACCATTTGCATCTGTACCATTAAACTTGTATTGATATTTAGTATTCCAAACTAAAAGATCTTTTACATTTTTAATGTTCTCTTCATTTAATTTTTTGTATACTGGATCTAAAATATCTCTTGGTACCAAGTTATTAATGGCATTATTAGATGCTTCATATTTTATGTATGAAGGTGACTCTGGTGACTGACCACTGAGTTTTCCATATACACTACCTAAAATCTTTTGTTGTTTTACATACTCTCTTACAAGAGGCTGTGATACAAAATTTATAGCCTCATTCTTTGGAACACCTGTTTTAATTAAATAAGCTAAGACAGGTATTACTTCTAAGTTACCTTGAATAAAGAATATCCATGCATCTTTCTCAACATCCACAAGACCGTTCATCATCTGTGAATATAAATCAGCTATTGTATCCCCTTCAGCATTTAGAATGTTTGATAATGAGATATTTCCCGCGGCTGTTTTATTATGATTAAGTCGCAATCTCATATCCATTTCTTCTCCATACTTATCTTCCACGTATCTTTGACGAGACTCATCAAAATAAACTGGTTTGTATTTTAAAGGCATCTTAGCACCAAGTGCATTAAAGATTGGACTTAATGAGTTTTCAATAGCTACAATACCAAGACCGGCCTTACCAACCATGTTTACATCATGCTTGTGTAAGTTGTATCCAATTTCTAATACTCTGGTCGGACTGATTACCTTTTTAGCTTTTCCTTTTTTATCTATAACATACCGATCACCCTCATTATGTTCATTACCAAACTTGTTATAGTCAATAACATCTGATTCAAGATCATCTGCAATTTCCTTAAGTAGATAAGTTTCATTTGGTCTTACTAAGTTTGCATAGTTTTCAGGAAGCTCAAGTATACCTCTGATAGAAGTTATGAGTTTGTTCTCAAGTACTTTTTTCTTTTCTTCAATAAGACCTAACACTCTTGATCTAGCATTTTTGTCATCTGAATTCTTAATGTTTTCTATTACTCTTTTGAGAGCTTCATTATCAAATTCTTCTGTGCTTTCTCTAAACTGACCTTTCTCATTTATACTTGGCATAAATGTAGTCAACTTATCAACGTCAAAGTCAGATCCTGATTTGGCAACAATTTCAGATGGAGGAATGATTATATTACCTGCAGAAGGATGTAAGAAGTGATGTACTTCCATAAACTCCATAGAGTTTAGACCCTGAACTGGAATCCTAACTGCTGTTAAGGTAACTGATTTTCTATTAGTTCCAGTATCTAACCAGTCATCATCTTTAATAGCTTCATTTAGTCTAGCTAAACTTGCATTAAAATCTACTGTACCATCTGCATTATTAACCTCAATGGTTTTATTATCAGGATGTTTTAATTTAAATAGATTTTCAAAATCACCTTGCATTGCAATAGCAACTTTCATTGCTGATGTTTTCCCTCCATTATTATCATAAAAAGGAAGGTTATTAGAACCCATGTACTTTCTAATGTCATCTTCGGTTGCTCCAGTAAATTTATTACTATGACCCCATAGACCATTACTTAAACCACTAGATACTTGTACAAGAGCTTCACCTTTTACTTTTTGTTTTACAAGTCTTTTCTCAATAAGTGATACTAAGATTTTTTCAATCTCATCTGCTTCTAGATGTAATGATAAATCTGTCTTTACATTATTGTTTTCTGTTACATTTACAAATTTAATATGGTGCTCAGGTATTGCTCTTCTTCCTAATTCATCACGAACTACTTTTAAGAAATCACCTAAGTTACCTACATATTTACCATTCTTATACTCATATCCTATTTCCTCAAGTAATTGAGTTTTGAGAATGTCAGAGTATTCATCTACTGTATCTTCATATTGTTTTACAGCCGCCTCAATGTCTGTGTTACCTCTTAAATTTATAATCCCTTGTTCATATAGACCTTCAAGAATTAACTTTCTTAACTGAGTAGAGAATACAGTTTTACCTTTAAATTTATTTGGAACAGATGTAACATTCTTTAAGTATTCAAGATATATTGTATTCTTAGTAAATTCAATATCAGTCTTTAACTTTTTACTTTCTGGATCATCATATATCTGATCAGCTTTACCATCTTTAGTTTCACTACCAACTTTAGAACCAGTTTGGAATGTAACATACTGAACTCCTTTCTTCATCATTTGATGGTGAAGTGATTCAAGATCAGATCCTTTTATTACATTAGGTATCAATGGAATCAAGGCAAATTTATGCATTGCATTGACCGGTAACTCAGTATATGCCAAGTGACCAAAGTGCTGTAACTTATATGCTGGAAAAAATTCAGATATCTCAGAAGTTGTAACTGGTTTGTTTTGAATAATTTTTTGGAATAGAGCTTCCTGTTTATCCGTCCAATTGTTTTCAAGCAATCTTAAATTCCTATATGCATCAAAAGTAATGAAACCTTGTGCATCAGTCTCTTCCATTTTTTCATACTTCTCAACTTCTAAGTTTACTCTTCTTTCAACCTCAGCTTTAAGAGCATCACCTTTATATGATTTACTTAACTTGTTAGTATAATCTTTAGTCAGACCTTTTCTGATTTGCTCAGTATAAACAGACTTTCTTTCTATATCTCTGAATATTGCAGTATTGAAAGTACCTCTATACTCAGTCCATAGATTCATTTCATTTGCAAATTCAGGTTGTTTCTTTAACTCTTTTGCATATGAAGTATTTTTTGCAAAGCTATTTATAAAGTTCTGTGCATATACATCAGTTAGAAATCCTTGCCCACCTGATGTAGATCCTGTATTTCTTTTATGCATCTCTTCTTTTGCATGGTTATATTGTACCATATCACCATACATAAGGTTTGCAGTCTCAAAGTTATGTATCCAGGAGTTGTATGTAAAAGCTTTTACTAAAGCTGATACAGCTTCACTTTGCTTCATACCTAATCCTGTAAGTCTTTTTAATAGTTTAGGATCTATGTAGTTTACCTCAGTAAGATACTTCTCATTCTTAAGAGCTTGAGCATCAAAGTAATTTTTAATCTCATTAGTAATCTTTTCTCGAAGTTCTGTATTTGTTTGTAAGTATTCTCTTAATGTAGAATCTTTTACATTTTTATAGATCTCTTCTTTAGTATCTTGAGTTAATACATTATCAAATGCAGTAAAGACTTGACCAGCATAAAGAATAGGATCACCATTGGCATCATATTCTAAAACTCTATTATATCCACTATATGTTTTAAATAGATCTTGATCAGAATTAAATGCTTGAATTCTTCCTAACTCAGCATCCAAATAGTCTATAAAGAATTCTTCAACAGCATACTGGTTAGCAATACCATTAGGAGTGAACATGTCTATATCAATATATAGATGTCCATCATCTCCTTTTTCCATTCCTCCAACTATATCACCGTTTACCTTTACACCAAATGAAGATGACTTAGAAGCATGTCTCATAAACTCTTGAAGACCACCTTTTAACATCATATGCATTTCTTGCAAAAACTTACTATAGATATCTAGTGAAGTAGTATTAGCTCCTTCCGTACCATCAGCAATCTGGGTTCCAGACACATAATTCAAATCCAAAGACTTACCTTGCCTTCTTTCATAAGTAGCTGTATCAATTTCAAAAATACTGTTTAGAATCTTTGATCTCAAAGTAAAAGAGTTTATCTCTGGATTAAGATAACTCATATACGCTAACTTGTCAGATCCCCATAATTCTTGTAAATTCTTAGCTTGATTAATAGCATGCACAATCATACTAACTGTATGATCTTCAATGTGTTCAAATACTAGATTTCTCTCGGCATTCAATACACTAAAGTTTGAAGAGTCTGCACCATATTTACCTTGAAGTTCTGCAAATCTTTCTATAATATTTTTTTGCTTGAACTGTTCTGTTCCAATAACACCTGCCGGAATTCCTTTTTTCAATACTCCAACAGGATCTAGTTTAAAGTCAGCTATTGTTTTTAATTGATCTCTAGTGACTTTATTTTTTTCTTTATTAGATAGTTCCTCAAGTTCAGAAAGTTTTTTAACTGCCTGATAAATATACTGGAGACTATAGAAGTCTTTATTTTTATTAAGCTCATTCTTTATAATTGATAAATCATCAAGATATAAACCAATGGCTCTTGCAAATTCAAATGACTTTGTACTATCAAATGCACCACTATCTTTTCTTCCAAATTTTTCAGCAATCTTTTGAAGATCAAGAGAGTTTACATTATTAGTTCTAATAGTATATGGATTGTTTGTATCCGCCTTAAACTTATTTTGAAACTTCCGTATTACACTGGAAGTCTCTATTGAAGCTTCTGTAACTTCTAACTCATATCCTTTACCTTCTTTAAATGCCGTAAGCTGAATATATGTTACTCTTGGCTTCTTAAAGTCTTGCCAGAATGCAGAACTAATTGAAAACTCATACTTATCTAAAGTCTTTGTTGGGTCCGGAAGTTTATAATCAATAAGTTGTTGTAACTCAGGAAATGTAGTAGAAGCAGCTTTAAGCTTATTATACATTTCAACTCTGTCTTTTGTACCACCTATTGTTCTGGTTACATTATTCCATGTAGTAGTAAAATCAGCAAGTTCTTTAAAACCTAGTTTATTGTAAACAAAGTTTTTACCATCTTTCTTAAATAAACTTTTTAGAATGTAAACAGTTTCTTTACTAGCTAGTTCTTGAAGAGATTTATCATTAGATATTTTATCACCATACCTTTCACTCTGTTGAGCTTCTTCAACTACAGTTTTATTTTCATCATCTGCATATTCTATTTCAATATACTTCTGACGAACAATATCAAATGTACTGTTTTCAATATGATACTTTACTAAACCTTTAGTTTCATCACCAAAATTATCTAATCCAATTTGAATGATTCTCTTGGCATCTTCTAACTGAGATATCTCATACTCTCTTTCAGGATTATTTTCAATAACTTTAATTTGAGAATCAATTTGTTTTAGTCTCTCTCTGAGTTCTTCTTCAACCATCTCATAAGCAACCTTCTTGTTTCTTTGATCAGTTAAGATTTTTACAGCTCCCGCCTTACTTACTATTTTATCATCATTCTGTTGTTTAGCAAGTTCAATAGACTCTGCATAAGTTTTATCAATAATATCAGATATAATTGAATCAATACTATTTACTAATACTGCAGAATCTTGAAAGTTTAATACTTCTGACTTTAAACCATCAACAGAATTAACACCTCTATCCAGCATGCTGAACATTGCATTATCTACATTTGGTTTATAGATGTTTAGTATTGAGGGATCACCACTTGCCATGTATAACTTATCATACAATTCCTTGACAGCAGGTATAAGAGTTACATCACCGGCAACTTCTTCTCTTTTGAATACTTTATTAAATAATGACTTTATAAAATTTAAAATTCTTCTAAACAGACTATTCTTTACAGGAGTATCTTTTGCAGCTTTTGGATTTAGAACATAACTCCTAAAGTCTTCTGCCAGCATTTCTTCTAATTCAAAATATGTTTTGTCTTTGTTAGGTTGATTACCTTTAGAATCTGTATAATTTTTTAATTCATTATATAGCTTAGTCTTTTCTTCTTTAGTTAAGAACAACTGAGAAAATGCATGCCATGCTTCATGGTATACATCTACCATAGTTCCACCATTAGCAGTATCAATATTTATACTTGTATCCGCCAGAGTAGCTCCAGCAATAATAAAATTTGCAAAAGAATCTGAGTTAACAACATTACTCATTTGTTCAAGCTTGATAAACTTACTTAATGGACTATTCTTCCACCATTTTATAGCTTCATCAACTTGTTCTTTGGTAACATTATTAGGTAACTTATTACTTCTGTCCCAGAAAAATCGGTTTCTCAAAGTTCCTTTTGAAGTAGGTGTTTCTTCAGGTCCTTTAGTATCTTTAGGTTGAATACCTTCTTCAATACTTGGAGCAACTGGGAATGATACACTTTCTTTAAGTATAAAGTCATCGGTACTTGTCGGTAATACATCCGGTTCACTTTTTACTGCTGAATCTACATTAGTAGGTGCAACCTCTCCAAATGTAAGAGTATCTGTAACTTCTCCTTCTTCTTTAACTTCAGTAGGTTGAGTAGATGGTTTTTGATCAACTTTTTCTTTAGCTCTATTTAAACTTTCAGTAAATGGAGTATTAGGTCTGAACATAATATAAGAGTTGAAAACTCCTAGACTATTCTCAGGTGTAAATTTTACTTTAGCAGGAAACTGTTTAATGAAATCAGTATAGTTTGCTCTTACAAACTTACCTGTAGTAGTATCATAGTCAGAAAAAGTTTTACCATTAAGTTTAGGTTCAAACTTCATTTTAGAAGTTGAGTATTCACCGTCCTCTCTATATGCATACTTTAATACATTCTCGATAATATCTTTTGCATCTGGTTTAGTAAGATCAAGCGCAATAGGATCATTCTTTAATTTATCTAACATAGCTTTATACATTGTATAAGGTCTATAGAAAAATGATAGTTTGCCTTCTGCTTTATTATAGAAGACAGCATGTCTTTGAACTGAATAGTCAAGATTAGCTGTAAACTGATTTACATAAATATATTTTTGTTGATCGGTTAACTGTGGATTTGTAAGTACTGCAACAATTTTACCTATAAGATTATCATCCATATTAGGTCTATTAACTGCAAACTCTCTGTCATTAATAGTAATTACTGCTTGAGATTGTCCAAAACCATCACGAGGAGATTTGATAATATTTAGTGTTTGATATACATCATTTGATACTCCCGGGATATTTGTTAGTTCATTAAACTTAACTTCCTTGGTCACATATCCCATGTTTAATCCTTCACTAACACCAGTTATAGAGAAGTCTTCAGTTTTCCCTTCTAGTATATTTTTTTTAATATCATAGAGAATTTTAAACTGAGCTTGCTGTTCAACTTCTTTTTCAGCAATTAAATCTTCAATTGTTTTTCCTGTATCTTTTAATAACTGAGCAGCAAATTCTTCTTCAGTCATTTCTGATTCAGCTATTTCATTTTCTACAAGTTGTTTAGGAGTAATGATTTGATTATCAATACCATAGATATCTGTTACTCTATACTTGCCATCTTCAATTCTGGTGTCTCTTAAAAATTGATAAACCAGTTTTCCAGTTTCACGATTATCAGTAACATGTCCATCTTCATCAAATAAAACAATCTGATTAGTATTTTTATCTACTAATACCATTGCAATCATTTCATTTGCTTCAGTAACTCCAGCTCTACCTGTTTTGTTCTTTCTAAATAGAGCACTCTTTTTTATTCGGTCAATAGCATACTTATCTAATTGCTCTTGAGGAAGTTCTGTTAATCTTTTAGGTTGAAGCACTAAGTTTTTACCTTCAAAGATTAGATCTGTCATTGCATTAAATCCTTCAGGTAATGATCTTCTGATATTATATAGAGTATTATAAATTCTATTTTTTGTTGGTTCAAGTTCTTCAATTGCAAACTCTTCTTTCTCAGAAGGTTTTTTTGCTTTGAATTGTTGCATTGTTAAACCAAAAGGACTCTTAGCAGCAAGTCTTACATCAGCTTTCTGAATAGGCTTTTGTTCATTTGGATTATTCAAGACATTTCCTTGTTGGATTTTAACAAGTGTCTTTAAATTTTTTGGATCAGCAACTGGTTTAAATTGTTTTAGTACACTATCTATTCCAGTATCCGGATCTAAGAATGTATCTCTTAACTCCATCAAGTCTGTTTCCTTCTTAAGTTTTAATCCTCTCATAGAAGGTTTCATAGCAATTGTACCAATAATCATAGGTAACTGCTGAACAAATAATGCCCCTGTTATAGGATCATTCTTCTTGTCATATAAGTCAAAAATTTGTTGCATTAGCTGCTTAGGATCAAACTCTTCACCTTTTGAAAGTGAAGCATTCATTCCTGAACTAGCTACAATATATAAATTCTTAATGTCCTTTTCGGTTAATACACAACTTGTTTTCATTTACTACTGATTATGATTCACAATTTTCTTCTCTCTCTTTTTCCATTTGAGCAAGAGCATCTTCAAGGCTTGTAGTTTTTCCTTGTTGATCTAATTCATTAAGATTAGCTGTTTCAAGGAAATTTTCAGTTACTACAGAACTATCAACTGATGTTTCTTTAGTAACAGGATCTGCACCTGTTGTATATTGTGCTTTATATTCTTCAATGCTCATAGTAGTAAAATAGTCATTTATTTCGGATAAATCAAGTGTTCTTTGAGAACCTTGGTATTTAAATTTAACTTTTCCATTTTCAACAGAAGAAACTCTTATTTCGGCACCTACATCTGCAAACACTTCATTTGGATTTCGAGCTTTAAAGATAGTACTAATAACTGTAAGTTTATCACCCGCTTGAATAGAAGATTCACTTATTTTTACATTAGTAGGATCAGTAAGTTCTGCTTTTTTCTCACTAAGTAAATCTGATATTACTTCCATATCGGTTGGAGTTATTTCAAATGCTAAAGCCTTATTATTCAATTCTAACTGATAAGCTAAAAATGTTTGCATATCATTTATAGTCTTCAGTTTTTCCACTACATCATCTACAGAAATTAATTCCGGAGTGTTATCAAAAGTAATTGAACTTGTTACTTTACCTTCTTCATTAATATTAGTTGGTATTCCAAATGAAAGTGAACTGACAACTTGTTCTTCTCCTGTAGGAGTTGGAACAACATCATCCTGTGGTTGTTTTTCCTGAGTAAGTAATTCATACTTAGTTATAAGATCTTTAACATCAGCTTTACTAGTTGCTGCTTTAGCAGTTTCTATATCTTCATCTGACATTAAGTCAATCATTGCACTAGTAAATCCAAGTTTACTTAACTTAGCTTTTGCTGCCGGAGACATTTCAGTACCAACTGTAATAGGTGCTTTAAGAGGAATCAATTTATCTATATCCTCTTTTACAGAATTCTTGTCTAAGTTAACAATATATTTTCCTGGAGCTAACAATCTAGTCTCTCCTGGTTTAAGAGCTTTTTTATCAACTGGTCTAGATACTGAAGTTATCATACCTGTTTCATCCTCATATGTAATTTGTATTGGAAGAATTCCAACATTTACATCAAGTCCTGGAAACATGTTCTGTAATAACCTTGCATATGCAGCTTGCTGATATGTATTTTCTATTTTCTTATTATAATGAATACTTGTAGGATCATTATATCCAGCCCATTTACTTTCTTTACCAGTCTTAACATCCACAATAAACATTTTACCAGATTGGTCTACCAATAGTAAATCTATCTCACCTGCTATTGCAGCATCCTCATCATACACTCTCAAGTCTTCAGACACAACATAATACTGACCTGTATCAACCATTTCTTTTATCTTAGCTAGATAACCGTTTTCACCAAATAATTGATTATAAGCTTCTTCAGTTATTTTAGCAGGATTAAACACTGGTGTTTTACCGGCAAATAATTCTTTAATTGCTCTATCAATATAATTACCTGCTTCAGTAGCTTCATCATATGTATTTTCATTTGTTATAGGTTTAACTTCTTCACGGAGAATATTAAACTTATCCATTTCATCTTCAATTTCTGAAGTATTAAATACATAATTTTTATCTCTATTTTGTCTGAGTTTATTGTATACAGCTGATGGTTGGTCTAAAACATCATCTGTTACTACTTGATCACCAAATATTGTAATGTGTCTTCCATCTATAACATTTCCATCTTTTAAATTAAAGATCCATTTTTTAACCATTTCCATTTCATCCATTGGAGCATCAACAGTGACAGTTCCATTTTGAATTGGTGATGTAAGTCCTTCTCTAGATATGTATCCTCTATTCATAAAGTTTAACATATCAGATTTCATTTTCTTAAATGCATTTTCACTTAGACCATCATCTTTAATTTTTTTGTTTCTAAGTTCATTAATAAATTCATCCAAGAAAGCTTCATTAGGTTCAGTTACATTTGGATTATTTTTCTTATAGTTAGCAAGTGCTGTATCATAAGCCTTCATGACTTTATCCATATACTTGTAACTGTACTCTTTTGGTAATACTCTTTGGATTGCTTTTGTAACCCTTTCCATTACCTTTCCATTTATAACATAGCTACCATCAAATAAAATATTTTTCTGCATATCTTTAAGCTGTTCAATTTGCTCAATTGCTTTTTTCATTTCAGTTGAGTATCCAGCTCTTGATCTAGATTTAATTAATAACTCAAGCTTATTCTGAATTGCTTTCATTTCAGCTATTGAGTTAATATTCTCTAATGACGGTGTAGTGATTTTATTAAGATTATCAATAATAAGTTCTAGGTCAGAAATTAATTTTCTTAAGTTAGGAATTGTCTTATAATCTGCAGTATTAACTTTTTTACCATTAATCATAAATGTAAAATCCTCAACTTCTCCAGTTTCTTCAGTAGCAGCTTTAATTTTTGCATTCTGATTATACTGTGAAATTAAATCTTTAGCAGACAAACTTGTTCTCATGAAGTCAGCAAAGAAGTTTTCTTTCTGTTCTTCAGAAGCAGACTCAGTAAGATTCTTAGGTAATGACTCAAAATAAGATTGATATGCACTCATAAGAGATTCATATAACTCCGGAGCTCTCCTTTGTATTTCATCTATAGGAGTAGTGATTGTAATAGGTTCAGTTTTTTCAACTTGAGTTTCTTTTCCTAAACCTTCACGATAACTATCTATAATCTCTGCTCTAAGTTTCTCATACTTTTCATTAATCATTTGAACTTCAGCAGGATCAGCTTTCATTACATTGCTATATCTTACAGCAGATGTAAAGTTGATATCATCATTCATCTCCACTAATTCACCCTCAGCATTATCATACTTCAGATTACCCATATCATTATAGTAAACTATAGGCTCATCTGCTCCTTCATATGTTGCTTCAATATACTCACCAGGTAATGATTCTTCAAGTATGGTTCCCATACTAAAGTATTTCATTTTACCTGTTGGTTCAATTATACCATTATCTTGTCTCTGCATTGTTTTGACAAGATTATTAAGATCAATACTTTTTTGTTTATCAAGTTCATTTAATTGATCTTGTAAAGCTGTATCTACTTCTTCTTCTGCAAATCCGGTTTTATTTTTTTGGATTTGAGAAAGTAAAATAAATACTTGAATATACTCTTGGTATTTAGGATTACTAGATGTGATTACAGTATTATTGCTATCATCATAAAACTCTTCCGGAAACTTACCATTTTCCATCCAGTCATTAAAAGCATCCAGACTAATATATATGTTTCGATCAGCTAAGTGATTTAATAAATCATTACCTTCTTTAGCTTTTATGGCTTTATCAACCATATCTTTATAATACTCTTTTCTGTTATTATAAAGATCTTTCATCCATTTTGCATTTCTGTTTACATGCTCAATATATCCTTCAGGATTATGAAGAAGATTGATGTAGTCAACAAGAGATCTAGATTCTTTTTCTAAATCATAAAAATCAATAAACTTTTCAAATGCATTTTCAATATCTGAATCAAATAACTTAGGACCCTTGGTTAATGAATTTAAATAATTTCCAAACTCAGATTTCAAGTCATCCATCATTTTGATAACCTTTTCATCTGACATTTTTCCATATTTCTTTTCAACTTCAGCTGCTAGATCTTCTGAACTAATCTCAGGATTTATAGCTTTAATCTGATCAATAAGTTCCTTCTTATTAAAGAAGTTATAATACTCATTAAACTTTTCTGAAAATTTTTCTAGACTAGCCAACTTTCTTTTTTTCTCCTCTAATAAGTTTTTACTATCTGGTGTAGCCCCTGTTTGTTTTAGAGTTTCAATATCATTTTTTAGTAAGCCTATTTCATTTGCTAATCTACTTCTATCAAATAATACATTGACATCAGAGTTAGAAACATTTTTAAGACTACCTATATTGGTTACACTATCAATTATGCTCTTCATTCTAGATGCCGTATCTTCAAATGACTCATTAAAAAATACAGCATTCTTTCTAGCAGTTTCCCAAGCTTCATGATATATTTCGGCATCCTTGTATTCAGGACTATCCTTCCTATAATTTTTTAAATTAATTGGATTTGGAAATCTATCTTTATATTGATTATGTCTCTTTTGCATTTTTTGAGCTCTATCAACAACACGGTCAATCATTTCACCTTGTCTTTCGGCTCCAGTTCCAGGCTCCAATCCAAATGATTCTTCAAACTCTTCAGGAGTCATTTGTTTAAATGACTGTATGTGTTCAATAAAGTAATCCATTGTATCTGTATCAAGTACAGTATTTATCTGAGATTGAAAAGCTGCATCCATAATATCTCTTTCAATTTTTTCTGATTGAGTCATTTTTGCTTTAGCAGCTGTAAATTGATTACCATAGTTAAACATTCTTGAGTTAAAGAACTCTTTTGGATTTACAGCATTTAATGTTTCAACCACTTGTTTAGCTACTTTTTCTCTAGCATTCTTATAATCATTGTATGCTTCTTTATCAAAAATTTTATTCATACCAATACTTCCATATTTAATAGAAGCATTTAATGGAGCAGCAAACATACCCATTAAGAATCCTGATGAAAATGTTTCAAGACCTTGAGAACTAAACTGTTTACCAATTGAACTTTCTACAAGTCCTTTAGCATAGTTGTATGTTCCAACTGCAGGGTTATAAAAAGTATCTTTGTAATATCTTTTTGTTGCATCAGAGATAACTTCCTGAGCATTTTCTTGAAGACCTTCTGTTATATTGGCTTTAAAATATGCAAATGCGGCTGGCAAACCTTTTCTAAATGGATCTTTTAAGAATGCTTTACCAGTATTAACTAAGCTATTTTCAACATACTTAAACTCTCCTTTCATTAATTGTTTTCCTACTTCTTCCGCAGACTTCTTTGCTCTTTCAAATACAACCTTTCCTGTTTTAAAACTTAAGACATCATCCGTTGCACCTTTTAAGAAGTTTTTAATACCTCCTTTAGGATTAATTAAATTAGGAAATACAATTTTATTAGAAGCATAGATGATTCCTGTATTCCATTTTAATGCAGTCATACCAGCTTGTTTAGACTGGTCTACCATTCTTTCTTGTTGTTTATCTGTTGGAGGGTATCCATTTCTTCTATAAAAATCATTATATAAATCTTTATATAAATCATTTTCTACCATTCCTCCTTCAAGCCTTGCTTCAGACAAAGCCATATTTAAAGCTCTGATATCTCTATACAATCCACCGGCTGTCTTCATACTAGCATTATAAACTCTAGCTAGTCCAGTAAAGTTATCTTCATTCTTATAAATTGCTTTTGCAGCATCTGTAAGGTTGTCTAATGGATTAAGAAAGTTACCTACTGATTTAAATAAATTTCTAGTTTTATTAATATCATTTAAACCATGTAATGTTTTATTAATAGCCTTACCGGTATCCATTGCCAGATCTATACCTTTAAGTCCTTTAGTTATTAAAGGAACTTTTCTTAAGTTATTAGCTGTAGCTGCAAACAAACTACCACCTCCTGTTAAAGGAGCTAACATACCTCCAGCAACTTCTTCTAAAATAGCACTTGACATAATACCAGCTGTATAAGCAAAGCTCATAGCAGTATTATTTATAAATGATCCAAAACCTCCTCTTGAGGAATAACCTATTGCAGCTGCTTCAGAGTATCTTTTACTTTCGTCAAGATCAGGAGAAAAATCTCCTTGTAGCATTTTACCTAAACTTTTATAACTTGTAGTAAGACCCATTGAAAATAGTGGCCAAAATGAATGTGTTATCATTCTTTTTGAATCTTCTAATGTAGTCGTACCCGCATTGAATACTGCTTCATTATCCCTAAATGGTGTAAATCCTATAGCATCAAATTTTTCCTGACCCACTGCTTGATATTTCTTAAAGAATGACTGACCTGTAGGTCCTGCATTATAAGCATATACCTTTCCGTATTTATTCTTATTTACTAAAGATCCTGCATCTGATGCGGATTTTAGTGCCCATGCTGCAAATACATCTTTTGGTTTAGTATTTGGATTGTTACCTTGCGGCTTTTGATTATTAGCAGATCCTGTATAATTTTTTTTAATAGGATATGTTGGATTACTAAATGGCTCCGGACTAGGTAATATAGGTTGAACAGGTGGAGTTTTAATGACAGGGTCCTTTAAACTATCACCTTCAAAAGGCATAAAATTCTTAACAGTTGGAATATCTGCATTACCTCCATAAGATGGACCTAATGGATCTAAGGGATTAAAATCTTCAGCCATTATCTATAATTAATATTTTTATATTGTTGACTCAACATATTTAACTCTTCAATTTTAGAATTAAATACTTCTTGAGCACTTATTTGTCTTTTAGTTACAGGATCTGTATAAGAGTATGGTACATTATAACTAATATTATTATCTGGATTCTTTTTATCCATAAGAGTAAATATTAAGTTATCATTTGCCTTATCATGATTGACTCTTATACTTCCTACACCATATGAATCAGAATATTCAATAGGTCTTCCTGCAGCATCTGCATATATAGCATTTGATGCAAATAATGGTATTCTTGCTCCCATAGCTAAACTGTTATTAGCAAAGGTTCCGGAAGGTGCAATTACTGATATACCATGATTAAGCATAGCATTATAGTCAGCCATTGTTAGTATATTATTACCTTGACCATTTTCATCTGGCTTATCATTGGTAGACAAGTATTGTTTTAAAAACTCAGCTGTTGGTCTAATGATCATTGCCTCTTTTCCTAAGTCACCACCTGCTATAGATTGATGCTCTATATCAAATGGTGCAAGTTTATTCATTTTAGGATTAGACATGGCTCTATACATTTCTCTCATTATGAACTTTGTCTTAGCATTTTCAGAATAGTTGGCAAACCACTCTGTATCTGTTCTTTTTTCCAATGATCTATCAATTGCAGATACACTTGTACCACCAAATGTACCCATTGCATTTGTTCCATCTAAATCTAAACTCTGAACAGTATTTAAAAACTCTAACATAGCTCTAGTTCCTGGAGCTTGCCTATTCATAGGTAAGACCTGTACAACACTTGACTCAGCATATAAACCAGTACCCGGATCATGTGATCCTCTAATAGTAGGAATAGGAAGTTTTTGAATATCACTTCCTGTATAAGCTTGATCTACTGCATTTCTAATTTCATTATACTTTGAACTTGCAACATTATTTCCTTTTTTAACATTTCCATTAAAACTATTAAAGACATAACTATCACCAAGTTGTTTGTATATTTTTGATTTATCACCACTAGGATCTACTTCTTGAATAACATAAGCATTATCGGAAAACCATCCTCCGGCATTTGTTTGTTTTACAATATAACTTTTATTTGAACTAATTAAGCTTTTAATTAAGTCTCTATCATCAGATATATTTTTTCTATTTCCATTTTTATCAATGTAAACAGCATCCATACCTTCATTAGTTCCTAATGCACTATTGATACTTTTTCTTGCATCATCACCATTTTTATAAAATTTGGCACCAGCACTTCCTAGTTCACCCTTTTCATATAAATATTTACCAATATTATATGCAACATTTTTATAGTTTTTATCTGTAACATTAATTTGTTTTTTAGAAACAGGATCATATACAGTAGAACCACTTCCTGAAATTAAATCTGTACTACCATACTTTTTAGTAAACAATTTTTCAAATTCTTCTTCAGATCTTAGTCTTCCTGTTTTTTCATCAAATGCTAAACTGACATATTTAGGATCAGCTCCCATTCTTAATACTTCTTGTTTAGCAAGATCACCTGTTCTTTTAATATAGTCAGCATCATTTTTTGCAAAAGTAATTAACTGACCAAAGTTTGAACTAGCTTGATCATATGTAGGTTTTAATCTTTGTACATTTAATAAATGAGCATGAGCATTAAAGTAACCATCAATTCTATTTTTTACTTGTTGTAGTCTTTCAGGTCTGTTAATTGCATATTTGCTCATGTCACTCATGAACTGATCCAAAGATTTTACTTTTTCACCTTTCTTTAAAGGTCTATCACCATACTGTAATCTTTTTAAATCTTCTTGACTAAATTGATTACTGCTTTCTAGTGCCTTGAAAATATCTCTAGTTGTATTCCAAAATGGATCTGAGTATTCACTTCTAACTTGACCTTCAAAATACTTTTGTAATTTTCTTACACTTGTTTCACCTGTAGCATTTCCACCTTCACCAAATCCAGGTCTTGCAAATAAAGCTAAGTTATTATCAACTAGTTCTGTTTTAACTACTGGTTTGCCTGTACGTTTGTCAATTATTGGATTACCATTCTCATCTGTTTGTACAACATCTTCAAGTATGCTAGTTCCTGATTCCAGTCTCCATTTTCTATCAATGTTATCTGCTTCCCCTTGATTCCTTGCTTTTACAGCAGCTAGAGTTCCTGCATTTCTTAGACGTATTTGGGCCATTTCATTTGCATGTTTCTCTGCAATAACAGCATATGGATTTTCTTTTTGAGTAACCTTATAATCTCTATATGCATTTATTTGAGCTGCCTCATTTAAATGTTTTGATAGTTTATTCCAAGTCATTCCGTTGTCTACTTTCATTCTTAAGGATTTAATATCTCCATAAGGATTTTCAAATCCGGAATCACCTTGACCTGTAAAGTATTCTTCATTCTGATCTCTGAACCTGTCTAATACTTTATCATTTATTTCTTTGTTTCTTTTTAAATCCTCAAGATATTTTTCGGCACCCTCTCTTGCTGTACCATTCTTTATTTGAGTTTCTATATCTTTAATTTTTGAATCATATGAATTAGAAACTTGTTGAGTTGATTTATATGATTCTTGTACTTGTTGTTTTAGAACATTGAAGTTATCTTTAAGATATTGCATTTCTGCTGCTTCTTTATTTCCATTAAACTGTGCAGCATTCTCTTCTATGTAATCTTTACGTTTTACATAAGCAAGAGTTCTATAAACATCTTGAATACCAGGATCATTACCAAGTTCTGATTCAAACAATTTGCTTAATGGCTCCATTATCTGTTCACCATTCTTTGTTTGATACATCCATTTACCGTCTTCAGAAAATGAAGGTGTTTCCATAGAAATTCCAGATTCTTTAGCAAGTAACCTAGCTTCTTTAAATACATTTCTAAATGGTGTATAGGCAACATTACCAAATTGCATTGATTCTTCATCTGATGAATTCTTAAATTCTTCAGTTAAATAGTCAATAGCTTTTATACCTTCATTAAAGTACATCTCACGTTTCTCCTTATTGGTTTCATTCTTCAATGACATGCCATAAGCTCTTTGTGCATTCTTAGTTTTAGTCCAAGCCATGTCTTTCATAAGGACATTGTCCTCATAAAATGGTTTGAATACTTGCATAGCCTGATCAACATTCTGACTAAGTGATAAGTCTAATCCAGCTACTCTCTGTAGATTAAACTCAATATTCTTCATAAGATCCTCTTTCTTTTTAATGTTAGGATCTCTAGTTAAATCTGCATAAAAATATTGACCATATACATTATTAAGAGCTTTCCAATTTGTGTCATACTGTGATTGTTTGACTTGTAACAAATTAGACTCAAAATTTAAGTCAGGTTGATACGGTTGATACTGAGGTATATATGATGTAACTCCTTGTATATAAGTTGCCATAGTATTTTTTTATCTGATATGTAAAACTATTAAAATTTTTAAAGTTTAATAAACATTAAAAGTTTAGAGAATAAAAGGATAAACAATATCTCCATATACGAATCCACCATCATCAAAGTACTGACCTCCGACCATATAAACCGGACCACCATAAGCTTGATACATCATATCAGCTGGAGTAAACCCCCTATTACCTGAATCCATTTTGATTGCCGCCATTAAGGTTTTATCATCAAATCCAGGATAAAGTTGTTTATACTTCATTAGCTTATCTAGAGTACTGGTTGATTGTTCAGGTTTAATCTTTTTCCCTCCTTTAAATATTCCAATACCTGTTCTTGGTGCAATAGCAAATTGTTCAGTTTGTTCATTGTATGTATTAGCAGCACCTGTTATACCTTTATTTAACTTCTCTGTTTTTCTAGCTGCCCAATCATTAAGTTCATTGTTCCAGTTTTGATTTCCTGTACTTAATTCATCTACATATCCTTTTCTTAACTTACCTTGATTTACCATATTTCTATCAAGAACTCCAAAGTTTGCTTCTCTTTCTGCATTCTCAATACCGGTATTTTCTAAGTTAGTTCTATCAATAATACCTTCTGGATTACTTTGCATCTGAGTAAGTATAGCTTGTTTAGCTGATGCAGGACCTGCACTTCTTCTTACTTGTTGTGTTCTTCCTGCCTCACTAGCTAACTGAGCTTGTACTTCACCAATCCAGTTTTTCTTGATATTTTCAAATTCAGGAGCATCAACACTTGGAAGATAAGGGTTTTCTTTGCGGTGTCTTTCATTCATCACAGTATTAAACTCATTGATATCTTGCTGTCTCCACTCCGGCCAAAATTCACCTTGAGGTTGTTGCATTCCCATATATTGACCTGAACCACCACCTTCTCCACAGTCTGGTTCAGAACCATCTTCCGGACAATCAACTGCAATCTTTTTAGAAGGATCATTAGGATCAGGACAGTAACATTCATCACCAGGAACGGTAGTTGTTGATGTTGCACATGTTTCAGGAAGACAGTTTCCATTCTCATCTTTATCAGCAAACATACCTTCAATAACATTACCTTGAGCATCTTTACATGGGCAATCTTGTTCTTCCATATAAATAGCTTGTTCACTTTCTACAGCACCCTTTTGTTCACATGGTTTAAGTGTAGCTATAGCAGATTTATTTAATCCGGCATAAGCTACTACTTCTTCAGCAGTTTTACCATAATGCCTAGAACCAGGTGTTTTCATATTTCTACAAAGATCATTTACAAGATTTGGGTTACTTCCTCCACCTGAAGGAGCCCTGCTCCTATCATATTCTTTTCTACCTTCTACTTTACCTGTAGTTTTATTATATTTATACTCACCTCTTTCATCTTTTCTTGTTTCCCAAGTACTTTTTCCATATTCATCCTTGCCTACTTTTTTAGTATCTTTTGGTCTACCTTTAACTTCATCACCTTTATCATATTGTTTTAAACCTCCATATCTCATTTCATATGGATCATTATAAAACGGTAAACCATAACCACCCATAGACATTCCATACATAGCCATAGGAGCTTGTTGCATCATCTCTGGAGACATTTCTTCTTTAGGCATTGGTTGAGCAATTGGTTGACCATCAGGCATTACTGTTGGAGCTGTTCCATCTGGTTGATCTTCTATAGGTTCAGAGTAATCATTAGGCATTTGAGGAATATTGTTTTCTTCACTCATTTCCTCTTGCTGCTGTTTGTTTGGATCATTTGGAAGAATGTCTTCATCCGATAATCCAACAGACTGCATGTATGGTTTTGCTACCTCTGGTATTCCTTGTGGAAATCCTTTCTTTCCTTCTTGAGCTAATGCTAATGCACCAAGTTTAATAACATATTTTTTGATCATCATCTCAGCTGTTCTTCTTGTCATCTCATCTGAGTCTGGATCCTCAAGCATAGTTCTATACTTGTTTATGTCATATGGTTTAGCAAGTTCTGCCGGAGTATATGATTTTTTACCACATGGTTTATTGAACATCTTTAACATAGTACAGTCACTTATCTTCATAGATTTAGTATCACTGAAGATAAATGTACCATCAGGAAGATTCAAAGGAACTCCTCCTTCATGATGTCTCTTACCTTTAATAATTTTATGTTCCGGAAACCCATCACCATTAATATCCCCAAATGCTGTCTCTCCTCCTTCAGCTTCTAGATTGGCTTCATCTCTTGGAACACTTGTTAAGTACTTGCTATCTTGTTTAGGTTTCTTTCCAATGTAAGCATTGTAATCTCTACCACCCATAGCAGGGACGTCATTAACAAGAGAACCTTGAACTTGGTATCCAGTTCTTGCCGTTGGCAAATGTGTAATTCTTACTTTAAACTTTTTCATAATTGCTATTATAAAAATTCAACTTTACCACCTGCTTTTAAGATCTCACGAATTTGATCCATAGTAAGTTGATATTCACCATTTTCTTTTAATCCTGTAGTACCACCTTTTTTAACAACTCCTTCAAAGCCCATTTTGTTAAATGTTCCTGAATTTTCTTCCCATGGTCCGGTTTCTATTCTTTGTCTAGAAGGTTGATCAGCATATGCTAAATTCTGCATAGCAGGTACATAATTATTTCTAAATCCTTGTAGTTGATCCATATTAGTTACAAAAGATCTTGCACCAGCTTTTAAAGTATTTGCTAATCTATCTGGATGAAAAGTCTTAGCTGTTTGTTTTTTAACTTTAATCTGTTCAGTATCTTTTTCATAACATGGACTTGAAGGATCTTGTTTTTGTTCTTCTGTACAGTTATCTAACATTTTTTGTTTAGAATCCATAACAGCTGTTCCAACAGGATCTGTTACCCAACTAGGAACTGAATTGCCCATAGGATTTACTTGATTATTAATCTCACCGGCTATTTGAAATTCTGGTATATAACCACCATCCTCAAATGCAAATGGAGGAATATAACCGCCATAACCAAATTCACCACTTACATTGTACATACCTGAACCCGTATTTCTACCTGGGTTATACATAGGTTTATTTGCCGGACTATTTGGATTTACTGGTGGTCCTTCTATACCTTCAGAAACATTATACATTCCTGATCCAGTATTTGGTTTTGGTTTATATGTCTGTTGTTGATTACAATTAGGACCAAAACAACCAGTTTTTATAGCTCCACTGTCCATAGCTTTTTGCATAAGTTCAGGAGTTATAGATGACTGGTTATCATTCATCATATCTTCACCTCTACCTAATTGCCTAGCTGTTCTTCTTTCTCCTCTTCTAATTTGTCTTTGTGCTCTATTTGATAATCCTTCTGTGTTAGAATAAATATTAGATCCTTGAGTTTGAGTAGATGTATTTCCTGTTGGTTGATTAGAACCTAAAGTTTGACCTTGTTTATTTACTAAGTTAGGATCTAAAGGATTAGACTGAATATTATCTGGAATACCATTGTTATCCAAATCATTTGATGGCTGTCCTTGACCAAGAGATCCAGGTTTGGCAAAGTCAAAAGTATATACTCTATCTTTATTAAATCCTAAATTTCTTTCAAACCAATTACCATCTTGTTTTCTCTCTTTAGAATACTTCATACCTGTAGGAACCATTCCAGACTTTTGAATATTTGCTAATGAAGCTGCATAAGCTTGCATAGGATTAACAGCAATATTACCTTGTTTACCACCACCGTATGGTGTAAAGTAATCAAAGTCTTTAGTCATCATTCCAAATAGATTACCATACTGACCCATTCTACCTGAGTAACCTGGTGCATAACTTGGTCTTCCCCACATAGGTTGCCCAGCTCCAGCACTACCAAATGAACCAGGATAATATTGTTGTTCATTATAATACTGTTGCTGACCTTGCTGAGGATTTTGTTTTTTACTATATTCTTCAAACATTTTTTGTACATCCTCTCTAGTAAGCCCAGTATTTTGACCTTGTTGTACTTCACTGTCCTTCTCTCCATCAAAATGATATAACCCACCATGTTTGAAATAAGGATCACTAACATCTTTAGAATAAGTAAAATCCATGTCAGCATTATCTATATCATCTCCACCATATATGTATTTGTATAGATCTGGATTTATAGCTCCTCCTGTTTGTTTCTTCTTTTTCTTTTTATTTTTTATTTCCTCTTTTGCTTTATTTAATGCCTTAGTATGTCTATTAGTGATATGATTCTGAAAACCATCAGAAAGTACAGATGGTGTTTCACCAATACTACTAAGTCCTAATAAATCTGCTCCATCATCAATTGCATTGTCCATATCTGTTCTAGTTTTGTATGGACTATTTGAATATGGATTACTTGACTTAGAACCAGATGCACCAGGTCCTAATTGTTTAGGATTAGATCCGGAACCCAATGATTTAGGTCCACCAGGAAGTTGTCTTTGACTATTAGGTAAACCTTTAGGGTTATTTCCAAAACCTCTAGAACCTATATTACCTATCATTCTAGTTCCAAATGTCATAGCATCTTTAATACCTGGTACACCTAATACTATATCTTGTATTAGTTCATCATCTGCATATGAAGCTTGAGGTTTCATAGAACCATCCGCATTATAAAGATATGGTTGAGACTTGATCATTTGTTGTGTCACTTGACTTTGACTTTTTTTCTTCCATTCTTCCATTACCTGTTTAGGAGTTTTTCCTGCCTTATCTCCTAAAGTATACTTACCAGAATTTTTATCAAAGCCGTACCATTGATCATATTCAGGTCTTCCCCATTTATCTTTTTTAAATTTATTTTTTTTAGCTTTAGCCTCATCCGGATCAAAACCAAACCACTCATCACCTTCTGATCTTCCCCAAGCATCTTTCTTTTTCTTAGGTTGAATTACATTTTGTCTTTGGTTATTTGAAGTTCCATCACCTGCAGTACCTTGATTTAATTCAGAGTTTGCTGTACCTGGTGAAGATCCTGCATTTGGATTATTAGCATCGAGTCCTGTATTTTTTGCTGCATCTGCATTAGCTTGTCCTTGAACAGTTTCAGAACTAGTTGCAGTTGAATTAGGTGTGTCTTTTGCTACTTTATCTAATGCTTCTTTATTTTCAGTTTTTGCAACTATAGCTGTAGGAGTTTCAGAAGATGATTTAACTCTAGTGCCTTTAATTTTATAAGTAGGAGAATACCATCCACCACTATAACTTTGCATCATACCCGGCATTACAGAACCAAAACCAAACATACCTTGCATCATTTTGGGATCCCAAGATACATTAGCAGATCTTAATCCACCTAGTAAACCAAACTTGTAATCAGCAGAAACTCCCGGAGGTGCAAACGGTACACCAAACATAGCTCTATTAGCTCTTCTCAATCTTCTATTAGCTCCACCAAATTGAAACTCTTGATTCATCATTGACTCATACTGTTGTTCTGCAAATTTTTTATTTACAGCATTCTGAGCATTTTGTTTTACAGCAGGTACAAATGTTTCTTTACTTGTTAAGTAGTTACCTTTAATGTCATCTGCTGTTCCTCTTAATGATGCAGTATTTGTATCTTGTTGCTCCATACCTTCTTCAGCTTTAGAAAGTCTGGACATAGTTTCTCTAATAAACTTTCGTTTACCATTAGATCCACCATACTTCATAACATCTTTAAATGCTTTATACTCATCAGGATCATTCCCTTCTAATGCACTACTTGACATCAACATGTCATTAATCATTTGGTCATCTTCACCATCATCACTTGCAGTACTATCATCATAGTATCCATAATCAGTTGTTGATTCTTCTTCATCTGTATCTGTATCAACTTCTGTATTATTATTAGCAGTAACTATATCTTCTTCATCCTCATTCTCACCTAGAAAATTTGCTACTGTTTGTAAAGCTTGTTTACCTGCACCATTTATAATGCTTTGTATTGCACTAGGGTCTAGATTCATTTGTTGCAGTTCTGCAGCTTTCTGAGACATTAATGGTCTTATATCAGCATTCTCTGGATCAGGATCCTTCATTATTGTATTAACAAAGTAACTTGATAAATCTGAAACTATTTGAGCTAAGTCTACAGCTGGTGCTTCTTCTTGCATACCACCCGAAACAAATTTTCTCATTGCAACTTGTTCTCTAGTGTAATAACCCGGTGTTTCTCCAGGTTGAGCTTTTCTTATTTTATATCTTCCCATGATATTGGTTATATAATAAATATACTAAATTTTAAATTAATAACTAAACTTTATAAGTTTAGTCTATTCTTTCAATAATGTAACCACCATCTAAATAATTTTGAAGTTGGTCTTCTGATAAATCATCAACTATTATTTCTCCGCCATTCTCTTCTTGTTGTAAGGCTCCTACTCCTATAGCTGCTGGTAACAAAACTGGAGTTTTATTTAATAAATTAGATAACACATTATAGCTTTCTCCTTTAGTTTTTATATCCCAAGGTTTTGTAAATGATAATATCCTATTTAAATAACCTTTATGATTAGCATAAAAATCTTGAAGTATGTCTGGTGTAACTTGTTCATGAATATTTTTTATTACACCTTTTTGTAACATTTGTTGTTTTAGTTCTCTTAAATGTGGCAATGGTTCATTGCCTTTACTTCCTCTAAAAAAATATGCAGCATTTGAAAGTTCTTCTGAATCATCATCAATTTGATTTAATAGATTATCAGCTTCATTTTCATTCATTAATCTAGTGTTATCAAAATACTGTTTTGTTTTATCTCTTGTGAATGGAGCTAACTGATCAATAGCTTCTATATCTAAATAAGATTGTCCTTTATGTGTTTTACCTATACTTTCTAAATAAGATTGAATATTATGTCCTAGTTCATGGGACATAACATATCTTAATTTATTATCATCTATTTTATTACCAAGAAGTTCTTTTAATTCATCAAAATTTATATTTACATATGGTGATGTAGCTTTACCCTTATTTTTAAATGCTCCTGCAGAAGTGGATTGATATCTACTTGAATGAGCTTTTCCTTTATTCATAAATTTCATAAAGTCATCTATGTCATCTACACCTAAATGATAAAGTCTTTGTTTTCCTTCTGGTGTAAGTAATTTTGCAATCTCATCTTTATAAATTTTAGGAACTTTTTTTATGTTAGAATAGTTATTAATATAATGTTTAATATCTTTTTTTGCTTCTTTAGCTGTAGATAATATATCATTTACAGTTCTTGTAATAGGTCCTTCTGCATTTACAGCTTTTAAATTTTTAATTGATGCAGGATCAATTTTAGCTGCATTTACAGCAGCAGGCATTTCTTTAGTAAACTTACCAAGATTTCCAACACCTCTAACTACTGAAGCACCTAACATAGGTATGTCATAAGGTAGAGTATAATTAAGAGGATTTAATGCTGCAATTTGTTCTGGTTTTACATTAGCCATAGGTTGTCCAGATAATGCACCTGGAGCTTGTCTATAAGAACCTCCATAAAATTCATTACCCGATTTTTCTAGTGCATTTGCTGCAGCTACACCTAGAGCATCCAACCCAGCTAATGCTTCTAAACCGCCTACGGGAATACCAAATAATTCAGAATCTTTAATTTCTTGTTGTTCTTTTTTTGTAAGTCCTGGTAACTCTCCTCTATTCATAGCATCATTAGCTCTTGCATCAAATGGAGTAGTCAATGTTACAAGTCCTGCTAAAGTTCTGTCCCATAAACTTGGTTGTAGCTTAGATTCAAATTTAGAATTAGCAAATACATTTCTTTCACCTTTTGATAAATAGTCTACCCACTCTCCCCTTCTTTTAGGTGAGAATCCGTATTCCTTACCTAGTTTTTTAGCTACATAAGTATTTTTTTTATATTCATATTCATTAGCAAAGTTTTTTTCTACAGCTTCTGGAAAATTATCCATAGATATCCCTGCAGCTTTACTAAGACCTTTATTAGTATTTTTCAGATACTCTCTTTTCTTCTTATCTATAAAAGCTTGTTTAGAGTTTTTACTTTCATATTCTCTAGAGGCTTTTACCCAATAGGGTGCTTCGGCTTTTTTAGTTACTTCAGAATAAATCGGCATTCCTTCTGCAAATCCTTCCGGTGTTTGACCTTCTGCATATGTTACTCTTTCTTCTATTCCATCTGGTGGAAGTTCATTTACTTCATTTCCATCTTGAAATTGATTTAATGAAGGTATAGAAATGTCTTCTATAACATAACCTCCTTTTCTGTATTCTTCTATTTCTTCAGGTGAAAGATTATCTATATAAACATAGTCATCCGACTCTCCTCCATCTTGATAAAAAGGTGCATTAGGATCAAATATTTTATGCTTATGCTTTTTATGTAAAAAGTTCTTGACAAATAATCTATTAGTTGCAGTTAAACTTCTACTATACTTTCTTGAATTTTTTGTTCCACCCTTTTTTGCAACTTGAGGATATTCATCTACAACGTCTCCAGGGAATTGATAATCATTATCTGGATACATCATTTGACTATAACCAGTATTATCTACACCATATACAGGATAAGGTACTCCGGCCATAGTTATATCTCCTGAAGGTATTCTGGTAGGTTGACCAGGAAACTTCCATTGTCCCATAGGATCATAAATAATATCCTTTGGTTTTGCAGGAGCCTTAGCTTTATCTAAATTTCTTTTAGCTGTGGATAATACTTTTTTATTCATTACCTAAGTGATATTTGATTCTTAGTATTTATCAGTTTGATTATCATATTTACTTTTCTTTCTTCAAGATCAATTACTGGATCTTTTCGTAAGAATAAGAAATTTGTATAATGTCTAAACTTCTTTCTTTGTAATAATGGTTTATTATAATCTAAATTACTCTGATTAAGTTGTTTATCATATCCGTTTAGTGCTGTATTCCAAGGAACAATTTCTGTATAGTTTCCGGCTAATATAGTAGTATTTGGAATTAATGTTCCTGTTGGTGGATATCCGGCTCCAACTGGAAACTCACCTCTATCTTTAGTTATATCCCAAAACTGATTAAATCTGTATTTCTGTTCTTCTTTAGAAAACAAAATATCAAATGAATTTAAGTTACTATTTAGTTTAGGATACTGAAGACTAAGTGTTACATTATTCTTAGGAAAGATGTTTAAGTTCAAATATCCTGATACCTGTTCAGAGTTAAATACAACAGCTGTATCAAAGTTATGATCAAGAACATGAAACTGATCAACAGGATTTGTTACTGATCTTTTATAACATTCAAGGATATACTCAACTGATCTTAATGTATTTACAGTTTGGCCTGATACAACAGGAACTTCAATTTCAAATGGATATGCAACACCATAGAAATTACAGTAATCAGTAAAGGATGCATCATGTTTCCATATACCAGTTCCTTTAACTGATAAGAATGATCTCTTTGAAGCAAGTGTTAAATCTGGATGCCAATCATGGAAACTGATCCAATACTTATTTTTAGGGTCAAAACTTATTGTCCAAGATGCATCCTGAAAATATGGGGCTTGTCCTAATTTAATAGGTGTACCTCTATATGTAAAGGTATTTGTAGATTCATTATATACAAAGTCTGAGTTATCATATTCAGGTGGCACATAATAATCTTTCTTAGAAAAATAAACAATAGAGTTTTTATTATCATATATTGCTTGACATCCTATACCTGCTACTGGATTATCTGTATGTGGATAGTTAGGAAATTTATCTGTAAGCTTATATGGTAAATAATAGTTAAACCACCACTTCATTCCATTTTGTGAGATTTCAGTTAAACCATCACTATATGTAAAAATTTTACCTTGGTTCTGAGAAATATAATATAAACCAGCAGGAGTTGATATTATTCCATATCTATTTTGTGATGATCCGTATTCATATGAATTTTCAGAAATAACAATGTTTTGTGGAGCTTGATTAAATAAACCTCCATCACCTAATGTTACTTTAGTTCCAGACTCAAGCTGTAACAGGTCTGTACCTTGATAAATAATAGGACTTGCATTTTTAAAAGTAATAAACATACCTGTTCTAGCAAAAGGCTTCACACTGTTTATGTCACTCTTAAATATTACATAATTTAAGGGAAGATATAAAAACCAAGAATCTTCAAATGATTCATTATCTTGAGGTAATGAATAAATTATTTTATTAGGTGCATAAAAATAACACAATCTGGCTACTTGAGGATCATATGTTGTATCTTGAACTGTAGCATATGTAGTAAACTGATTAAACATGTTGTTTATGCTCAATGAATAATCATAAGCATAATAATTACCTTTTGTAATTCTATTAGGATCTATATTAAATAAAAAGGCAAGATCCGTATATTTATACGGAATATATGGTCTTTGATAATCAAATGTACCTGGATTTCTAAAATCAGTTATTACATCTGATTCTACAAAGAAATCTCTCACTCCTGAAGAAGCTAAATAGAAATATGAATCTCGTATACCAGAACCAAATGTAGGTGGATAATTAAGTGTTGTATCTGTAGCTCTGTTATAGTTTCTATTATCCAACTTATAAAAATCAGTTGGCATAAAACCTGTACCAAAAGAAGGACCTGTAAAATAACTTATTAAGTTAGCAATATTTGTAGGGCTAAAGTTTATCCATGTAGCATCATACTTAAAGCTATTCATCCAGTACCTAGCTTGAGGTAACATTTGATAAAGAAAATAATTAAATTCAGTTCCATTTGGTACATCATATAACCAATTGTAAAAGAACAACATAGTATTCTTTTCTGTAAATCTTGTTATATAGGTATCACCTTTAAAAAGTAAATCTGTTGATGGAACTAGTCTTTGTTTTAATGTATAACTACAAAAACTAGATACAGTACTTTCAGGAATTGTATTAGGATCAAACTTAAATTCACAATCAGTGATAGGCAATTGTATAATTGTATTAATCAATCCATATTGATTCTTAAGTCTATATTTGATTCCTGCATAGTGACTTGCAATAATTAAATCAGCTTGATGTGTAATATTATTATTAAAGTCAATACTGTATCCTAAATCATTAAGCATACCAATTGATGCTTGAGATTCATCTATACTGTAACCACTTGGATTTAATAATAAATGAGGACCTGTTAATGTATTACCTGTTGATGCCGCAGATGTTCTTATGAGAACTGTTTTAGATCTCTTAATATTATTAATAACATATCTTATTGTATTACTTGCTGGATCTACATATTCTGGAACATCTTGTAATGAATCATAAAGATAAAAACCATTCTCCATTCTAAATCTGCGTAATTGATTAGGATCAGGTTTGTAGAATAATCTATAAAAACCATGAGAAATCAATTGCAATGCATACTGTCTAAATGGTAGGAATGCATATATTACATCTAATGTAAGACCAACACCTTCAGAAAAATAATACAACCATTGCTGTACACCACCAAGTACAGATAATGCTGGAGGAAGTTGTTGTGATCCTGTAAGCTCACTTTGATAAATTATTGCATTATAAGTAGCTCTTGCAGTTAGCGAATCTTTATTATGTTTCTTAAATATATCTGCAACATCATTTTGTCCTGTTAGGGAATCTATAAAAAATTGACCAGTAGCAAAAGCACTTTGCCAATCAATATTCCATGCAGTATTAGCATTTGCTACATCAATCCCTGCTTGGTTATTTGTATTATCAACATTGTTTGTAGTATTCAATGTACCAGATGTACCAGATGTTCCTGATACAGTTGCAGGATAAACTCCTGGAATTAATGTTCCTGGAGTCATTGTAAGACTTTGATCTTGTTCAATCTCATGTTGGCCTGTATAACCTCCTTGCGGATAGTTAATTTGTTTCTTACCACCAGTTGATAATAATGCATTTATAAGACCACCTATTATCATATAAAATAAAGCTCCGTCTGATACTAATTTATTTGTTGGATGTTTGTCAGGTTGAATAAATTTTGTAGCAGCAGTTCCTTTTAGATAACCATAAAGTTTTAATTCTGTAGTTGATAAGTTAGGATTTCTAAAACTTGTATCAGGTGATGTAAATGTAACTAACTCTAAAGGTATGTTTTGATTTAATACATTATCATTATTATCAACCTTCTTTATAAATGCATCATTATATAAGTAATTATGATCTCCAGGATTTGTCAATGTGTTTCCTGGAGGGATGATACAGTTGTATGGATGATTTGGATATAATCCTACTTTACCTTGACCACCTGAACTTCCAAGAATATTATAGTCCTTAAGATTATTTATCATTCCTTTTGCAAGAATGCTTTTATTACCTTTTCTTGTACCTCTTAAAATTTCATAACCTACAATATTAGTTAAATCTTTTCCTGCTTCATCTTTAGGAAGAATAATATTACTAAATCTTACTCCCATTATAATAATAGAATTTGTAATACCTAGATTAGTTTCGAAATGTGGAGATAACTCATTATCAGGAAACTTGTGATGTCTTATATATTGACCACATAGATCATAATAAAGTACAGGTTGTGTAAGATCTGGAAGCGGAACACCAGTCCAACAATTAGCAGATGAGTTCCAAACTTCTTCTTTATTGTCTGGATACTGTAATGAAGACTGCCAGTAAGCCATATCTCCATATGCTCTAAATATACCACCGTCAGGTAATACTGTTCCTGGAGTTCCAGAAACACTTGCTGTATTAAATGTTTCAAATACCATAGTATCTCCTGGCAAACTATCTCCATTAGTATAAGGAGCAGTTTCTAATAATGTTGTTGAAGTTCCAGGAATCTTAAAGTTTCTTGGTCCCCGTCCGGGAATATGATATGATGCAGACTTATCTCCTGTATTGTAAACCCATCTAATAAAGAAACAGTAAACTTCATCTCTTAGATAACTAGTATTGGAACCACCCTTAATATAATAATCTTCGGGATACTCTACAGCAACCCACTCTGTCTTAATTAAGTTTGCTAATGGTTGATAATTAAAATCAAACTTGGATGTTGGTCCTATTCTTAATAAATAGTTATTTACATCTACCATTTGATCTGATCTCTCATAAACTGGATTCTGTTCTCTTAAAGATAAAGAAGTTACAGCAGGTAGAGTTTCTTGTATCTGATCAATAAATATTTCAGTGAGTCTTGTTGAATAGTATCCAAATTGTTTTATAGATGTTTGTTCATCTATAATTCTAACAATTACAAGTTCAAACTCATCAAAGTTTTCTTGATCCGCTTCTATTCTAACTAATAATGAGCCTTCTCTATCTCTTTCATTATATATAGGTTGGACATTACTTGGTGAATAATAATTAGTTACTCTATTGTTTTTAATACTATATGCTACTTGAGCATAGTAAGAACCATTTTGTAATGTTCCACTTCCTGCAGCAATTTCTAATGATACACAAGGTGTATGTACTATTCTAGCTAATAATAAAGCATTGCATTCTAATTTATTGTCATCTTCACAAATATTACAATTACCATTAGTTACAGTACATATTTGTTCCCATTGTACACCAGGCCACAAGATTCTGTTACTTGAATTATCTATATACCAGTTAATGGTACTTGGAGAACCACTACCTTGCCAGGTATATACATTAGGATTTGGCCATAACTTTGGATCTCCTATATTTAAATATTTATCCGGATTCAAACCATCTGCCCAATAGACTTGCCAAGAACAATCTTCTTTTAATCTAGATGCTCCAGATATAAGATTATACTTATTAAATTTTAAACAATTTTTATCTTGAACTATAATTCTATATAAACAACTATCTTCATCAAATAATCCTATCTCTGACCAGAAAGGTCTATCTAAGGTATCATATGAAACAGTAAAGACAACCCATTTATCACTAAAAAGATGAATTATACCTATAATATGTTTACTCACTCCAGGAAGTAATTCACCAGCTTTAATACATAATTGATTTGATGCCTCATTAGATAATGTAGATATGTCACCTTCAATAGTATTGTTAACTACATTTCGGGCATGTGTCCACATACCTTCATCTATGAAACTTGCATCATAATCTTTGTTAAGTCCTTTGGTTAAAGAATTAAGTTTATTGTTATTTGATTCTTGTGTTTCCTTTGCCATAACTATACAATTCTATTACTTACCGCTCTTCTATAATATTGATTGTTAGGTAAATGAGATTTAAACATATCATAGTATTTTGCATACTGTGATTTTCTATTAGTCCACCAGAGTTTCTCCATTTCTTTGAAATTAGGTGTATTAACTAAACTTAATGCATTGTTTCTTGCTGCTTTGTATTCAGGAACAATAATCTGTAATCTCTGCGCTACATCTTCACCATTTAAGGCAAGGTTTTCAATTATTCTTTTCTTTAAAGCATACTCATAGTATTCATTAAGTAATGCATGATCAGGAACAAGTAATTGTCCTTGTTCATCTTCTAATTCTCCTTGATAGTTTAAATAAACTTTACCTGTTTCAAATGTTGTAAATAAATAGCCTCCTTTTATCCATCCTTCATTATAAGTATTGTAATATAGATTAGGACATTCGCATTCTATATTCTGACTTGATTTCATTCTTAAAGGAAGTAAAGTTTTATAGATTCTAGTAAGTCCTGGGTTAATTACTTGGACAAGTTCATACTTTTCTCCTTTACAATTCATAAATACTCTTGGAGGAATACATGTGTCACCATATGGATTATTAGGATCATATGATGTAGGTATAGGATCTACTATAGGATGATTAAGATCGCAAGCTGCAGTTTTATTACATGGATTAGAATTACATGTTCTACAATTAACTGTAATAGGAGCACAAGTATCTACTGTACTTGGAAATTCCTTATATGGAATTTCTTGTATATTTGTTCCTCCTTGCATTCCTCCATATCCAACTCTTTCTTCAAACTCTCCACAAATCATTCCGTAATTCCATACATAAAAATCATCTGGTAATTTTACTTTATTATGACATACTTCAACAATAACTTCTTTGGTTTGATTTAATCTAAGACCCAACTCATAGTTTAGTTTTCTTACCAACTTAATAAGTTGTTGAGGCTCTATCATATTTTCTAGAGCAAATGTATTTAAGTCAATAGTAACATCTTCCAGCAACTGGTCAAAGGTTCTGTATTTAAGAGTATAATTAAAATCCATTATCTTAAGTTATTTTGGCTATCATCTGCACCATCAGATGGTATATTGATTGCCATGGTTAATTCTTTAACAACAAATTGTTCAACTTCAGAAAACAAATATTCAGGAATATTTAATGGTTGATCTTGTTGAATTTGACAAGGATCCGTATCACAGTTTTCAGTATTGTTTTCAAATATTGCTTCTATTCTTACGGCATCCCAATCAATATTTGGAGCATACAAGTATCCATTAAGATACCAGAAGTAAGGTCTTTTATTATATTTAAAAGTTGTTGACTTACTAATAGATATCCAAGTTCCCGGATCTGTTCTAAACATTTCAATAGAACCATCTATTGAAGATACAGTACGAATAATAGGTCCAAACATTCCATTTAAAATACTAGGAAGTTTATCCTTTGATCTTTTAAAATAACATTCTGAATATACACCTACACAACCGGCTTCTATTTTATCAACATCAATAAGTTCTACGTATGGTAAAACTTGAAAGATTTGACTCATCTTCATTAGTCTAAACTGATTGTCTTCTCTTTTAATTAATGTTTGAGAATACTTCATCAAGGAAAAGTAAATAGTCCGGTCTGTTAAAAACGGATCTTCCTTTACAGCTTTTAAAGTATTCCTCACTCTTGATATTGCTTCACCTATTGTTGTCATAAGTCAAATTCATTATATGTAGTCAAAGACTTTTTAGTCTCATACTCAGCTCTATTTTTATAGTAACCTTTACTATATGTTGTATTTAATTTTTTTGTAGAATCTATAGCAACATACATATTCCAATTTTCTGCATATGACTTTGCTACACTTCTTTTAAATTCTCTGCATGCTACAAAACTCCAAAATTCTCTATTCTTTATTTTGTGTTTTGGAGCAAAATTGGTAAAAAAGATTTTGGCCAGTTTACCATCTGTGTCAAAATTATTATTAGTAACAGTTACTCCATACTTTAGTGACTTTGCAAAATCAACATTTCTTTTTTTACTTTGCTCGCAACTTCCTATAAATAACCAACCTATTTGATCAGGTAATTGAATCCCATCTCTGTTGTCAATTACATTCTGATACACTGCTGTATTAAAGGTTTTTATAATAGTCTTTATCACAGCTTTATCCAGGTTTTTATATTCTGGATAACTTAATTTAAATTTATCAAAGAACTCTTGATTTAAAATACTGTGTACTTCAGGCCTAAATCTAGGTGCTTTTACGTCTGGTTTTTTAAATTCCTTCATATTAATATACTAAAAATAAATGACTTTAACAAATGTAAGTAAAAAACAAAACCCCCACAAGTGTGAGGGCTTTGCTGTTGTTGTCACAGAAACCAACAAACCTGCAACATTTTTTTGTATTTTAATTTAAGCTGGAACTTCATAAAGCTTTCCCCATGTTTCAATTGAAGCTATAACAAGTGTATTACCTGTACAGTCAATAACAATACCTTTGTCTAGTATTCTATCTAATATTTCTGCTTTAGATGAAGGATCAACAGTTTGTAAATTAAATGCAGATGAAATACAGTCAGCAAGTATACACAAATAAGAAGAACCACTTCCATCTAAACCAATAGCACCTGTTTCAACAATACCTTTATCTAGTAGATTATTAATCTGTGCTCCACTAAGATTTAATTCTGAAATCATTTGTGCATAGCAATTTTCAAAACTAGGATTGTCACATGGATCAGGATAAGCTGGTCGTCCTTCTTGGGTTTCAGTAAACTTTAAATACGTTTCTATAGATGCTTTAATATTATAACAACACTCAAGTTCATAACTGATTATTTCTGCATATTTATTAAATGTTTCAACTGAGGCCAAAACATACCGGCCACATGGAGGACAACAAAAATTATCAGGTATAGAACTAACTGAACCTTCATCTAATATTACATCAACAATAGCTGCTACAGAATTAGAAGGACTGGTATGAAATACAGGCATATTTTATAGTTTTAATTATTATCATTATTATATTAGGCTGGTACTTCGCATCCATCATTTACCACAAATGATGTAAATGGTGACTGTAAAGATGAGTATGTACCTGCTGGACAACCGATAGGTCCTGATAGGACAGCTTTAGCATTAGAAGAATTACCTAACTCAAGACTTAAATACCACTTGCTTTGAACATCATTATACCACAAATAGTATGTGTCACCGTCAACTTCTATTTCATAACTGAAAGTTGAATTGAATAAACCTGTAGGATCATATTGTTCAGGATCTGCCTCAGGAGTAGAGTTAATAGATATACAATAACAACTTGCATTACAAGATCCTTCAATAGCTATGTTAAATAGATACTGAATAGGATTAACACCACAACCAGTACATGGTATACAATATTTAGGTTCACTACAATCTGTAGTTACTCCACAGGGACTTTCAAATTTTTCTGCATCCTCACATTCTGCTAGTGTAGCAAATTCTCCACTTGTGTTATCTAATTGAACACAGTCACAACCTTCTGCTTTCCAACTTATTGATGGAGGAGGAGGAGGGGTTTGACAAAAATAATTAATCAATTGATTTAGTGCATCTGACATGTTTGTATTTGTATCTACTATAACATCGTCTCCACATACTATAGGATCACCTGTATATACTACACATTGTGCATCAAATACTTCTGAACATGGTTCCGGTGTAATGCATCCTTCTGGTGTAGGACACGGTGCCGGAGTTGTAAGAGCTTTGTCTTCACATCCACAATTTTTACATTTATTTTTTATTGTTGCCATTATAAATATTTTAAGGAGCTACACATGGATTAGGTGTTGGTATGACTGCGGCACATGGATTAATAAATGCTCTCATACCATCTAGTCTAATTATAAATCCTCCCATTTGATCAGCTCTACCACAGTTTTGACTAAATGCCCAAGTATCTGCTACAGCAGTAATCTCAGGAGAATATGTTCCTGCTGAAGCTGCATTATAATTTGAAGGTGCTACTGGTGTAAATGTTGGAACATTTTCTCCGGCAATCGGATTACTTATCAAGTGTCTACCAATTCCACTATATTCCCAACCAGAAATATTAGATGTATAAGACTCATCAAAAATAGGACCTTCCCAAGATAAAACACCTGTACTTGAAATTGATAGATTTCCTAGTGTGTGAAGAACTGCATTCTTATTACCAGTTGTTCTTACTGTTCTAAAAGCAATTATTCTTGTACCTCCACCAACTGTATATGCACCATCAAAAGTTTGTGCTGGAGCAAGGATACCTGTTGGAATAACTGAGTTACCTAAATTAAAATTAAAACCGATACCCACATTTCCAGGAGCCCATGCAGCACCGTTGTATGTAATTATTTCACAAGAATCATCGTCATTGAAAGATTGAACTGTATTAAATGTATTACCATATTGTAATGGAATATAATCATCTGAATCTGTTGACATATTTATATTACCACCTCCTCCAGAATTTGCATTACCCATTGGAACAACAGCATATCCTCTAAAATGAACTTCATTTCCAATTCTTCTACACTGTGGTCTATTAGGATTAGCATTCATAAATTTAAAACCAATTAAATTAATCCATCCTGTATCTTGAACTGTAGCTGTTAAAGTTCCTGAAGTATATGTTAAATTTACAGTGGTTGTGTCTGCAACTGTAATTCCTATATCTAAATTATCTACATAGTTAAACATATCACATAATACAACCCATATATTATTTATCGCATCTGCAACTGAATTGTAATTAGCATCTTTTATCCAATCGGGATTTGTACCATATGATGTTCCTGTTGATAATTGCAGTGTTCCATCTGAAATACACTTTTGAGCTACAGCAGCTAATAATTCAGTTGTTGTACCAGTTGCTACATAAAATGGGCACCACACAGTGTTTAAGAATGTACTTACTAAAGTATCAACAGATACTTGAGTTCCAATACCATACGGACCTATTTGACATGTTAAAGTAATTTTAGGTAATTCATAAACCGGTAAATCATTAATTTGTTCTTGTAAGTCATTTGTTATATTAACAAGATTTGCTATAGAAACATCTATAAGTTGAATTTCAGAAATTATATTACAAATTTTACTAGCAATCATCTGTACATAATCTAATAATTGCATAGTAGTTTGAGTACCTTGTACAAAGCATGGAGCCACAGATACAACACAATCAGGGCATCCTGCAGAACCTCCTGTACCAGGGTCAATTTCATTTTGCTCACATATTTTATTAATTAGTAAGTCCATAAGAGCTTTAAAATCTTCAGGAGGATTGTCTCCTATAGATAAACAAGCAAGATCATAATTACTAACATTTGTTTGATCTAATAGATCACATAGTTCTTGAGCTAATTTTGCAATTATTTCAGAAACAGAATCACCAGCACAAAGTTTTATACATGGAATATCTGGTCCCTGCCAAATTACACAATTGCTTGATATTGGACTACATGTTTTATTATCTATGTTTAGTGGTTTCATATGTTCTATTATATAATATACTAAAAATATTTAAGAATTGCAACATATCAGCAAGAAAGTACAATACCTAATGTGTTTAAAGCAGATACAACTTGTGCCATATAGTATGCTGGAGTTGATCCAGCTGTTACATCTAGCTGATAAGTAAAGTTAGTACCGACATAATCACTAACATTAAATGGTGGTGTATATACTCCGGTATCAACAAATGTTGCTTCTGTTAATCCTCTAAATCCAGGATATGAACCAGGACCTGTATTAACTCTAAATGCACAACTTTTTAATGTATACGTAAAAGATGCAAGATTTGCTCTTAATGTAGAAATATCAGCATCGTATTCTGGAGTTTTAATTGCATTATTAAATGGTTGACCAATACCACCATAACCATATTCATTTGATTCATCAGCAAAAGTTAAATTAATAACTTGATTTACAGTTGTATCAACTGTTCTATTAAAGTTTCTTTCTGTAGCAAAACATCTTACAAATCTTTCATTATAATCCCAAGATGGAGCATTAGACATATTTAAAACTTTTACTCTTTCATTATAAAGTACAGGATCATTATTGTAAATAGGTAATAAACATGTTTGAAGTAATGTAGATCGCATAGTTTGTAATGGTGGTAATGTAGAATTCATTGATCCAGAGTTATCAAACCAAATGTTAATTTCTGTATTGCTTGATATAATATTACATATTACTTGACACCACTGACTTCCATCCCAATATCGTACTGCACAATCATGAGGGTTCAGTAATTGCCAACCTGAAGGAGTTTTTATATTAACATTACAGTCACATATATCTACCCAGTTTGCACCATTAAAAATTTGATACCTACTCATATAATAATTTTATGCAGGAGGACATGATTCAATCCAAATATCACCAGCTTTAATTTGATTGTTTCCTGAAATATAGTTTACACCAAAACCTTGAACTGTTCCGTATAAAGTATTAAAGTCAGTAAGTGTTGGCTCAGTTGATTGTACAAATACAGCCACACCTCTTCCAGAATAACCATTTGTTCCGTTTGTACCTGGAGTTCCCGTTACTCCTGGTGGTCCTTCTATTACTTGAATTGAACATATTTTATTAATAAGTAATTGTATTAGCTCTTGTGTGTTAGCTGGAACGCGACCTGTAGTAAGACATGTAAGATCATATGAACCAGGATCTAAAGAATCTAATAGATTACATAATTCTGTTGCTAATGCAGCTACTACATCAGATATTGTATCCCCATTGCATAACTTAATACAAGGTATGTCAGGACCTTGCCATACTATACAGTTTGAAGATATTGGAGAACAAGGTTTAGTGTCTAAATTTAAAGGTTTCATATTTTATATATTAGTGCTGCAAGATTTTAATGTTGTGTTGCATCCGCATCCACATGTTGATGTATTATCACAGCAAGACTGAACAGGTGTACACTCATAATCAGGGTCCGTTGCTCCTTGTAAATCTGCTAGTTCTTTTTTTATAATCCACTTCTCTCCGGCATCAACATCTGGACAACAGTTGCTTATACCGTATCTTTTTTCAAGAACTATCTTATAAAATATCTCTGATGATTTACATGCGTACTTTTCATATTTTTCTGGATCACATGAAGGAACTGAATAACCAGGTTTAATTTTTCTTTTACTTCTATCTAATGGACAATAGTAACTATCACTTTCTTCATTTACTAAACAGTCTCCAAATGTTTGAAGAGAATCAGTTTCAGGCCAAGTTACCTTCCATTGCTTAACACATCTTTTAGAACTAGATGTATTTGGTTCCAAAGTAAATTCAATTTCTTCGTCATTACAATCTATATATTCATATGTTTTTGCTGTAGTTGCAAAATTTGTAATTTTATTGCATATACAGTCTGCTTGTGGATTACATTCTGGACAAGTGTCATACTCATTTGTAACAAGAATAGAAATTGGATTTACAGGTTCTCTTGTTGTACCATCAATTTCAAAACAAGTTTTATAACCTTTGATTTTTATAATTTTTCCTAGATATTCAAATATATCTGTATCAGTATATATTATATTATTTGGACTATTACAATCTACTAATTTATAATATGTTTTTTTACAATCCTTACAATTTTTAAACACAAAGTCAATTACTATAGGTTGTGTTGAAGGCGGTATATAATTTATTTCACTTACAGTCCAGCAATCACCACAATCTAACTGTACTGTTTTACTAACATACTCTGAAAAATCTTCAGTACTGTATTTAGAAATATATTGATTATCACAACTTGTAAATTTATAAGCAATAATTGGAAGACAGCTTGGGCAATCATTAAAACTTTCAGAAACAGTAACAGCCACAGCACACTCACAATTTTCATATAATGCTTCTATTTCCCAACAACCATCATTACCAGTAATCTTTATTATTTTTTCATTTTGGTAATTATCAAATAATGCTGAACTATACGAAACAACAAGTTCTTGTTCTGTTTTACAATTTATTAATTTAAAACATACTGGAACTGGAGGTGGAACAGGACATTCTTCACAACTTGCTACAGAAGTAAGAGCTGTTACTTCTTGCCATTCAAGTTTAATATCATCCTCATCTGGATCAGGATTAGCTAACTCAAAATATGCACACCCTTCCCAAATAGGAGTAGAAAGTTCGGTAAATAGTTCTGTAATACCATCCTCTACATAATCTTCAAATAATCCAGCAGGACCGGGTTCTCCATTATTTTGAATATAAACATTTTCACCACCTATTGTAATAGGAAGATTATTAGAACAATTTTTTAAAATATAATAGTCTGGATCACATGACAGACAGCTTTCAGCCATGGGTAATGGTGTAGGTGTTATTATCCAATTATAAAATGCTGGAGGAATAAACCCTACACTTGTTATATTAAAACAACCTGTAATAGGAGAACCTAAACCATCTACAGTAATTTGTGTTACTATTAGATCTTCATAATATGAAGGAGGAAAATCAGGTGGAACAAAAGGAGGTAAATACCGTATATATAGTATCTGTCCAGAAACCTCATAAGGAAGACCTGTTTTACAATCATTAAGAGTATACCAAAGTGGTTGAGTAGCCATTAGGTAGTAAATTTATTTAAGTTTTTATATCTTTCCTTACCCCATAGGTTAAGTTTGTTACCTGTTACAGTTTTCTTTGGAGTAACTGTCTCAGTTTCTTTAGTTGTCTTTACTGGTTTATTTACACAATTAGTACAAGCACTTTTACCATCTGATGTTGTTCTTCTCTGACATCCGCAAGTAATTTTTGATCCACAGTTTGGACATTTTGACATATTTGTTGGTTTTAAAAGTTTAACAATTTGTACAAGACATTTTATTTAAAAGCTTTAATGCATAATTATATAAGCTCATTCCTTTTTGTGGCTCATGACAAAACTCTACTTTTGACTTAGCAGCATCAAGAAACATTTTTATAAGTCTTAGTTCCTCAAGAATTTTTTTAACTTTTGCCGGAGGATCACATGCATTAGCATCTACATCACACAATATCTTATAATATTTATTCATTGCTTGAGTCACTCTCATATAGTTATACTCTACATACACTTGATCATTAGGAGATACACTATACTTAATGACATATATTCCATCTGGAATATCTAAATACTGGGTTTCACAATTAGTACTTTGTAATTTTAAATCACAAGCTGTTAATGTTATATGACCATTATCAACAAAATCATCCATTACATCACCTTCAATCTGAACTGAATAATTAAATCCAGGTACTGTTATATTTAGTGTAGGACAAGATATTGGTAACAAAGGGTTCATAGCATAAACACTTGTATCAAATATCTTCATGATACATGAGTTCATTACAAACGGAACCTCTAAACTTAATACATGATTTGCCATAATGAAATAATAAAAAAGGGGAGGAGTATGAAACTCAGCTCCCCTTAATTTGTTTTATTTTATAAAATTAAACTGCAGGGCAATTATTACAACCAGGGTAATTATAAGTTGGTTCACACGCAGTAACACAACTTTCTTCTTCTAATTCTACACAGTCAGACCCAGTACTTGATAACCAACCATTAACAAAATTTTGAAATTCAACTATTTCACCATCAGTGATGATCTCTAATAAGTATTGATCATTGTCAAATGTACTAGTTGGGTTATTGAAACGTGGAACATTATGTAACAAATAGTATCTTGTATACAAGTTGTTACGGTTAATGTAATCAAACACACTGTATCCTTGTGTAATCTCACGAATCCTGAAATCACTGTGGAAGAAGTTTTGTCTGTATTGTTCAGATAAGATTAGATCTCTTGCGACTGATTCTCCAAGACCCATAGCTTGTCTACCTTCACATTCTTTAACAACACATAGTTGATTAAATAAACATGGATCACCATTAAGATCAACTTCAGAAGCATAGATTCTAACTGGCTCAACTTCATAGAAGTCAGTCAATTGGAATGTACAGTTTTCAAATTTAGTGTCTACATAAGCACCAACTAATACTAAACCTGCACATTCGCCTTCTTCATATCCTTCAGATACATAGTTGTCCCAAGTATCACCACCATTAACTGCTAACCAAGCCGCATCTGTTCCTGGTGCGTACCATCTATCACCAGCTTGATCAATTACAATTGGTAACAAGAATGGAGAGATAACCGGGTATCTTACAATTGCTTCAGCCCATTGAATAAAAATTAAAGTTGAGTCAATTTCTACTGGAGCAATTGCACCTTCTGGACAACATCCTCCATATGCAGAAGCAATAATATATGAGTTGTGGTTAAGTAATCTTAAAGCAGGAGAACCTTTAACATCAACACGTAATGTGTAAGTCTCACCACAGTAGAATTTTTTACAACAACCAGGGTTTTCATCCGTGTATGCTGTACTACCTAAATGAACTATTTCATTTTGTGGTTGACATGGATCTACACGGTAGAATTTGTTAACGTACTTAGGGTTAATTGTTTTAGACTTGTTAGACTCTAGATACCCTCCGTGGAAAGGACCAATTTTGTCTTTTTGATAAATAGAACCAGATGCTAACACTAAAGGACATGTTGCTCCAGCATCTGAAGGTATAATTTCCCAAGTTTTTGCATCCACAAATGCAAACTGCCCACCTTCTAGGATATTACCTGGAGTACCTAGTTTACCAGATAAGCCTTCCGGATTAAATCCTGCAGTACCTACAAAGGTCTTTTGAAAAGCGTGATTAAAATAAGCCATTGTTTTTTGTTTTAGTTAATAAATAAATATAGTATAATATAATAAAAGTTTTTTAATTATCCAAATTATTTTAAGAAAAGTAATTTGTATTTAATAGAATTAATTGTAGACTTGATAGTATCTAGATCATTTACTATTTCTGAGTATGGCATTTTAGCTTGTAACTTGTTTACCATTTCATAGATTTCTCTAATGTAATCTAAACTTTCTTGTACTGAGTTAAGTGTTCTTGGAGCTACTTCAGAGTAAGTAAGTAACTTCTCTGTTGCTCCTTGGTATCCTTCTGCTAAATCATCAGCATGTCCGGGTAATGCATCATATAACTCATTAAGAGCTTTGTGAGCTGCATATGATCCAGTACCAGTTACTTTAAGATGTAGTTTGTGAATACTGGTTGCAGCATTCATAAGTTCAGATACACATGCTGCTGTCATAGTATCTACAGAGCCTCCCGCAGGAGCACTAGAGGATAAAGCACTAGTTGCAGCATCTCTTTTTAACATTCTAGGTTTTTCCATTTTTATTAGTTATTACGTTCAGCTCCTTCTGTACCTCTAGAGAATTGGTTTCCAGACTCAATATCTCCAGCAAGTATACTCACAGCCTCATCTATTATTAATTCTATTATATCATCTTTAAATTCAGACTCTACTTCTGCAGGAGATGCTACACCAGTATAAGGATCTACACAACCTTGGATTTGAATTTTAATTGGCTGTCTATAATATATAAGGTCAGCGGTTTGTATCTCAAATTCTCCGTTAGTATAAATGTTGACTCCATTACCTTTTAATGTAGCAAATGTTTCTGCCCATTCAAAGTTAGGTTGCTTAGCTTTATCTCTTAGAAGTTGATTTAAGTTTCCTTCCTCTGCCAAATACACAGTCATTCTTCTTTTATCACAACATCCTTTGTTGGCAAATACATCTACTCTTTTCCATTGAAGGTATTCTGCAGGGATAGTTCCTCTGTAGTAATATTCTTTATTCTGGATAGGAAGAGTAACTGTAGTTAATAAAGCTTGTAAATCATCTTTTCTCCGGGTAGATTGTTCATCACCTTCTTTAACTTGATTAATGCCATGAAGCTGTCTCCGGGTCCATTCAACCTGAGCTTTATTAAAAGCCTCCACAACTTGCCAGCATTCTATATTATCATAGTCTTGGCTGTCAAGCTTATTGATTCTTTGTTTTAACTTTATGGTAATAGTACTATTAAGCATGTCTTATTTCTTTTTGGTTTTTATAGAACCGCCTTTTTTATGTTTTTTATTTTTAGCTACTTCAGCTTCATAAGATTTTCTAGCTGGATTACTCATATCTCTATATCCAGAATGATCACCTCTTCTAGAAGTCATAGCATCTTTTCTATATGGATTTGCAGTACCTGAATCACCAAAATCTTGACCATAAGTAAGCTCATAAGCTTTTTTAAGTAATGGTTTATTTTCTGTAATTTTATTTGCCGCCCCCATCATTGTTGCACTTGTATCAGCAGCAGTTGCTCCTTTAGTTGTCATGTATGATTGGAAAGGGGTTTTAGTTCCACCTGGCTGAAACTTCTTCATTGACTTCTTTACAACACTTTGTCTAGCTTCATTAGCTTTTCTAAAGAATGTAACTGGATTTTCTTTATTAGTCTTTTTCATCTTATCTGTTTTTAGCAATTTTCTTAAAAGTCTTAGCAAGAGCTTTAGCTCTACCTGTACAACCTGGTTTAGTTATTGGAGTACATTTACCGGCAGTACCTCTTCTCTTTATAGAAGCTGTAGCTTTCTGTATCCATTTCTTATCAGTAGCCCCTCCTTTTTTTGCCTGATATAATTTAGGTTCTGCTTTAGGCTCTTCTTTTATAATAGATGGTTTGTTAACTCCCCGAAGAACTCCTTTTAAAGTTCTTGTTTCTTTAACTTTTTCATCTTCACCATACTTTTTGGTAATTTTAGTTTTATAATTACCATCTGGAGAATAATACTTTAACTTGGCTTCTTTTGGATTTTTAGGTTTCTTAGTTGCCATGATTATTTCTTTTTAACAGAACCACCTTTTTTCTTAATAACTCCACGGCCTTTAAGAATATCTGCCTTAGTTACTTTACCATCACCTGTAAGATCTGGGAAACCACCTTTTTGAAACTTAGTTCTTGCAGGTTCTCTCTTACCTATAGCTGTATAACCTTGAGCTTCGGCAGATCTAATTTTACCTGGATAACCTCTTTGTACATTTACAGAAGCACCAAATTTAGCTTTTGAAGTTTCTGCAGCTTTTTTCTTTTCTTTTTCTTTCTTAGCTTTTCTAGCTTTAACTTTATCAGCAATTGCTTTTCCTGCAATACCTAAAGCTCCTAATATACCTGCACCAACTCCTAATTTAGCACTTCTTGTAGAAAGAGGTCCTTTATTGACTGAAGTCATTTCTTGACATCCTTGTATTGTCCAATAATATCCTGGAGGACAACCTTTAGATTTAGCTGAACCACCTTTTTTTAGGATTCGGCCTTGTTCAGATCTTGGGTTATTAGAATATCTTGGCATACCAACTAATCCAGTTGATCCACCATCTGCTATTTTTTTTATTTTTTTTACAGATCCTCCGGCTTTCATTTTGCCACCACATCCAGTTTTACAAGTTTTCATTTTATATATATTTTAACAGTTCCATTTTCTTAAAGACTTATTGATCCTTGAGTTAGGATCATTAGCTGTCTTAGAGCTTGTTAGTTTTTTCTTCATACCTGACATTCTACTACAGAAGCTTTTTCTTCTTTTAGCAGATTTGCTATCAGGATCAAGCTTAGAAGGTTTTGTAGTTACAGCTGTCTTAAGTTTACTACCAGGATTAGCTTTTCTATAACTAGCTACTCCTTTAGCATTAAGACCACCTGTCTTATTTTTACCTTCAGATCTTGTCCAAGCAGGTGACTTTGCCATTATCCTTTCTTTTTAGTAGTTGTTTTCTTAATAGGAAAACCATTTTTATCATAACCTGGTTTTCCTTTTTTAGATTGTCTATTAATATCTTTACCAGCTTGTTTAGCTCTTTTAAAAGCTTGGTCAGAGTATTTTGGAGAATTCATATTACGTGCAGCTGACTCATAAGCTTCACGTTCAACTTTTGTATAATAAGCAGTACTATCTGCTGGAGGTTTTACAGACATACCTTTTTGAGCTTTTGGTAAACTCTTAGGTTTTTTACCAGCTTTCTTCATTGAGATAGCTATTGCTGCTTGTTGTGCTTTACTTTTTGCCATTACCTTTTCCTTTATATTTATAATCCGGGTTATCCTTATGCCATTTCTTTGTAGCGGCTACTCCTTGTTTAACAGTCTTAGCTCTACCTTTTGCAGTAAGATCTATTGTATCCCACTGACCTTTATCTTTGGTAGGATGGTTGACCATTATGTGGCCAACCTTTCCTTCTCCTTTCTTAGTAGTCTTTTTGTATACTACATGCTTTTCACCACCGGCAGTAACTTTTACTTTCTTAGTCTTTGCCTGTGCCATGATTAAATCTTTTTACCAGCAGCAATGCTGTTAAATTCTTTTGCCTTTTCAGCAGCCATCTTTTTTACATCATTCATAAGCTTAGCATTCTTCTGAATCTCAGCAGCTCTTTGTAATGTAGACATAGCAGATTCAATTTCCCACTTTCTCATGTCTGCTTTGCTACCACCTAAAATAGAAATACCAACTGAAGAAGATTTCTTAGCTGGTGTTGATTTTCTAGTTGTTGTTTTTTTAATTGCCATTATTTTCTTTTTTTAGTTTTTACAACTCCACCTCTTTTTTGTTTACTAAAAATAGGACCTGGTTTAGAATAGTTACTTGTTCCAAAATAAGTACCATCACCTCCTGGTGCAAAACCTTTTTCTCTTTTAAATCTATTAACTTCTTTATTTTTATCAATTGCCTTACTATAGGTAGCCTCAGCTTTATCATATAAAGCATCGGCTTTTGCTTTATTTGAATTAACAACTTTTTGGGATCTTTGTAATTGATTAACAGCTTTTCTATTAGTTATATTTCTATCAATTCTTTTTCCAGCTAAAGAAACTTTATCAGAAAAAGATGGTTTAGTAGAAGATGATGTGCTTGTAGATGGTTTAGAAGTTTTTGGTTGCATTTCTTCATCATACTTATCTTTTAATTTTTTCCATCTATTCAAATTTGTATTAGGATTAGCCATTTTTTTTGCAATCCTATCTGCTTTGTTAGATCTAGCTGGTACAGTAATACCACTTTGTGCTTTAACTAATTTTTTAACTGGTTTCTTAGCTTTCATCTTATACATTTTTAACTCTTCTTCCCATTCCTACTCTAGACTTCTCAGCCTTTTTAGCAGCTAGTTTAGATGGAGTTAGTTCATACTTAGTTTTTGGTGTATCCTTAGATACCTTTCTTGTAGGCCGGCAGTATTCATTTTTACCACCGGCTCCACAAGGTTTTCCTGATTTAGTATCTTGCCACTTTTCTGCTTGCCATCTTTTGAGTTCAGAACCTTTTTTGGTTTTTCTCACAGTACCTGATCCTTTTCTACATTTAGCAATTGCTTGAGAAGCCCTTGCTGAAGGAAACACAGCATACTGTGCTTTTACTCTATGATAGCATGCATCTTTTGGCATAACTTATCCTCTTCCAGGTGTAGCTTTTTTAGGAGCTTTACTTCTTGGTTTAGAAGGTTTCTTAGCTGTGTTAGAAGCAGCAGCTTTAGGATTAACACCTGATTTAACACCTTTACTACCAGCAACTTTACCTGCTTGTATTTTAGCATTAGGATTAACCATTCCACCAGTTTTGTATTTTACTCCAATCTTTTTTCTATCTTCTGCAGACAACTGTGCTACTTGTTTCTTATACTTAGGATCATTTGGATTTTTTGGACAACCTTCTCCTCGGCATTTAGCATCCGGATAAAATGCACCTTTGCTACTTACAGAAGGTCCATTAGATAGTCCACCTTTTTGCATTTTTTTCATTGTTTTCATTTTATTTTAAATTTAAGAATTCCAAAATTTCTCACAGCTGTTGTTAAGATCTTTCAGAATGTCCTCATTTAAAGGGTTCTTCAAGAATTCTACAACATCTGAAACATTTCTTCCAAGTAAGCCACTTGACTTAGTATGGTAGATAAATCCATCTGCCTTATTTATAATATACTTAAAAAATACGGAATCACGAACAATTGATTTAATTTTTAGTGTTTCCATATCCATATTTGCTGTTTCCATAAAGGATTTTGCAGCTCTTTCTTTGTTGGTCTCTCCACCTTCACCATTGATATATCTATCCATATTCTCATAAATAATATCCAACGGTGTAGATTTTTTATATTGTGTACTATTTATATCTACAACTTTTGCAATGTAAAATAACTTAGTACTGTTTTTGTCAAATAATTTCTGAAGTTCAGAAAGTGCTTTGTTACGCATTTTCTTATACTCAGTTCTAACCATTACTGTTTCTTCTTCTTTGTCTAAGTAAAACTTAGGAGGAACAGCTTTTGATCTAGCATCATCATAACTCTTAGCTACAATTGAAAATCCTCCAGCTTCAATAGCATAAAGTTTAACTCTGTCAAATGGGTCTTTAGGATCCAAGTACAAAGGTTCATTACCACATGATATGCTTATCTTATTCCAAAAGTCAGCATTATCTGGTTTAAGTAATTTTACTTTATTCCAGAACTGTGGGTCATCTACCTCTATATAATTAGCTGCAAGCTCTCTTTCTAATTCTGCAACTGCAGTTCTTATTTGAAAGATTCTTGCTTCTTTCTCATCTTTAGGGAGATGATTAATCTCCGGTGAGAATTCATTTAGTCCTGTGATGTATCTTATTACACCATTTACTTCTAAACAAGCTAGTTGTTCATTGTGTGTAACTCCATCAAATAGAGTCATACCATATTCTTCTAATCCCATGTTAGAAGTTCTACTGTCAAAGAACGGTCTGATAGCAATTGCCGTCTTTCTTACTGAGCCCTTACCGGTCTCAACCATTGTGAAATTTTCCATTGTTGTTGGTTTTTATTTGTTGGTTAAATTTAATACTTTTTAATTAAAAAAGGGAGGAGTTTCCCCCTCCCCGTTTTTTATAGTGTCCTGGTTAGAATGATCCACCAGTAATTGGATTTCTCATAACAATCTTAAGGACTTTAGTTGGATCCTTAACCCAGATAGCTGGCATTGTTTGAGACATCATAACACGGTACCCATTAAATTGTCCAGAAGACTGGAATCCTTGTGTACGTCCCATGTAGTCCATAGTACCATTTTGATACCACCATTTAAGTTGGTTGTCCCAAGACAATTTCAACAAGAAGATGTTATCATTTGTATTATCAGTAATGTCAAAGATAATAAAGCTATAAGAGCTTAATGGGAAACCATCAATGATTGGGTTCTCAATGTCATTTGTATGAATATTGTCAAATGCTGGGTTAAGAACAAACTTAACATTCGCCAAGAATGGGATTACATATGAAGTATATGCAAATCCAAAGTTCAAGTCCATACCTTTACCAGTGATAGCACCAATATCAGCAGCCTGAATCAAAAGACCTGAAGATACTGCTTCTCTTTTGATAGCTTCATTTACCATACGCATACCACCCATACCTGTTTGTACAACTAGGCTACGTTTTGGATCTGGACCTTGGAACTCAACCTTACCATTGAAGAAGTTGTAGATTTCTCCACGGAACAAATCAAGTGTAAAGTTATTTTTATTGTATACTCTTTTAAAAGAGTTATCCAACTGTTTCCAAAGACCTACAGACAATCTTACATCATCTGGACCATCTTGACGAACTCTACCTCCATGTCCCCACATTAAGTAAGTCTCAATGTCAGTAGCAATTTTGCTCAAGTGAGCAGCTTCCATTGTAGTCAAGAAAGTTCTAGATAAATCACCATTATCAAATGCACGTTTAACTTTATCTTTTCCAAGAACTTTAACCATATCATCTAATGATGTGATAGATGGATCAATGTTTTGGTCAAATGTTCTCCAGATCTCAGTTACAGGAACTGTACCATCTGCATTCATTCCACCTTTAATCATCAAGTCAGCACGGCTAGAGATTGAATAGTGAACATGAGCTTCAGCACCACCAACAAAGTTATAGAACTCACGGAATCCTGTTCTTGTTTGGATGTCAGAAAATCTTTCACCATATTCTCCACGGGCAGAACCTTTACGGAAAACTTTAGTACCGTTAGCCAAGTACTTGTTATCTAAATATTTGTAGTTGTCATTGTCTACTAATTGTACTGTATAGATATATCCATCTCCTAAAGGAAGGATATCTTCTGAAGGTACAATGTACAATTCAGCCCCATTATATTTGTCATAAGTGATGATGTCACCATGACCAAATTCTCTACGGCTTAATTTAATGCGGAATGTAGTTCCATCCACACCTTTAAAGTTATTGTCTGGTTCAATATCCTCAATGATGTAAGGTAAGTCTACAGACACAGGAGTCTGCCACTTATACTCACCACGAGCATTATCAACCATAATTACATTCTTGCCACCAAATGAAGACATTTGATAAAGCGGCATTTCAACTTTCTGAGCCATAGCCCATAAGTCAACTGGGCCTAAGTCCATAGGCTCAGCATCTTTCAGCATGTTAACCAAGTGGTAAGAATCCACATGGGAACTTGCGTTGTAAGCGGTATCCCGGAGGAATATACCATTGTTTAAAACTGGAGTTGCCATTTTTATATGTATTTAAATTGTTACTAATTAAAATCTCTTGAACATGTTAGGTCTTGAGATTGTCTTTTGTGTTGATCTTTGAGGAGAAGCTGTTCTTCTAGTTTCTTCCTCTTCAGATGTTGAAGATGCAAGTTTTCTTGACTCTTCAGTTTTTAATTGTCTTACTACTTTCTCAGTAGCTGCTTTAGATCCCTGCTCTCTTACTTTGTTTTTGTATCCATCTGGATCTGCAAGTAACCAAAGAGCTTCAGCAATAAGATCATGTCTTGGTTCTACAAACTGATATTTTTCTATCAAGTGTCCAAACAAGTTTGTAGGTTTACCAGAAATTGAAGGGTAGTTAGGTTGAACTAATCCGGAGTATAACATACTCTGCATTTTTTTGTCAAGTTTTACACCTCCTAGTTCTCCAGCAGATAGAGTGTTGAATACATTATCTGTATATGCTTTAGCTTGTTTTGCCTGCATTTCTTTTTTCTGCTCTTGTTCTGCTAGTTGTCTTGCAACAATTTCTTCTTGCATTCTATCTAACTTTGGTTTGAATTGGTTAGCTTTTTGTTCTAACTTATTCATGTCTACCCAGTCATTGATTTCTTCTTCAATTTCTTCAGGTGTTCCAAAGTTTGTAGCATAAAGATATTGTCTTGCAATTTCTGCTTGATCATACTCATCAGCCGGATCTAGTTCTCTTATTTCCTCAACATGGGCTAAGGTTCTAAATAAGCCTTTAAGATCTTGTCCGCCATCTGCTACATATTTAGCAGCATATTGGAGTTCTTCAGGAAGAGATTGAAAAAACTCTTTTGGAGTATTTTCTCTAATTGCATTTTCTCTTTCTTGAAAGTTAGCTTCAAATAGTTCTCTAAAATCTTTTGTTGTATACTCCTCTAAAGGTTTATCGTCATCAAAAGGAATTAGAGTACCTTCCTCAATCATTTTAGTTGCTAACTCAGCAAGACCTGATTTATCAACTTTTGGTCTTCCTTTATTGCCAGCATCTTCTTCTTGAGAAATTAAGCCATCAAGTTCAGCTATTGTTTCTTCAACTTCTGCTTTTTTTTCTGCTTCCTCTTTCTTTTCAGTAGGAGTAGCAGTATTGTCAAGGAACGTAGTGTCTACATTTTCTTTAGAAAACATAGACTTTGGTTTTTCTTCTGTCTTACCATCTTCAGGAAGCATTACACTTTCTGCACCCGGCATTCCAAAGATCTCATCAATATTAACTTCAACTTGCTCTACCTTTGTAGTATCAAGTACCTGGGTTTCCCCAGTTGCTTTGTTGGTTTCTTCCATTGTTGTTGGTTTTTGGTTATACATTAATATAATAATAAATTTTAAAAATTTAAAGCTTTATAATTCTTTTTATCTACTATATAGCTATTAATCTTTCTTTTTATTATTTTGTTTTTGATCAAACTTGTTTTTATTTACTTGAGCTATCTGTAATTGTTTATCTGCAATATCTCTTTGAGCTTGAATTTTTTCTCTTTCAATATTGTTTTTCTCTCTATCAATAGTCATTCTATTTGAATCTTTTTCTCTCTGAAGATTAGTTTGTTCTTGATATTGTTCCGTAGCTCTTATTTCTTTCATAGCATCCGCATAGTCAGACATTTGGTTTTCATTAACATCAACTGCAGCACCATATCCAGCAGCTCTAATTTCAGCCACTGTGATATTATTCTGAAGTTGTTTATCTTGTCTTTCAGCTTCCGCCTGAATTTGCATTTGTTTTTGTTTCTCCTGAGATTGAAGTTGTTCAGTTTGCATTTGTTGTTGAGATTGCATCTCTTGTTCCTTCATTTGTTTTTGCTTATCTTCAGAAGCCTTAAGAACAGTATTAAGTTGTGCAATAGAGTCAGACTGAATAATTTGACCAAGATCATAAATACTAGCACCTGCTGTATTATTTGACATAGCCAATTGTTTAAGTTGTTCAAGAATAGCTCTATGATTTGCTGTAGTACTGCAGAATATATTTAGATCCCTTAATAAAAGTTCTGTTCCATTAACTTGGAAGTTTACTTTTTCATCTGCAGAAGTTACATATGTTAGTCTTGCAGAAGGATTAGTTGAATGATAATACTGAGCTAAGTCAGTTCTCATTTGATGGACTCTTGGCATTAAATAATCACAGTGCTGAATAAAGAATACTTCTGTTTGTGCATAAGAAGCAGATGTTGCTTGTTCTACACCTGTTGCAGTTAATTGAGATAACTGCTGACCCATTCTTTGAGGATTTAATCCTATCACTTCAAATGCTTGAGATTTAAAATGATTAGCTAACTGAATCCTAGACATTAATCTTTCTGTTTGAGAAAGATCTAGTTTTTGGAAATGCTGGAAGTTTAATGCATTTTCAGTGTTAGTAATACTAGTGTCTAATGGAAGCATTTGGAAATTCTTCATAGCAACATATGCTTTTGCTAAATTTCCTTTTCCCCAATCTTCACCTAGTGAATGTCGTGGAAGAGTGTTCTGATCTAACATGATAATTGTACCAAGTTCATCAACTAAGATGTCTGCAATCTGATTGTTAACTATGTTGTATCCAATCTGATATGGCTTCATTAAGTCAATTAATGCTGTTGACTTGGTATTTCTATCTGAAAATACAGCACCTTCTACTGGTAACTTACAGCCATAAAGAGTACTATCTCCTTTGAACTGAAATTTTAAAGGTCCTAAATTATTTTTTTCAATTCCTAAGTATATTGGAGAAAAACCTCCTGGATTATTCATTCCCCAAAATGAAGGAATATTAGGTCCAATTTTTACACCACCCCATGTTTCATTAATCCAGATCCAATCTATATGTTCTCCATACACTAAAGTGTCTTTAGTTTTATTTTTAAAGAGTCTGTTATCATAGATAGGTTTATCTGTCACTACATATTCTTCTGATACTATTTCAGTGGTTACTTCACCTAGATCAGTGATTTTAGTTAAGTGTCCTACTTTCTTTTGTGATTTCCAATATACAGTTGATACTCTTAGTAAATATGCTGTACCTTGATCATAGTAGTCTTCACTTTCTGCAATTATTTGAGATACTATATCTGCACCATCTAATACAGTTCCGGACATAGCTGAAGTATACTGTCTGTATGCAAGAGATGGCATATTAACATTCCATTCATGAGACTTAGTTCCATCATAGAATGAACCATCATTTTGTAATCCTCCGATTGTATATCCAGCAGATCTAATAGGATATACATTTTCTAAAGCCTCAAGTTGTTCTTGTGTCATTAGATATCCATATTTATCTATTACATCTGACACAGTCATCATATCTGTTTTACCTACCCAGTTACCTTGAGAGATATATCTTACATCTGGAGACTTATGATAAAATGTCAATGCAGGATTCCAAAGTTCAATTTCATAATCATCTTCCATCATCTTAAAGTGCCAGAATTCTCTGTCTGTAATAAGCATATCACGGAATCCTCTTTCCTCTAACTCATCCATTCTAAACCTTTCAACATCAACTCTATGCTGATGAGCAGCCCATTGTTCTGTCATTGATTGGTAGTCTTTCTTAAAAAACTTTTCAATCTCAGGAAGAGTTTTTAGTTTATCAGGAGAAGTTTCTTGCTGAAACTCTGGACTTTCAGGATCCATACCCTGAGCAACTAAGGCTTGTGTAATTTTCATTTGAGCATCTGAAAGAAGAACTTCTTCTACCATCTTTCTTTTTTGCTCAAGCATTTCATTATATGAAAAGTCATCAACTGCTCTATATGTAAGTTTTGTAGATCTTTTAGCAAATTCACCTACTAGAACATTAATAACATTTGGAATGATCGGATAAAATTTTAGTTCAAGTGCTGATACATCTTCTTTAGTTAATATTTCAACTATATCTCTATAATCATTATCATCCTCAACTATATAATCTGTCTTATCAATAATACCTTTTGCTAGTTTATAATTTTTCATTATTCTTCTAGCATTTCTTCTTAATTGTTTTAGACCTTGCCACTCTAACCAGTCTAAGTTCCAAGCAGCCCATTGTTGATCTTTTTCTTTTTTAGGAAGAAACTGTAAAGGTTGAGTTATACTACCGATTCTATTTTGAGTAGACTTGGCTCCTTTCTTTGCTTGAATAGCATTTATAATTTGCATAATGTATTACTTTAAGTTTTTAAATGGTGATTTCTTAAATGATTGACCATTTGCAAGTTGCCCTCTTCCAACATGACGGAAAGGGCTTCTATTTAATTTAAACAAATTTTCTGACTTTTGCAAGTTTTTAGCTGCATCATCCATGATTGTTCTTCTTGAATATCCTCTGTTTGATTGTTGAATTTTCATAAATGCAACCAGTGCACAGAATGAAACTAATCTATCCACGTTAACTCCATCTGCATATGCTCTCATTTCTTTGAGTAACATAGGATCTGGAATTCTTTCTATGCCATACTTGGTTCTTACAATAGTACCGTCAGGTTTTGTTTCAACATCTAATTCTTCTTTAGTGTATTCAATTGCGTAACTTAAGAGATGAGACTTAAATAATGTTCCGGTATTTTTCCATCCATATTCCTGAAAAACATTTGCATTTGCTCCTAAATCTTTTAGGAACATAATCTGACTTTTTGGAACTAAGTACTTTTGTTTTTTTCTGGAGATCATGTATTGAATGAATAGAGATATGTTGTTCTCTATCACCGTCCATGCATTATACCATTCTATTATTAGCTCAAGTCTCTGATGTGTTTTATTAATATCATCAAATCTACCACACCATGCAGCTACAATTTTATCTGGTTCAATGTATGTTTCAGTTTCTGTACCTGTTACTTTAGTTACTTCTATTGGAGCTTTCATTACATAGATAGAACATAATGATTCTGAAGTAGTTGTCTTACCTTCTGATACAGGGTCGATAGAAGCATAATACTGCCCAAATGCAGGATCTGGAATCGGTCTTTCCCATACCACTAACACACCTGTTTTATCTTCGGTACTTTTAGTAACTGGAAATTCCATAATAGGTCTTTTACTTGAAGCTTTTACAGTAGGTTTACCATCAGCATCTGTAGATATGTCTAAAAACTCATAGGCATACTCTTTATCTTCTATTCTTCTTTCTTGAGCTCCAACTAAATGAGATGGAAATACAGATACAGTTCTATGATCAAATGCTTCTTTAATATTTCTTGGATGCTGTGATATCCTTAATTGGTAAGTTTCAGGATCCAGTTCTTTTTTCCAAGTTTCAAATTGTTTGTCTAAAGCTTCTAGAGCTTCTTTTATAAGAGAGTTGCCATACTTATCTATGTATGGTGGCATAGACCATTGTTCCGGAATAAATAATCCTGATAATCCTCTGGTACCTTTCTCATCTAATAAGTCTGTTTCTACGGCATATATATCACTATCTAATGGTTTAAGTATCATTTTTCTTAGTGGTTCACACTGTGATAAATCACCTACTGATCCTGCAGCAATAAACATTCCTGTAGTAATAAGTCCTGATCTCATTGCAGGTCTCATATACTCATATGTCTGATCCATCTTTGGGGCAATTCCAGCCTCTTCATGGAAGAAGTATTTAACTGGACCCCCGACACCATTTGTAGGATCTTTCTCAAATGACATTCCTTGCATAGTACCCTTTAGACCCACTTCTGTTTTTCTATCACCTTTTCTTACTTCAATCTTTTGCTGCCACATTAAGACTTTGTCTGGAGACATTGGACGGTACCATGCAGTATGCTCATTAAGGAAGGCAGCATATTCCGATAAGAACTTCCAAGAACCTTTCTCATTAATATAGTCTTTAAGACTAGCACCCATTTTCAAAGTAACTCCTGGTTCAAACCATAACTGATTAAGTAGTTTAGATATATGAAAGTATGAAGATGCAATCTGACGTTTCTTTAAAATAGCTACATGTTTGTAGTTTAATTCAGCAAGTAGTTCATATAATGCCATATGATACTGAGCATCCCTAATTTTAGCAAAGTCAAACTTTTGTTGTTCCTTATCAAAGATTGGTAAAAAGTTTAACCACATATAATAATCCCTGGTAAGATACCATTTCTTATTTCCATTTATGTAGAATACACCTTTTCTACATTTAGTTTTCTGATCATCCCAATAAGCTATAAAATCTTTAGATTTAAATGGAGCTGTACAGTAAACATTTTTAGTTCTAAATGCTGTAGCTTGTTCATTAAATAAATAAGAAGTGTCATCAAAGTCATATTTACCTGGTTCAGTAAATATATCTGCTATTGCTCTAGAAAACTCTTCTCTAGAATCATAAGATACAGTAGTCCATGTACCATTATCCCAACAAGGTATATCTTGAAAAATTTCACTCATCTTTATTGATCATATGCCATACCTATTCCTCCGCGCACTTTACTAGATTGTTCTTCTTGTAAGTCTTTATAAACTCCTTTAAATGAGGCTCTTATCTGGTCAAAATTCTTTGCGGCTGCAACAAGTGAATTAATATTACCATCTCTTCCTGCAGTAATTGTTGTAGTCTCCATATATTTTGCTAATCTGTCTAACATAGATGCAATACCTTTATACGCTCTAGATGTAGGTGTTTCATACATTCTTTCACAAAACCTTAATGCATCAAATATAGTTTTGTCTTCAGTAGAGAATTCAGCTTCTATTTCTCTTATAATTAACATTTCTTTTTCAGCTTCCGGAGTATGAAAGAAAGGATTCATATCTGGATTAGGACAAGTCATATAGAATAAGTACTGATATATCTTTAGATAATCATCCGGATATTCATCCATAACATCTTTAAGAGCTTTCAGTGTATAACAATGTTCTGTAGGAATAACAGTATTGTTTTGTACATCAAATAGTTTTATAAGCATTTTACTTCTTTTTAATTTTATCTTTATTATCACGCAAGTAATGCATAATAGCCATAACTTCATCAATTAAATAAGGTACCTGAATTGGTATAACTTCTTTTACTATTGGTTCTCCATTTTTATCTAGTTTGCTTATTGGATATCCCCAGTCATCTTCTTTTTCTACTTCAAATGTAATATGATGTATATAAATATTTCCAGCTTTTAATTTAGGATTATGCTTTAGTATAATATACATATAAATACTGAGCTGTAATGCATAATGATAAAAGTTACAGTCATCTAATGTGTCTACTGGAAATACCATTTTTTCTGATTGACCTTCCCAGTTTATATAAGATTCTTTTTTAATCTCTTTGTTAGTTTTGTAGTCAATGATATTTACTTTACCATTGACTACTTCTACTAAATCTGATTGTCCACAGATACCAACTGATCTAAGATAGACCATATGTTCTGGATACACGCCTGGTTCTAATTTTTGAGAAGGAGCAATTTTAACTCCATCTTTTAATTCTACTGGAGAAAATATAGGAACCGTAACACCCTCTCTTTCTATTGATGCTAAAGAACATAAATCAGCTTCTCTCTGATTATGATACCAAGTACCTAACATAAGAGATCTGTCAGATTCATTGGTCCAAATCTGTTGAATAATTTCAGGACTAACTCCGGACCACTTAGACTTTTTAGATTTGGAAACTTTCTCAGCAACTTTCTTTGCATCAAAAGGTTTTTTAAAATGGGAAACAAGTGTTGTCACACTTATCCAGTCTATAGCTTCTCCATCTATACTGGAGTAACTATGATTATCTGCATTAAACTTTATCATAACTTTTCCAATTCTTCTTCTTGATCTTCTGTAGCTATAGCATCCCATTTACCTAATGGGCACTCTGATGATAATGATCTGGTTTTAAATGCTAATGAACATCCACACTCAGCACAACAAGGCTGTGTTTTCTTTACAGCACACTCTTTACCTTTAGTATCTAAGTGTTCACAGTCATCACAGATATCATGTCTCATCCGTGCTATGTCTTCTACAAACTCATCTCTAATAATAGAGTTTTTAATTCCTTCCAGGATTCCTTTTCTATTCTCCCAGATTGTTTTCAGTACTGCTCTCATCTTTATTTCTTTTAAATTCTAATTTTCTTATTTCTTCTAAACTTATTTTGTGCTCAAGTTCAATTAATAAAGAAAGCTTATTCTCAATCATCTTTCTATTATAATATGCACCATAGGTAGATGTATCATGGTTTTCTAAACTCTTAGTGTATTTTGGAATTGATTTTCTTACTAATCCACTTTTTGCAACAAAATGTCCAAGACCTTCTACATTAATCCTTGGATGTGCTAGACTGCTCAAAGTTTTTCTTAACTCCCCATAATAAAATTCAACAATATCTTGAATCATATTTGGATTTTCATTTAACTGCTCTGCTAAATCTTTGTATAGACTACTGGACTTCTTCGGTATCATTCCCTAAAATTTTATAGTCTAATAGTAAGGTTCCTTCAGTTTGAATTTGTAGGGTGGGATTTAGTAATATTTGTTTTTTGTTTTCTGAGTCTTTAACTACTAATCCACTTTTTTCAGCTTTATTAATACAATTTCTAACTGTTTGAGGAGATTTAAATATCCAGTCTTCTTCTGAAGATGCATCATAACAAAAATGAGTAAGTTCAATTGGTTGATTGAAACTTAATAACGTTAAACAGTTAAGATCAGATTCACTCACTGTAATACGGTTAATATAACAGTGAGTTAAAATCTGAAATTTCACTACATCCCACTTTGGCATTCTAATACGTTTCTGTACTTGATTGACAAGGGCCATGTCTTATGATTTTTTTAACTTTCTCTCCTTTGGTGCATTTAGAGATTCTGTTTCTTGTTCAACTTCTGAGTCATCTTCATTTTGTCCATGCTCTGATTGAGATTGCATAAGCATACCAAATTGTACTTGGATGCTTGCTCTTTTAAATCTTACCTCATCTATTTTAGCCAATATACTTTCATACTCATATTGTGCATTTAAATAAGGTAATGAGTCCGTGTAAAAAGAAAGCATTTCTTCTTTTCTTTTTGCTAACTCTTCTGGAGACAATTGCTCCATTTCATCTGTTTGTTGGTTTAAATTTTCCATTTTATATATTTTAAGTTTAGACAAATATACAATAAAAGTTTAAACTAGATATATTTAAAATAAAAAATCCAGGCATAGAAAATACCTGGAGCACTTAAATTAGTATGTATTATTTTTTTCTAGCTACAGCTCCGCCCTTTTTCTGTTTATTGAGATTTTCAAAACCTTTATAGGCAGCTATCCCAGTACCAATGCTTGCTAATGTACCAAGAAAACCTACACCAGCTTGTTCTACAGCTTTACCTATTTTTTTAAAAGTTTTTCTACAAGATTTTTTAAATCTATCACCAGGACCACATTGTTCAGTAGCACCACCAGCGGCATAACTTTTCATTGGTCTAATCATTGATTTAGCTCCACCTTTTTGCATTGACTTACAAAATGCTGTAGCATCTGTAACTCCTTTTAGTCCATGTTTCATGTTATCTATTTTTTATAGTAAAATTTAAAATAGTAAGAAGGTAAAATTCTCTAGATAAATCTAGCTCTAATGTAAATACATCTAATGTTGAGATTCTTAATCTTAGCATTAGTTTATCCCATTGTTTGCGGGAACCTTTCCAGTTATTTCTAAACTTCATTACTTCTTGTTTCTTTTAGCTAAATGTTTAAGTATCCAACGGCTAAATGTAGTACCTATTGTTTTCAATGCTTTGTTATCAGCATCTACTGTAACTTTAGAACCTTCAGCAGTTTTTTCTACTGTAACATCTAATTTAGGAGTATCAATAGTTACATGTTGTTCTGTTTCTGTAGCATGTACTTCTACATCTACTTTTGGAGTGTCTATAACTACATCCAAATTTTTCTTTTCTTTTCTAACGTAAGCTCTTTTAGTTTTTGTTTTTACTTCTAGCTCTACATTAACTTGTTTTTTCTTTCTTCCCATTGTTAAAAGTTTTAGTTAATTAATATACTATGACCCTATCTCAAAATGCATCCAGTCATAATTCTTTTCTCTACCCAGGCTAATAAAGCCATGTTTGTAAAATATGTCTATCATCTGTTTATACTCAGGTCTTGCAAACCTAGCAGTCTTAGATGTTTCTTTTAAAGTGTTTCTGGCAGGATCTAAATCAATAGCAATTCCCCAAGAGTGTTTACTCCAAGCTGAACCACCTCTCATTTTACGGAAATTAAAACAACCACCAAAAAGATCTATTCCTAATTCTTTAATTTTGGGTAAACCATAAGTTGCAAGGATATCTTTAAATACAGCCTCAAACTTATCAGCAACTAATCTATGACATCTTAGTCTAGTGACTGTTGTATCTAAATCCCAAGCTAATCTCATTGGGTAAGGCAGATTAACAGTAACAAGATATGCGGCTCCAGTTTCAGTTGGAGTTCCGTACTTCTTAATTGTCTGAGTTGTTGTCAACATCTTCTTCTGTATTTGTTGGTTGGTCAATTGTCAGTTGGGATAATGTAGCAGCTACTGTTCCTGCTGTTACTACATATCCAGCTGCTGTGACTAATGCTGCTGGTAAAGTTACTGGAGCTGCAATAATTACTCCTGCTACTGCTCCGGCAACTATTGCTATTCTTTGCACCTTTTTCCAAAAGCTAGGGGTTGGTGCATCCCATCTTTGTTTTAATTGCTTCATTTATTTAGTATAAATTGCTTCACTGCATCTGACAGTTCACTTACATTTTTTGCTAGATTTTTTATTTCTAGTTGAGTAAGCTCTTGGATAGCTTGGTATTTTAATTCTGAGCTCTGTTGAACTAGTTCTATTTTACCTTTAAGTTTTCCTAATTCTTCAGCTCTTTTTTGATCAGTTTGCATTAAAAGCTCTATGTCTTTTCTTGCATCCAAATATGCTGTTCTTAAAAAAAATCCGAAAATAGTTAATATTGTTCCGGATATAAAAAGTATTAAAGTTAAAACCCAAGTTTCCATACTGCACAAATAAATAATTACACTATAATATACAAAAAAATTTTGATATAAGTATAATTACTTAGTTTAAATCTATAACAACTTCATAACCTTGTTGCTCATAAGCTATCTTAGCATATTTATGAGCTGTCTCTAAAGATTGAACTTCACCTTCTTCAAGGTTAGATTTATAATTTCCAATAGGAACATCAGTATAAAGTATTTTACCTTCTGCAAATGTCTCTGCATTAGCAAATGTTGCTACTTCACCTTCAATAGTGTTTCCTGGGAAATCACCTAAGAATCTAATTCTACCATAAACCTCTGGTAATTCAATACCTGTCCCTGAGATTGTAATCTTTTTTTCTTCTGTTGCTTTAATTAAAATTGCCATTGTTTTATTTTTTTTGCTAAATTAATAATTAATTTTCAAAAGGTAGTGGTTGAGTTGTTACTTCAAATTTTGTTGGATCTCCTAATACTACTTTTAAACTTTCATCAAAAGTAATGTAATAAAAAATAGGATTGTCTAAAGTTGCTATTTGATAATCTGTCCAATTTTGTGTTACATCATCAGGTGCAATTGGAATACCATAATATGTATCACAAGTTTCTCTTGCATTAATAGCATCCTGTTCTGTAGTGTATTTGTATCCTGTTACTTCCATTGTATTTAATTTTCAAAAAGTGGTGGTGTTGGTTTTGGTATATATTCAATCAATGGCAAATCTTTAACCCACATGAAATCAGGATTAACACATTGCTCCATTTCTTCAATTGATGTTATCCAATTGTCATTGACATCTTGTATAGAATTAAAATAAGAATCAGGTGCATACAATTGACCGAACATTTGGTCTTTTTGTACCTCTGTCAGTAAACCCACATAGGTTAACTTTTGTTCTGTTGTTAAATCTGTTAGTTTCATATTTGTCTACCTAAAGTTGTTTGAAATGCTTGTACAGCTGTATAAAGATTACCGCTTTCAGTATTTGTCAATCCGTCTCCTATAAATGCAAAAGCTAATTGTTGTTTACAATAAAATGCAGCAGTTAAATTATCTCCTTGATTCCTTGCTCCAAAGAAAAAATTCTTTCCACTTTCTATACCTCCAGCAGTTGTTCTTGTTCCTAAACTAACTCCAGCTCTATATGCTTGCCAATCTGAAGAACTTCTTCTTGTCAACATTAGTAATGATGTTGTAGGATTAGCCGTATAAGTTAAAGTGTTTCCAGCATCACCTGAAATAAAATTACCACCTGATATAAAATTTTGAATAAGTGTACTAAATCCAGCCCCTGAAAAAACACCATAAGCCTGAGTTCCCGTTGTATCATTTGTTCTTGAATAAATACCAAATGAATGTGAGTTGACACTAATGTCTGTAACGGTTTTACAAAAACTATCAGCCCAACAATCTAATCCATTAGGAGTTGCTCCATTACTTGTATGTAGCCATCCGCCACTAAAAAATAACCTGTATGCCACATCCAAGTCGCGTGGGTCTTTAAGATTGAATTTGTGAGTAGTAGCCGTACCACCCACAAAAGGATATAAAGCTTTCATTTTTGACCAAATACCATAACCTTTCAAGTCAACTACCAATGTATTAATAGCCGCTTGTTGTGTTGGGTCTGTTATTGCAGCCGCTGTTATGAATGCTTGAGCATCTGGGTCAAAAACGTATATTGAATAAAATGTATTTATATTGCTTTCAATTCCTGTTCTATTTGTACTTTGATTGGAGTTATAGAATACAATTTCCTGTATGTGTCCATGGCAATAATCAGAAATGTAACGCCCAATTCTATTTATTTCAAGTCTTAAAACAAGAGAAGTAAACGATGAAGCTATTGTATTATTATTTTTAAACATTGACATTGTTCCTGAATTATTTAATCCAGTTAATAATAATTGTGCAGTTGTTGTATCTGTTGAAGAACTGGATTGAAATCCACTTGCATTTGCTTGTAAATAATAGATATTATTAAACCATAATGTAAAAACATAAGGACTTCCAGCAGGTGTATCTGATGAACCTAAACTAATTAATCTTCTACTACTTGCATCACGTTTACCAACAAATGAATTATAATTAGAAGTATTATAATTAATAGTTGTGGTTAAATTAAACGAATTTGTTGTACCGTTAAAAGATAAAGAGGGTTTAGAATTAATTTTATTAACTACTCCGCTTGTTACTATTTGAGGTTGAAAACCTGCTGTTGTTTGAACACCATTATTTGCATTACCGCTTTGATCATACCATGTTGTTACAAATCCATTTCCAGAACCACAAAATGAAAGCAAAGCTGCTTCATCTAAAACATTATTTACAAATCCTATATCTTGAGTTGTATTATCACTTGAACGTCTTACTTGAATTGCTGCTCCTGTATAAGCTGTTCTTAGTTTTCTAAGTGAATAAGCAACCGATGCATTTGGGAATAAGTCCAAAAGTAAATTACCACTTATCTTTGGCATCATTGATATTAAACTATAGTAACTCATATTATGCTTCTGTTGTTACACCAATTGCATCCCATCTACTATCATCAGAATTGTAAATCAATCCAACATAAGTAGTTTTACCTGCTGTTGTAGTAGTAGGTAAAGTCACTCCTATTGCTCTATATCCACCAGTTCCTGATGTCCAAGTAATAGTTTGTGCTGAACCATTATCTTTAATTCTTATTACTAAGTCTTTTCCATCTATAGCTGTTCCTGTTGGAGCTGCTAATGTTAAAGCTGCTGCTTGAGCTGTAATTTTTACTAAATCATTAGCAAAAGTTGGAGTTACTGTTGCAGCAGAAGCAACTGATTGTACTGCTGGAGCTATTGTTGATGTAGCTAAAACCCCTAAGTTGGTAAGAGCATCTGCAATACCTTGCGGAGTTGTAACAGCTGTATTTTGATACAACTTAATAATAGAACCATTCTCTGTTCTAAAATGTGGTGCTGCATTATTAGTTGTTGCGTCTGCTGAATATTGTTGGAATGAATCCGTTATGTTTAAAGATGGAACATTAGGATGATTTCTAACAACAAGTGTATTTCCACCATTACCCATAAATGTATCAGTTCCATACGTTCCAGTTCCATTTGCAAATATATATGCTTGTTGCCCAAGTAAACCTAATGAACCATTAGCTCTGATAAGTGTTGAAGAATTATCACTATTAAAGTGAGTCATAAACACATCATCTGACCCAAAATTATTACCATTATTTCCTTTTTTACCTAAGTAAATTGAACGTGCCCCCGAATAAGTTGTGTTACCACCTGTATTTCCAATAACAATTGTATCAGTTCCTGATGTTCTTGCTCTGTCTCCAATAGCAATCCCACCAACTGAATTTACTAGAGTACTAAAACCAATAGAAATACCAAATGATGCTGATGCTCCAGCTGTTGCAATATTTCCAATTGCTGTGTTATAATAAGTTGCATTAGTAATTGAGGCTCCTTGGCCAAATGCAATAGAACCAATTGCAGTTGGTGAATATCTAATTATTGAATCAGTTGTTCCTGCAATATATATAATGTTTTGGTTGTTAGATTGAGCCTGTGGAATATACATTTCACCATTACCTCTAATACTAAATATATCAGCCGTATCAAGACTATTCTTAACTCTAAATGCTATGTCATTAGTTGTTCCACCTGGGGCTATTGTTCTAAGTGATACACCTGAATTAGCACCTGCGCCTAACTGTAAGATATTAGTAGCGTTGTCAAAAGTAAATCTATCTGATTGTTGAACAACTCCTCCAGCTTGAAAGAATACTCTACTATCTACTCCTGATGAAGTAGTAGAACCTACTGTTATTCCTCCTTCTGCACTAAATATTTCTTGGACAACTCCTGAACTATTTTTATAACGGATTAATCCATCTGTAAGATCTTTAAAATAAGTAGAGTTTGGTACACTGCTCCAATCAGCTGATGAATCAGTTATATAAGTAAATGTTATACCATTACTATTTCTTACTGCACTTTGAGTTACTGCCATTTTTTTTAATTTATAAATTATTCAATATCTACATCTTCTATAATTGTACCCAGTACAGATTGACTTAATGTATACATTGCAGGACAAAGCCCTGTTCCATTTAGATTTGTAGTGGCAGGAATAGTAAATACCAATCCAGCAGTGTCCATTTCTGTATAAAAATAAGTGTCTGTACCAGGAATATCTTGAGAAGCTGTTATATCTAATGTTGCTGAAGCATTTATTAATGTTACCATTCTTTGAGCTAATAAAGCAGTTGTATTATAAACGGCAGTATTAGACTCTGTAAATGTTTCATTTCCACCAGTTCCGTCATTAAGGGTTATACTTGTAGAAGCAACTGCGGTTACATCCCATTTCATTTTTAGTTTTTTAGCAGCTAAAGTTCCTCCATTAGATATTAAATTGGTATTCATTCCTCCTGAATAAACTTTAAGTGCTAATCCTGCAGCAGTTGTTCTAATCGGAGTTACATTACTAATATTAGATATTAAAGTACCTCCATTAATAATTACCTTGCCTGAATTAAACTCAATTGGTGAAGCAAATAAAGATGTATAACTTGTTAAACCTAATGAAGCAGGAAAATTAACTCTGATTGTACCATTTAAAAATAAAGTACCTCCGTTAACTCTTATACCATAATATCTTGTTTGTGCATAACTAGCACCGCCATATTCATAATCACCATTTATGATAAGTGTACCTCCTGTTAAGTCTGACGCAGCAGACATATCATCATTTGTCCAATTTCCATTTAAAGTTACAATTCCACCTGAAATAGCAAAACCACTTGTCGGATCTTGGTTTTGCATTAATAAAGTTACTTTACCTCCAGATACAGTTATTAATGCTGATGTAGAATTATCTTGTGTTCCTGCATAATTAGTATTTACTTCTCCATTTATAATATTTATTCTGCCAACTTGACCGCCATCTAAAAACATTCTTCCAGCTAAACTATAACAGTACCCGTTTAAATTAATTTTGCCTGATGCTGCTACATAACTAGCATTTATGCCTGTAATATAAGAAGTTGTTAATGTTGCCATAGAATCTAAACCATTATAACTTAATCCGAATGTTAATGTTGCTGACTTTATGTAATTTACATTTATATTTATTATATTGTTTGTTGACATTGCTATACAATGAGTATTTATAGCAGTCGTTTCAATTAAATATCCATTAACATTTAGATTACAATTTGAAAAATGACCTGCTGCACCTCCTGCCGAACCTGCAAATACTACACCAGCTGTTGAACTCATTGAGTGCATTTCAATTGATATACGAGAACTATCAATATTAATAACTGCCCCAGCAGTTGAAGATGCATTTTTAAAGTCAAGATAACATTTTGTAGCTGACCTAATATCAAAGATTACAGAACTTGTTGATGTTGTAAGTTCATTTGCTTGAAAAACAATATTAAATGAAGAAGATGTTACATATAAAATACTTGCTGCATTTGTTGTTTTATTAAAATTACCATAACCATATACACTAAAACCTGTTGTAAAAGAGGATACTCTAAACATATCTCCTGCGGTTGATTTATTTATAGTACATCCAGGTGAGAAATAATATGAAACACCGTCCTTGGCTAAACCTTCTGTTGCAGTTGTTGTAACAGTGTAAGTACCTGGATAAACATAAATTAAATCTCCGTTAGTAGATGCAGCTTGTGCTGCTTCGAGAGTAAGATATGGATTAGAAATACTACCAATAATTGCCGTTCCATCATTACCAGTTGTTGCAACAAATAAGATTTTTCCCAATGAAACTGATGGTATTATTGCCCACGTCCCGTCACCTCTTAAATATTTAGCTAAATCATTTGGAGCTTTAGGAACAAAACCATGTTTAGTGATACTTACATCATTAGTTGTAATATCACTTGTAGATAAATTAGCATCTGTTACAGTATATGTTCTATCTGCTGATAAATCTTGTGTATTTCCATTTATTGTAATATTTCTTGATGTTGGAACACCACCTAAACCTGATAATGTATAGTTAGGGATATTTAAGACATTAGCTATAAATGTTGCTGCTCCAGATGATGTAAGTGTAGTTAATGTTATTGGATCTTGTTTTCCGTTAAACAAAGCAAAATCTGCAGAATCTAAATAACCATCTACCAAAGCTGTAGCTTGAGATATACTAATAGCTGGTGCTGTACCTCCTGAAGAAGCTATGGGAGGTGTTCCTGTTACATTAGTTACTGCTCCGGTTGGTATTGTTTGATTAAGAGTTGTTAAACCTACTGAATAATTTGTAGAACCCTCTGTATAAAATGTAATTGAGTTAGTAGTAGAATCTGTATTAGTTACTTTAACTTTAACTACTATTCTATCTGTTGTTAATACAGTTGATGCAGGAAATACACCATCCGTAAGAATCATAGTTGGTGAACCTGTAAGTGATGATGTAGAAAGTTGATCTGTTGTTAATAACAATGTCTCTACTCCCGCCAAATTTCTTTTATATACTTCAGTAAATATATCCCATGTATCACTTAATGTTCCTGAAAAATGTAAGTAAAAAGACCATAATCCTCCAGGAATGTTTGTAGTACCTGGAACACCAGTAGCTGTTTGAAAAGATTGAATTGTTGCTGTTGTACCTGATGCTACTGAAGTTACAATAGTTTGTTCAGCCGCACTTGTAGGTATAGAAGAAAACTCTTTATATGGTGTTTGATTTACGGTTTGATTTAAATAATATGTAGTAGTACCAGATCCTCCTGTAATATTTACTGTAACATCATTATTTGTTGAACTAGCAATTACACCAGAACCCGTAAAATTTATACTATTTACATCAGAAGTGATTAATACATTTTCTTCTTTGATGCTAATCTTTTTCTTAATATTAATATCTGTACTCATCTTGTATTATTTTTAATAGAATGCATTCCAAGTAGTCCCATTATAACCATAATGTTTATTTAGTGTTACGTCATAAACAATTAAACCAGCTGCCGGAGTAGCTATTGCATTTCTTTGAACTGAAGTCATTCTTGGTGGAAGGAAACCTTGAGTAGTTGAATCAACTTGCAATCTTGCACTTGCGTTTGGAGTTGCAGTACCGACAGCAACACTCCCGCTGGTTGATCCAAAAACAACATCTCCAGTAGTTGTTTCTATTGCTCTATGAGTAACTCCAGTCGTTGAGGTTAATGTTGGATGGTAATATAAACCTCTTATTGTACTTGTTCCACCAGTTACATTAATAGTTGGATTAATGGTTAACATTCTTGTGTCAGTTGTACTTCCAGTAGCGTGTGAAATACCGTTTGCAATTCTTACAAGATTACGAGTAGCATTTGCTGTATTATAAACATTTAAAGCAGATAAGGAAATTGCATTTGTTGCATCTCTACCACCAGCAATATTTAATTCACTAAGATTACTAAAAGCATACCAAGTATTAAATAAAACACTACCATTTTCTTGAACTCTAAATCTTTCTGTTGTAGTATTCCAAACACTAAATGAAGTTCCGCTTCCACCTAAGTTAGAAACAATCCTTTCAGCACCTGCAACATCTAAAGCAACAGTTGGACTTGTTATACCAATACCAACCCTACCACTTGTTGATCCAAAAATAACATCACCTCTTACAGTTTCAATAGCTCTATGTGTACCAGTATATGTTACTGAAGATGGGTTATAATAAAAACCTCTTGCTACTCCTGCATAGGTACCGCTATGGTTAACTGAATTAGTTATGACAATAGAAGAATAATCAGTTGCTCCAGAAGTAGCTGTTTGTAGTGATGTTACATTAAACCCGACTTGATCAACTGTAGAAGTTACTGAAATTCTTCTTGCTGCAATAATTGCTTGTTCAGTATTAATTACGTTAGTTGGACCAAATGTAAAAACATTTCCTATTCCACCTGGAGATGTTGTTCTTATTCTCCAACTATTAGCAGCAAGAGTTTCAAAAACAAGCGCACTTATAGAAACAGGGTTAGACATTCTGATATTTCCATTAACATCTAATGTAGTTGTAGGAGTTGCATTATTAATACCTAACCGGTTATTAGTATTATCCCAAAATAAATTAGGGCTTTGACTTAATTGGTTTGCTGTGTTTTGAAAAAGTATTCTGCCTGATGTTCCACTAAATAGTGGTGTTGAGTTAATAGTTAAATTAGAAAGTTTATTATTAAAAGTAGTCCAATCAGCAGAACTTAAAGCTCCTCTGTTAGTAGCAGAAGCTGTTGGAAGATTGAGGGTATGTGTATTACCTACAGAACTAATACCAAAGTTAGTACCAGAGGTTCCTGTTCCTAAAAATTGTACTTGATCCGTAAGACCATTTAATGCTGTTAAACCTGTAGTGAATGTAGTTACTATTTGACAAAGAGTATTTCCTTGTGTATTTAAAGTAATAGTGTTACCACTAGTAATTACATACACTCTAAATGCTAATCTATCCGTTAATGTTAGTACTGTTTGAGGAACAGCTAATGTAGTTGTATATAAATCAAGAGTTGTACCACCTGTGATTTCTTTAGAATTAGAAGATGAACTTGCAATTAATGTAAAGGCTGTTCCATCATATTTATAAAGCTCAACGTAAAATCTTGGATTACCTGTATTAGTTGAAGCTGCAAAATATAAACTACAATTCCAGTTACCAGATGGTATTAATAATTTATTAGGATCTCCAACATCTGTAATAAAAGATGCAATATATCCATCCGCAACTATACTAAAAGTAGCTGGAGAACCAACTACTGCAGTTTTACTTGCTTGATAATATGTGTTACCTGCAAAGATTCCCTGGTTTGTTCCACCGTTAAGATAATAATTTACAGAAGCTCCTCCTCCAGTTGTACTTGGAAAACTTGCTAGTGATCCATCACCTCTTACATATTCAGATACTGAACCTGCTCCTGTAACAGCTAATGTTCCAGAAGATGTTACAGGATTACCTGAAACATTAAAAGCAGACGGCATTGTTAAATCTACACTTGTAACACTACCACTGCTTCCAGAACTAATATTTATTTCTGTACTCATTATTAAATTTTATCTGCTTACTTCTTCCCAGTCTACTGAAACATAAGAACCTAAAACTCCACCAATTGCATCAATTGCCATTTCAACTACTAGTTCAAAAGCTGTTCCTGTAAAAGTGTTTCTTTCCAATTGAGTTGAGAATAAAGCTTCTTTTAATATATTAATACTTGGAGAACCTTGATTGGAGGAATTAACATATCCTTGCGCTAATACTCTACCACCTGTAACAGATGCTCCTGTAAGGTTATATTCTACAGATGAATCTGCACTTGCCGGATTCCAAGATCCACCTGTTATAGTAGCTCCATTTACAACTCTCCATGCATAATTTTTACCGTTACCTAATCCTAATATAGATATTGCTGTAACTATAACTACAGCATCTAATGTAGTAGCTTTAAGTCTAATTCCTACAGATGGATAATAAGTTCCTGCTACAGCAAATGTCATAGGAGCAGTAATAGAAGTTCCAACTGCTAGCTGTGCACCTCTTAACTCATAACCTCCTTCTGATATAACAGTAGAACAAACTTGTTTTAATGTACTTGGATTAGCTGTCAATCCTGTATTAGAAATCTCATATCTTAAAGGTAATGAAGCTGTGGTAATATAAGTAGAAGCTATTAAGTTAGCATGATTAAATCTATGGCATACTATAAAAATACCATCAATAACAAATCCTAGTCTTACAGTTCCTTCTCCTAACCACTCAATATCCATAAAAAGAATCTGAGCTTTTGTTATATCAAGAGTTACTCCAGATGGACCATTACCATCTAATACATCTGCATTCCAAGCAGCTTGATTTACAATGCTTTCAGTTACTATTCCTGTTACTACACTTCTTTCTACAAAGCTTAATGTGGAATTATTTAGCTGAAGATATAAACCATTTTCTGTTCCAAAATAACCTACTCTTTGTCTAAGATTATTTTGAGCAGGAGCCATTACAAATGTATTAAACACAAGTAATGACTTACCTGGTTGATAAGAAAATACTTTTGCTGTTTCTCTAAGGGCTTGAGACCCATTAGCAGTAGTTACATTTAAATTTACTAAACCTTCATTTGCACTAAAAATAGCAGTTCCTCCAATAGTTGTAGCTGTATTCCAAAGACCATTATCTTTATATCTATGAGAAGAATCAAATAATGTCAATGGAGAAGATACTCTTATTCTACCAAATGCATCAGCCAACATTGGATCATTAACCAATATTGATTGATTAGAATTACTAGAAGTAGATACTATAGTACTCATTATGTAAGAGTAATGATAATTAACTCAGCACCAGCTGTTGATGTACTATATGTTATTCCACTTAATGTATTATTGATAGCTCCAGCATCAAAGTTTAATGTTTCACCCGACTTCAATGTAATACCTCCAACAGTAGCATCTGCTGTTCCAACACTTGCAAAAGATACTGAATATGCTCCAGCAGCAATAATACCTGGTCCAGGGCTAGCTGAAGATGGTCTTAAAAATGTAGGAGTTCTTTCTACTCCGGTGCCGCCTACAACAGTAACTTGACTATTTGTTAAATGTACATTTAGTGAATCTATACCATCATCATCAGTAGTACTTAATGCTGTACCATCTGCACAAATTGATACTGAATCTTCTACACAAGTTAATGGAGCTGAGGTAGCATCAGCTATTGCTTGCAATCCTTGAAGCATTTTCCATTGCCAAGGAAAGTTATTACCTTGGTTTCCTGTATCTTTTAAATTTCCTATTGACATAATAATGAGATTATAGTATATCTTTAATATACAAAAAAATATTCAGATAAACAAATTAATTATGCAGACAGAGTGAGTTGTATGTTTTCTTTTGCTAGCCTTAATGTTACTTTATCTTCAGTAAGTTTTTCTCTTTTGCATTGCGCTAATAAATGTGTATAACCTAATTTTTCTGCTAGCTTATCATCTATAGTTTCTGTATGAGGATCAGTATCATCATAATGTGTTAGTAATCCAACACTGTAATTATAGTAATCACATAGACATCCTACATATTGTTGTTCATATGTTAAACAAGATAGTAAACCTGTATCAGGATAACCATTGTATTGCTTTAAATATTCAACATGCTTTACTGAAGCTTCCCACCATTCATCTAAAAAATTCAGTTTATTAAAACCTAATAACCCACAGTTATAAGCCCGTAAGACTTCAGTATCATACCACTCTGGTTTCTGTTTATAATTAGCAGCATCAAAATGCATCATATCATGATAAAAAGGCCAATTCTTTCTTTCAGAAGATTGGAATACAGCATCTTTACTTAAAAAAGAATCAGGTAGTTTTTTAAATAAAATGACATCATTATCAATATGAATAAAAGGTTTATCTTGGATTTTACATGCATAGATTTTACCTAAAGACCAGTCCCGTACTGAAGTATCTTTTAATGCTTCTTCAAGTTCTGTACTAATAGAGTCAAAGGTTAAACCATATTTTTCTATAAGTTTTTTTCCTTTGATGTCAGTTATAAAATGTATTTCTTTAAACCACTTTTTAGAATAATGTAAAGACAATGCAAAACATTCCATTAAAGCTTTTTCAGAATTAAAACCAACATATCCTTGTGTCATTGGTTTTGTCCACAAAGAATATATAGCTCTTTCTATCATACTATAAGTTATTTACTCCAATACCTCCTGAACCTGAATAATAATAAGACTGTGGTTGGTATTCTAATATTTCTACATACACACTAGAATCTGGTGAACCTAGTAAATCACTGTAGTTATTTAAAGGTTCTATTGTTAATGCTCCGGTAGAATCTATTGTTACTGGAAAGAAATCTATGTTAGTTTCTGCTGTAACAGCTCTTTTAACTATTAGATTTTTCTGAAACAATGTTGGTATAGAATTATCATAATCACTTACATCATATCCTGGAGTGAGTTTAATGTGTGTTGGATACCAAGGCCTTGCTGTAGCCAATTTAGCTTCATAATAAACATTTGTACCATCAAGTTTAGATAACCAATAAACATCTGTTCCTAATGAATTTTCTAAAACATCTGTGTAAATTATTTCAACAGTTTCTGGAAGATATGGTGCAATATCACTAGAATTAAGATCTAGTCTATAAACGGCCCATGCACCTTCTCCAACATTACCTTTTGCCTCCCAAGTACTATTTGATGAATCACCCCCAGGTAGTATTGAAGCATTAAATATAGCATCTGTATTATTGTAAAGAGTTTCTCTTAAGTTTTGAGCTAACCAGATTTGTGTACCTATTTTAACTGTTACATATACAGTACCATCATTACCTGTATATGGATCAAGTGAACTGGTATCTGAAGTATCTCCATCAGTAAGAAGAAGTTCACTAGCTGTTGCTTCTCTTACTAAACGTACTGAATACCCTAGTGATTTTGTTGCAAAAATTTCTTCAGTTGAAAAAGAGAAGTTTAATCCTATAGCTTTGGCTAGTGACCCTGGGTTTGTACTACTCCAAAATATACCTCTGCTACCTATGGAAATGAATGGTCCAAATGTAAGTCTTAAGCCACCACCTACTGCATTAAAGTTATAATCATCAGTTCCTCCACCATTATATAACCATCCGTAATATACAGGAGGATTTCCATCTAGGTTACTTTTTAATTTTCCACCTGCTACACTACTTCCACCAGCAAATGTTGTTAATGTATTCCAATCTGTATCACTAGGTGCTCTCCATTGATTAGGTGCAACAAGTCCGGTGCCACCATCTGGATTTGCTAATCCTCTTGCATCACCCACTGCATACCAGTTATAAAGAAAACCATATCCTGGCCAGTCTATTTCACCAGCAGTTAACTTAGCTCTATAAGCTTTGTATGGTATTTCTGGTTTTAATGTTATTGTGGCATTCGGACTTGATCCGGAAACTGTTACTAAAGAACTTGGTCCTATTTGAATACTATTTGACAATATTCCATTAACTAAGATTTCACTAGTTCCACCGCCACCAATTTGAGTAGCAAGATCATTATAGGAAATAGCTACAGTAGTATACTTATCATCTCTAGGTTCAGTTCTAATTCCTACCGGAACTAGAGCATTATCTGGTACAGATGTTACTATTCTTCTCTTGCTTGCTATCCAGCTTATAAAATTTAAAATGTCCATTGTGTTTATTAATTAATTGTGTATAGTTCATAGTAAACATACAATGCTCCGGTCCAGTTATTAACACCAGCTAATGTAGGGTTAGCATTATAAAGATTAAACTCTAATCCAGTTGCAATACCAGTAGATATTAAGTATGGAATAGCATTATCAGTTATAGTGTTTTTATAGTATACAGAATACTGTACATATATATTATCTCTGTTAGCTATAGTAAGATCTAGATCTGGATTATCAATTATAAAGGATACTGAACTAGCAAAAGCTATATCAGGAGTTAAAAGAACAGATGATCCCATACCTAGAATATCAATAATACCACGTGGAGTATCTACTGTTACAACACTAGTAGCTGTAATATCTAATTCATAATGTTTAGTATTAGCCGTGCATCCAGATTGTGTTGCATCAGCAAGAGTCATTGCATATGATTGATAACCATCACCGCGTTGAGTAAAAGGTACTTCAGCACCAAGTACTACTAAATCTGTGTTAGCATTATTTGCTTTTGTTTTGATTAGTTGCTGTGATTTTAAATACAGCCAGTTTAAAATATCCATTTTATATTAAGTTTAAGAGATTAAGCTGCAGGAATCCAATCAAAAAATACCTGATTTGGATTTTGACAGTTTCCTACTAACAAGTTTGTATCAATAATCACTTCAAGTGTAGAAGGACCTGTTAACAACCATGTATATCCAGGATAGTTAAAATTGGTAGTTAACCAATCAAGTAATTCTGTATAAGTGACTATTGTAGCTGGAGGAATATTAAACACACCATGTTTTAAATCAAGGTATGGTGGACCATCTAAACATCTAGTTACAAGAAATACACCACCAACAACACCAGTTAGTGGTAGTTCAATATCTGCAACAACTAATTGTACTGTTCCTTCACCATTTTCACAAATTTCATTTTTTAAAGCTTGGATAGGTTTATTTCCAAACTGATATGTTTGCCACCCAAATTTTGGATTTTTTAGGATGGGGTTTTTATATTCCGGCATGCTCATGATTATTATTTTTATAATTATACACTATAATATACTAAAAATATTTGAATAAAAAAAATCCCCGGAGAAATTTCCAGGGATTTAACATTCTAGCATAATGTATAAATTAATCGTATAAGGGAGAAAACACTAGAATATAATTTTACCAAGTAGGATAGATAAAGCTATAATAATTCCAATGATTAGGTTAGATATTTGTCTACCCATTGGATCATCTTCATAATAGTTCTGCATTTTGTTCAATATAGGCTTACTAAATACATTAACCAGATACCATAGTACCACTATGAATCCAAATATTACAAGTATACCTAATGCTTTAAACATAAGACAAATATATAAAGAATTTTTATTTATCCAAACTTTCTATTCTTTTTTTAAGATAAACCATGGCTTTTTCAAGATCTTCTTTATATCTACTAGAATCTTTTTTACCGGCCCGGGCAACATATTTAATAACATTACCCAAGTAGAAGTCTTTATCTAAACCCCATTCTTCAAGAACCCGGAATACTTCATATGGATTATCTTTACCACCATAATATCCAGGTCTAGGACCTTCATCTAGTCTAACTATTCTATTTGTAAGATCTTTGGGATATCCATTAATATAAGAAAGTCTATCAGTAATTCCACTTGCCATATAGGTGTAAGGAGAAGCTGGAGTATTTTTCTTTTCATTGCTCATATCTACCAGATTATGATAACATCTCCTTCATTAAGTACAAGTTTGATTTCTCCATTGATATCTATCCGCTCAACTTGTTCCAAATTAAGAGCTGATGTACGGACATATACTTGGTCTCCAACTTTTACTTCTTCTACTTTATCCCCTACAGCATATACAGTAAGTTTATTCCATAGCTTGGCTGCTTCCTGCATCATAGCTTCTTCATCTTTTGCTGATAGCTCAATAGCTGACTTCTTTCTTTGTGGAACATCTAGTAAGATAGTTCTACCTCTTAGTGATTTAAATGCTGACATTATTTATTCTTTAGTGTTATTACTTTTACTACTGACATTTGAGCATTTAGGATTTCCCCCAGAGCATGGTCAAATAACAAACTTTTTAGGGGCCCTCTCTCAGCTTCATAATCTTTCTTTAAGATTTCAGCCATTTCTGCTGCTAATAACTTTACTTTAGTTACTGTAGTGTCATCCAAATTATCTGGATCTAATCCTACTAACTGATGACCAAAAGGAACAATCTTGTGTTCATGGATTTCAGGAGCATTTTCTGGTACATTGTACACTGGTTTTTCTTTACTCATTGTATTTGGTTTTAATTTATTACGCATCATACTTTTGTTTTGTGTTTATAGGTTTATTTTCTTTTTCTTCTTCAATAGGAGCCCCCTCAATAAGGTTATACTTGATTCTTTCTAATAAACCTATAAGAGCTAGATTATCATATGCATCTTCTGCAACTCTTACTTCTATTCCGTCTGGTTTTTCTATAATAGACACTAATAATTTATCTGACATATTTAATAATTTATTTAATTCATCATAGAGCTCCCGGGCACGTAGATTATCCATGCCGGCATCTCTAACATCTTCAGTTAACTTTCTCCACAACAACTTTTGCTGGGCAGTCATAGTCAAATAAATAATTAGGGAGTGTTGCTCTCATAGTTTGTTGGTAACACAAATATATAAACTATTTTGATTTAAACTAAAAACCCCAGAAAATTTTTCTAGGGTCTTCAGTACTACCATTAAAAATTAAATTATGAACACTACAAATATACAACTTATTTTATATCTCTGCCAAATGTCAAATTATTTTTTGCGCGGATGTCTTTATGAGTAAACTGCCAGAACTCACCAGTAGATGTTATTATCACAGTATAGATAGTATCAGTCTCATACCCGTAGTCAGTAACAAGCCAAATAACCCCCGGACCTTTAGGTGTATTAACCTCTATTCTATTATGGGGCTCATACATCATATCCTGTAATGTTTATGTTTTCATCTCTTGCAACAAGAGTCTTGTACAACTCCACATCAGTTGACCATTCTTTACCTGTCCAAAATTCAAACCCAGAATAGTTAGCTTTATATTCACAGCACTTCTCATATCCACCTAAGAGATACACATACTCACAGTTCAAAAGTTTTGCAGTTTTACATTCCATCATCTGAGCTATGGTACCCAGAGAAAGTTTAGGATCTTTATAGTCCCAGATAAACTCATAAGCTACAAATTGTTTGTTAAACACCCTGTACAAACTAATACCTATTAATAAATCTGTGTGATATTCAATAACATTACAATCCTTAAAACTAGCTAGATTAATATCTCTCTTAAATCCATGATATTTACAGTACTTATCATACAACTCTTCATACTGTTCTAGATTAGCCAGTACATCTCCGTGCTCTATGGTAACATACTTAGATAACTTCTTTGTAGTTTTAGCTGGCTTGTATTCATTAAGATCTAATCTAACACTTCGGAGGTTATACCAATAATCCTCCCATAATATCCAACCTTCTTTTATTACATCCTCCTCAGATTCATTTGGTTCTAGTACACCATAAGGATTTGAGAATATAAAATCCATATGTTTAATCTTACCAAACCCAGTAATATGATCAAAGTATACTTTCATAGAGTAAAGATATAAAAAACCCGGGTAGTAATTCTTGATCAGAGAAACTTTCCCGGGGGTGTTACTAGTTATACATGTTGGTACCATGCTTTCCCAATAACCAAAAAGACCAGATATAGTGAGCAGATCTTACGGTATGCTGTCTGGTACTTAACCTATAGTTACTAACTACAGGGGAGGTATTCTATAGCAACAGTATCACCATAGGATTCCGTTAACAAGTAACGGTGGGGTATGCAAATATAAACAAAAAACCCCGGACTGTAGCTTCCAGGATTTAATGATAATTTAAAAGTATAACTCAAAAAAGTTAATACAAACATAAGTTTTTCTACGGCATATAGAAAAACAATATTTAGTAGTTTGTTAGGGTCCACTACTAATACACCCCCCGGCCCTCACCCGCAAGGTGGGTACCCCCCATAAAATTCTGACTGTATGGCACTGTTCAGCTGTACTTGCAAGAAATTTTTCCTGCGGAAAAAAGTTTTATTTTTTAACTGATTTTAAATTCTAAAAAATAAAGTTATGATATCAACTACATCAGTTCAGTCTATCAAAGGTGTTCTATGTCTTGTGCAAACAATCGTTTACAAGAGTGGCAAGAAAGTTAAAAGGATATTAGATCCTAATACCAAAATGCCAATTGACATTATAGAAGTGAAGGCTTAGGCCTTCTTTCTTTTGTCCTTCGGACCGCTTTTTATTTTATTTTTTCACTAAAATGGAACTTTAAATCTTTATAAAATGTCAGTATTTACAAAAACACAGTCTATCGGGGTATTTGCACAAATGAATGGAATCGGCAAAATTGACCTTGTAACAAATCCTCACAATGGGAAAACATTTGGTGTTTCAGACACAGGTGTAACATTCAGGGTTTCTAATGACGTTCAGAAACTCACAGCAGATTTGTCTGTATCTTGGTTCACACCAAATGACGGTGATGCATCCTGGATGATTCATCCTACTGGGCAGAGTAATGTTCAGTCCTCTCTGTCCTTTGCATAAGGGCACAGAAAGAAAAGAATATCCACTTAGGTGGTATTCTTTTTTAGGTACTAAGCCTCGAGAGTTCTACTGTTCCAATGAGGATAGTTGATCTGAGATATCTACAGTGTGTTTCCTCTGTGCTGCGCACCGCTTTAAATTATTTTTCCACTAAATTTAGTTATTAATTGTTTTACTTAAATCCTAAAAGAGCTTATGAGCACATTTAGCAAAACTCAAAACATCGGTGTGTTTGCACAGATGAATGGTATCAACAAGATTGATATTGTGACTAATCCTCACACAGGTAAGAACTTCGGTGTGTCTGACACTGGACTTACTTTCCGTGTAAGTGAGAAAGTAGATACATTGACAAGAGATTTGTCAGTGAGTTACTTCACTCCTGCAGACGGGGAGCCTTCTTGGATGATTCATCCAACAGGGGAGTCTAATGTGCAGAGCACATTGGCATTTGCACCTGCTTCCAAGTAATTGGGAGTGGGTAGCAATACCTGCAGATTTTATTGGTTAAAGATTGAAACCCTAGGAGACTAGGGTTATTTTTTTTATATAATATCTCTTGCACTGCGTGCCGCTTTGGTCTATTTTTCCACTAGCAGGGATTATGTTTATTATAGACAAATCTTGTAAATGTTGTAGATTTTATAGTTATTATACACATGGTGCATACTCTACTAGGAGTGCATTGATACTTTGTATACATTAATGGTGTGCTACAGAGTGTTAGTTTAATAGTGAGTATTTAACTATCCACAATTCTATAACCTCTATAACTGCTGTATTTCCTCTATATATTAAGTTTATATAATAGAATTAATATAGCTAACACAAGATTCCTCTAGTCACTTTGTTTATACTATACTATACTATCTACAATATTTAGAAGAGATGTACAGTCAGAGTATCCGGGATTTCCAGTCACACACCAATATGGCATTAGGAATAAACCAGTCTGGTACCCGTCAAAGACCATAATTCAAACTCAAGCAAACCTTAAACACAAATAAAACATGATTACAAAAGCAGTATTCATTTGGTTATTACTTACAGGACAAGTAGAATACCAACAGAACGGAGGAGATGGCCGGAAACAATATGCACTGTTCTTTGAAGATGGAACAGTAGTAGACTATGCTTATAAAGCAGAAATACTAGAGTATATAGAAACCGGAACATTTGAATATGATGATACTTTGGATGACAAAGTAACAGATGCACATAAGGGGAAGTAATTCCCCTTTATACTCTCATCCAAGCAGGTAAGGATATGCTACTAGTAGATTTCGTCAATCTATTACTGTGGGCACTTAATGGAATGACTACATCCTCAAGGGTTGCAACCTTGTGAGAGTACTAATTAAATTATTAACCCTTAAACTTATACTTATGGAAACTATTTACTGGACTATGAAGAATGGTCAGAAGATTAATGTTGATACTATGGACATTAATCACCTCCGGAATACTCTCAAGATGCTTATTAGAGCCAAGAGAGCATCAACTACACCTAAGCCTAAGTTTCAGGTGCACGGTGAGATTGCTAGTGAGTTTGCTGATATGGCAAGACTCTATGCAATTAATCCTGAACTGACTTGTACTTGTGATGAAGTACATGTGTGTCAGCAATGTTATGAATTAGATATTAAATAAAACTCTGACTATGGAAATTCTGATTATTACAGTATTGTTAATGCTGTTATTTTATTCACAAATTAAACTAAACCAAAAATGAAAAATCTGATTTTATCTTTTGTAGTAACTATGATTACTTCAATGGCAGTATTTGCCATATTATTATTCTCCCTGATTGATATTATGGGAGAAAGTATCATTATCATTGCTTGTATTGCTTCTGTAATAACTATAGTTGTGACAGATAGATTTATGAAAAATGGAAGGTGATATTACATTCCTATGGGGTCAGGATAGATATAGTGAGTATGTCACTGTAGTAAATGCTGACCCTGAGTATCAAAGACTTGTGTTTTACAGTAGAAAAATAGGAGATGTAAACTATGCAACAAGAAAGATAACTGATACTCATGTATACTGGTCTGTTAGTCAAAAGACTCCGCACTTTTACAATAACAAACTATTCTATAAGCATCAGAATACCAGTGGTATTACTTATGACAGAAAATCTAAGAAACTAAAAGTCTGGTTTGGTCAACACATTAGATCATTTGATAATGATATCATTAAAGATATAGCAGAATATTTTAATGCTGAGTGGTATTTAGAAATTGAACATAGTATTAAATCATTAGTAAACAATACCATATTTAACCATATAATTAATGGAAAGATTAATTGTTTAGAAGAAATATGTATTGCCTATCTTAAAACATCACCGTATAAAAATAGAGATATAGATATAAATCTTTTTTGTGATGTATTTAAAAATACTGATGCTTCACCAAAAGGTTTTTCACAATGGTTTGTTATTGCTAAAGATTGTAATGATTTACTTAATCATTTACAGAAACATGGTTTTGCAACTTATCAACTTGAACATGTAATTAATAAATCTAGTGCATTAAATAGAAAGATTGATTTTAGTAAGAAACCTAATAATATATTAGATTTTTGTGAAAAGTATCAGAATGAAATTAAAAATCAAATAATTATTTATGAAGCTATTCAAGATTAGCCCTTTACAGTAGGAGGTGAAACTGTTTTTATTATTTACCGGTCAGTAAAAAAATAAACCATGGGATTAAGAAAATTATTAGAAGAAAAAGAAAGCTTGGAAGATGAATTGTATATGTTACACCATGCAGAACTTCCTCCGGCAGTTTATAAACAAACTAGACATGACATTGAATACAGGTTAGCTTGTTTAGAAGAACAAATAGAGTTTGAAGAAAGGTTCAGACCATTTAGAATTACACTCATAGTAGCTTCAGTTATTATGATGGGTATTATGTTGTATGCACTTATTAATCTTTAAATCAGAATAGAATGGAAAAAGAATTTGTAAATTATGATCTAAGTTTAAGGATGAAGACTCTTGGGTTCAATGAACCTTGTTTTGGATATTATTTAGAAACAAAAGAATGGACACCAGCAAGTTATTCAAGAGAAGGAACAGTTTATCCATCTAATAGTAATTTACTATCTGATTGGGTAGCTGCACCAACATTCTCACAAACATTTAGATGGTTTAGAGATAAGTATAATTTAGATTCATGCCTAAAACCAGAAATCATAAGTGGTAAAAAAAGTTATGACTTTTACATTTGGATTGATAATAATGAAGATTTAGAATTTGGTGTGACTAAAATATCAACTTACGAAGAAGCAGAACTTATTTGTCTTGAAAAACTAATTGAAATTGTAGAACAAAAAGAAAAATAATATGGCAAGAATAGCAAAAACAGTAAAAAATGACTTAAGCACTCTTAAGCAGAGTTGTGTAGGTAAAAAGATGAAAGGTTTTAAGTTTGCTGATACAGCTAAGCAGGTTTATGTTACTGATATGAATAAGTTTATTGGTCAAGTAGGTAAAATTAAAGAGTATTATGAGGACAGTGATGAGTTTGCGGTTCAGTTTAAAGATAGTATCTGGTATTATCCAGCAACTAAAGCTCTGAAACATATTGTAGAAGAACCAAAAGTATCTGATGAAGACTTAATAGATGTCAAACAAATAGTAGATGATGCTTATGTAGCTATGCTTAAAGAGGAAATAGAAGATCTATCAGCTAAATTAGACCAAGCTTACAAAGAACAAGAACAAATGCTTGATGAGTTAAAACAATGGATTAATGCATTTCCTGGTGCCTTTACTAAACTTATAGAACATGTAGGACAAATTACTGAGGAAGATATTACTTATCACACTGGTATAGTTCTTAGAGTTATGGAGCACAAGTTTGGTTATAAATCTAAAACAGAAGAGTAAATTATTAATTAAAAACAAAAACAAAATGAAAACAGTTAAATTTTTAGTATTAAGCCTAGTATTGGCTTCAGTTATGACATCTTGCTCAGAGAATTACTCTAATGGTGAGAGAATTGGTATGTTAACCAAGTTTTCCAAAAAGGGGTTAATTTGGGATTCCTGGGAAGGAACATTAAACACTACTCAAACAGGTATGAATTCAGCAGAATCATTTCAGTTTTCAGTAGATAATGATGTAAATGACCCAGTAACTATTAGTAAATTAGACTCTGCTGCTAGCAAAGGTTGGAAGATTAAAATTAAGTATCACCAAACATTTGGTTGGAATTGGTTTAATAACCGGGGTGAAACTAATTTCTTTGTCAATGAAGTAGAAGTACTTGACAGAGATCCAATTGGTAATATGTTTGGTGGACAGTCTAATAAACCCATAGGAGGTAAAGTAGTAGACACTATTTATGTTGTGATAGATAAGTCACAGCTTAAATAACCAAGTTGCGTGCACCTATAGCCGTATTAGACAGATAAAAGGTGTAATAGTCTGTCTTATTTATTAACTTTTAAACTAAAACAAAATGGCACAAATTAATTTTAAAGTAACAACATGGGAAGTAGCATATATTCCTGATGAACTTGTAGATATTGTTAAAAAAGGTATTGAAGATGGTACAATTACTTCTTCTATGGATCTTTTTGATATACCTGAATTAGAAGAAATTGATTTTGACCTTCAGCTTTCAGATGATGGACTAGATCAATTATCTGTAGAAAAAAACAATGGAGAATATACAATTGAATTAAGAACAGATGAAGAATATGAGTTAATTACAACTAATCTTAATTCTAATAAATAATGTAATAGTCTGTCTTAAAACATGTAAACCTAAGTACCCATACAGCAGTGAGATGGGCTAAGTTATATACAATTCCTCGGAGCTGGGAGTAGAATGCTTAGGAACGTGTCTTTTATTAACTAAAAAATGTATGATTATGAAATGGTTCAGGAAATTATTTAAAAAAAAGAGTTATCCACAGGATAATAAGTTTAAACTATGTATTATTGATGAGAAATCAGATTTAATACATGAGGTATTGGGTATTACAGAAGAAAGATGCCGGGAATTAACTAAGTTATGCCTTGAAGCATATGATGCTACTGATGCAAAAACTGAGTCATATTCTATGATTGTAGACAAATGTACACATGTCAATGAAGTTGTAATGGGCATTCAGATATTTGAAAAAATATGCTGTGAAAGAGCTAAGAAAAGAAGTTTAAGAAATTTAATGGATAATTTATTTGGCAATGAATGATTTAATTACTTCTGTTCTTGGGATGGATCTCAAGGCAGACATTAGAGATATTAATGGTGATATTATACCAACTGGTTGTAAAAGAACTGTTCATCCTGTAGAAAGAGTAAGTATTAAACTCCGGATGCTAGATAAAAGATTCTTTACACACTATAATGAAGCTCTGTTAAATAAAATTATTAATTACAGAAGATTAAATGACTAGTTATGAAGATATCTGTAAATTATGAAGATACTGATGTAGCAAAAGCATTAGGAACTATTATTTATCATCCAAACAAAGATGAATTTGTTAAGTTATTAACTCCAATACTATGTGGTAGTAGTGACGCAACAAACTATTTCTTTAAGTTATTGATTGGTGATACACTTCCGGAAGTTATCCCTAATGGCACTTTATGTAAAATTAAAGTAGACAGATTAGGTTATTCTAGTAACAAAGATGAGATTAGAAAGAAGTTTGCTGATGATGAAGATAAGGTACTTGTTACTGTCAAAGAATTTAGAGGATATCATGAGTATTCTCAGTATCATATTGAGTATGGGAATGTTTTATCAGATAGTATTGTAGAGAAAGATACTACTTATGTGAGTGCTAAAGAACTGGAAGTTATTGAAGAGTTTTAAGATAGTATATCTGTGGATATGCTTTTCCTGACCAAATGACACGGGGAGTAGTAATGCTCCCCTTTTCATTGTTAGCCATATAGTATAATAATTTATAAAGCACTATCATATGTTTACTATTTAATAGTTTACATTTACTAAACTTTATGAATTTAAACATGCTGTATCAATTACCTAATGGAAAGGTAATATTTCTAACCATAGACCAGTTCTTAGATCTTACAGATGAAGATATACAATATCTTATGTCAATAGATGCTGGCGAACATACAGTAAGTCCCTTTACAGATTCCGCAGTAGTAGCCAATACTAAAGAAAAATATTATGATTTTGATTATTATGTAGATGATGAGATTGATATCAACAATATTGTTTCTGATGATATACCATTTGATGATATTATAGATCTCAATGATTCCTTAGAAGAATAAGGAGTTCAAAAATTATATTCACACACCAAATCAAATTTTTATGGACGGTAAAACAATTGTGTTAGGCAATGACACAGGAGGGGTAATTCATACCTCAAAAAATGACGAATATGGATATATTCGTGTAGAACAAGAAAGAAGTTTATTTGACAGCAAAGGTTTCTTAAGAAGAAAATCTATATCAGCTTTAATACCTGGTACTATAGAAGATCTTACAAAAGCAGGTTTTTATAAAGGTCAGATTCTTCCGGGTAAGATTATTATTGTGGAACAAACTGAACCATTTAATAAAATAAGGCCGGACCTAGATCTTAAAGTTGCTGGTCAAACAGGGATAATCTGTATGAAAGATGGCAAAAAGATTTATAGAAAACACTTTTATACAGTGTTTACTGATGCAGAAGATGAAATGATTATGCACAGTAATGGTGAAGACATTAGTGAAGCCTACTTGGCAGAAAAGAAAACTACTGCTGTTCAACCGAATACAGAGTTTGACTTATAATTTTTTGTTTTAATGGTTGATAATAGGGGGCAGTGGTGTCCCCTTTTTTATTATTTATTTTTAATTGTATATGTTATGGAAAAGCAAAACAGAAATCAAAAGTATCAATTTTCAGGTAAGTTATCTGAATATCAGTTTAAGAATCAAAGACCTACTGTCATGCAGTATGAGACTGATCGTTATTCTCAGTATCAAAACTATCTCTATAAGAGAGCATTATATGGTTTAGATTCTCTTACTGAAAAAGAAATAGCTACAATGTGTAGCAAAAAGAAACAAAGAATAATTAATGTTTATAAAAGAGCTCAGCTTACACTTAATAAGTTTAAGCAACAAGTTACTATTCAGTATACCAACTTTATATTCAAAACATTATTCCCAAAATCTCCGATCACAGACTTCTTACTAGCTGATACTGAGATAGATGAAAAGTTTAAGAATACTCTAACTTTTAAAGAGTTAGGTATCAATAAAGAGCAAATTATTAGTATCTTTATAGCGGAAGGTATACTACCTAAAAACTTTTTAAGTTTAAAAGAAGCACCGGTCAGTCTACCTCAGCTTAAAAATCAAAAAGTATGAAAACATTTTATGACAAAAGAGGTGGTCTGGAACCTGGATATAGATCTAGCATAGACACCGTACAAGGAAGAGTTATTTGGAAAACAAAAACTCATTGGCTTATTTATGTACCTAAAGATGATTATTATCATTCAGGTATGAGTTGGCTACATAATGAAGACAGATATCACACAACCTTAATTGGATTTATTGTTATTCCAAAAGGTGTTGTGGTACATAGCTGTTATCTGGCTACAGGATTCTGGGATGGTCTTAAAGCTTTATTTAGAAGTGGTAAGACTCCTGCCGTAACTAAGTCAAAAGGTGAGTTTCCTGAAGAACTATTATGAAACTTAAAATCTGTGATGGCTGTCAGAAAGAGACAGTCATCTGGAAAAACCATGAGGGATTCAAATACTGTAAATATTGCTGGAGTTGCCAAAAAGCCATTAATAGTGACAGTACACAGAAACCAACTGACTATAAAATCCCTCAGGTTTCTTCTAAACGGAAGAAAAAGGATGCAGAGTACAGTAAACTCAGAGAAAGATTTCTAACAGATAACCCTTTGTGTATGGTTGAGGTGAACGGATGTGGTCATGGTGCCACTGATGTTCACCATACATACGCAGGAGCTAACAGAGATGCTTTTTATTTGGTTCAGAGTACATGGAAAGCGGTTTGTAGAAACTGTCATGATTGGATTCATTCTCATCCAGAAGAAGCGAGAATAATGAATTGGTTAAAATAAAATTTATGAATAAATTAGAAGTAAATAAAAAAATAGCACTGTTTAATGGTGATATTACCAGTATGTCTGATGAAAAGGACATGTCTGAATTAAACTATACTGAGTCTTGGGATAAATTAATTCCTGTATATCAGAAGTTATGTCAAAAATCTAAAGAATTATATGACAAGAAAAATGTAGATGGGTTTCTCTATATTAATCATTGTATTGAAAATGATTTAGATTTAAAAGCATCCTCTGAATTACATTTTGCTATTGCCCTGGTCAGTGTTATTGATGAATACTATTGCGAAATTAAATAATATGAAAAGAGAAGAAATACAAGAAGAAGCTTTGAAAGCAACACTTGGTTTAGCAAGATGTGGATTAGGACTTGCAACAGGAGTTGGTAAAACTCTTGTTGGACTTCTTCACATAGAGAGAAATTATTCTCCACTAATTAATATTTTAGTTGTAGCTCCTAAGGTATCAATATTTGGTTCTTGGCGGTATGAAGCACAGAAGTTTGGAAAAGAGAAGTTACTTGACAATGTTGTATTTACAACTTATCTAAGTTTAAGTAAACATGATCCTAGAGAATATGATATTGTCTATTTAGATGAGTGTCATAGTTTATTGGATAGTCATAGACCTTTTCTTGAAAACTTTCAGGGTAAAATCTTAGGATTAACCGGTACTCCACCCAAATACAAGAGCTCAGAGAAAGGTAGAATGGTTTCTGAGTTTTGTCCTATTGTTTATACATTCATTACTGATGAAGCCGTAGAGAATAAAATACTCAATGACTATCATATTATAGTTCATGAGCTCCAGTTAGACACAAGAAAGAACTTTCCTGTATCTACAAAGTCAGGAACCTTTATGTCTTCTGAAAGACAAAACTATGGTTATTGGTGTAATAGAATAGACAATGGTCAAGGTCCTGCACATATTACTAGAGTTATGAGAATGAAAGCAATGCAAGAGTATCCGAGTAAAGTTCAGTATGCAAAAGCACTTATGGAAAGCATTAAAACTAAATGCATCATATTTGCAAATACTCAAGATCAATCGGACTCTATATGCTCTCATAGTTACCATAGTAATAATCCACAATCTGAAAGTAATCTTACAGCATTTAAAGATGGTAGTATTCAGCGGTTATCTTGTGTGCTCCAGCTTAATGAAGGTGTAAACATACCAAATCTAAAACAGGGTATTATCTTACATGCCTATGGTAATGAAAGAAAAGCCAGTCAAAGAATTGGTAGATTACTACGGTTAAATCCAGATGATAAAGCTATTGTCCATATCTTATGTTATATGGATACAATAGATGAGAAATGGGTTAAAGAAGCCTTAGAAGGTTTTGACCAGACTAAAATTACCTGGAAAGATTTTAATATCTCCTTATAATTACTTATATTAGATATATGGAAATAACAAATTCATACAAACTACTAATGTATAATGATGACATCCATTCCTTTCCATATATAATGGCATGTCTAATTAGATTTTGTGAACAAGAACCATTACAGGCTGAGCAATGTGCTCTTATAGCCCATAATAAAGGTAAATGTTCTGTTAAATCTGGAGATTTTATTGATTTACTAGAAATACATAATAACTTTGAAAGAGTAAATGTAAAAACAGAAATTGTTGCACATGAAAGTTATATGCATAAACAATAGTAATAAGCCTCTTGAAATCCCTGATAGTCAGTGGATTGAATTAGGTCAAATATACACAGTAACACAAATTATAGCATTAGCTCTCCAACCAGGAAAGACTGGCTTCTTACTTAAAGAGGTCAGTCTATCTCCGGAGTGTTTTCCTTATGAATTTTACAGCTCAGATAGATTTGCTCAAGTAGTAAGTCTTGAAGAAGAAGCTGTAGAAGTACAGGAAGAAGAGTTTGCTATTTAACTAAAACTTTTATTATGAAAAATGAGATTGGACTTGCTACCCTTTCAATAATTCTTTGGTTGTATTTTATTGCTTCACAAATTTGTATGATATATTTTTGGCATGAATGGTGTCAAGATCACGGTTTTCTAAACAGTCTTATTATTGGACCTATTGTATCTGAGATAAAAGGCTTATTGTTTCCTTTTTTTATGTAGCCTATGGAAGATTACAGCAAAGATGATGTTGTGAAAGCTTTAAACAGTATAGAAAAAACCTCCCGTAAGAGAGTTCTTGTAGATCAAAGAAGTTACTTAATAGGTATTTTATATGAAAAGTTTAAAGTAACTGAGAAAGGAATTGCTGATCTTATTGGAGTAAAAAGAACTAAGGTAAATTATGCTAGAAGATTACCTATACAGTTTAAAGATGACAAAATGTATAAACAAAATATTTATGTTTATGCACAGATGTTCCCATATGATTTTAGTGAAAGCCATGCTGTAAAATCTGGCAGAAATTTAACTGTAGCTGTTACATTGGAGCCTAAACTAGAAAAAAAGTTAAATAAAATAAGAAAACTGCTTGGGCATGATCATATGAGAACAACCATTAAATATTTAGTTGATAAATCAATAAAGCTATGGGAAGAATGAAAGAAATATGTATTGCAATTATGAATGCAAATGAAGGAATACCAGAAGGTATGACTATAGCAGATGTTGCTAGAATGAAAGAATTAGAAATTTATAATTGGGAAGAGTATGAAAGAGAACAAGAGAAAAGTAGATTACAATATCTTGAATCAGAAAATTCAGGAGAGACTAGCAAGATGGAACAAGTTGCAAAAAAGTTTTCTCCCTATTACGGAGAAACCAGAGAAGAAAAAGGGGGTGAACAATGAAGAGGGGGACTAAAACATGGAAACTAAAAAGTATGGTGGTTATAGATGTATTAGCAGTTATTGTTGTTACAGGTATTGTTACATATGTAAGTATTAGTTATCCTGGTATTTGGAATTGGATTTTGTTATTAATTCTTTCATTTGTTAATTACTTATTCTTTGACAGCATGTTTAAACTTATTGAAAGAATCCATAGAAGAAAGAATAGAACTTTGTAAACTTAAAAATTATGAAAAAATTATTTTTATTATTAGTGTTGTCAGTAAGTACAGCACATTCACAAATTGTTGTAAAAGAATCAACAAAAGATAGTACAGTATGGTATAGTAAACTTACGGGTTTACCTAAACTAACTCATTTTTATGATGCTGAAAAGAACTGGTATACATTGTATTACAAGAATCTTGATTATCAGTATATTACTGATATTGATTATATACATTTAGATTCAAAAGAAAATACAATAGAATTCTTTAATATCTTGAAGCAAGCTTTAGTAGACAAGAAAGAGTTAACTTTTGAGTTAGATGGAAAAACTTGGTTTTTAAAGACAGGGTCTAATATGGCAATTATGTCTAGCTCCGGTACTAGTTTCTATCTTACTAATAAAAACTTAGATAAAATACTTGAAGCATTACAATAAGTGAAACATTTTCTAAAATATCTAGTGGTATGGATAAGCCAAAACTTATCTGTACCATTTTGGATGGTGGGTCATGTTCACTTGATGTCCAATATCTATGAGGACATTCATGAAATAATAGCATCATTTGGTATGAATATACTAGTTGCTATTGGATTTATTATTGATTATTTAGAACAAAAAAAGAAACTATGAAAACAGCAGTAGAATGGTTGGTTGAAGAATTAACCAAACAAAATATGTTTATGCATTTATTTGCTAAAGAAATTGAACAAGCCAAAGAAATGGAGAAAGACAATGTATGTGATGCTTGGGATGACGGATACGATAAAGGAATGAGAGATAGAATTGAAAAAATATCAAATCCAGTTGGCAACGCAGAACAATACTACAACGAAACCTTTAAATCAGAATAGAATGGGATTTAGAATAAAACATATTCCTTCCGGATTGTATTATATAAGACAAAAGAATAAAGAAATTAATCTAGGTTCTGCAGGTACATTATTTGACACAGAAGAAAAGTGTTACTTTACATTAAAAGCAAATGGTTTTGCTCCTACAATAGGAATGCTAGAAGGTAGTCCTAATCATGCAAAAATTGAAAGTATTTATAACTTTTATAAGCATAAATCTGATGATGTTTATACTTATGCAAATACATTACCAGAAGAATGGATTGTTGAACCTGTAAATAAAGAAGAATGACACTATTAATTATTATTGTTGCTTCAGTTGTTATAGCTGGGGTAATAATTTTTTCAATGCGAGAAGATGAAGATAACAATTGGGATGACTAATGGAAGTAATTATTAAATTTTCAGATGAAGATGCCGCAGAAGATGCTAAAACAGCATTAGACGGCTGGAAATGGAGACACTGTGTATGGGAAATTGATCAAGAACTTAGGAATACACTTAAGTATGTTGAGAAATTACCCGCAGAAGTAGAACAAGCCTACCTTGCACTAAGAGATAAAATCCGGGAGATTGTATCAGATAATAACCTAACAATGGAATAATATGAATTTTAAAACAACAATTTGTGTACTTACACCAGAAGGATATTTTGAAGAAGATGGTATAACTATAGATTTACCTGTTGTACTTCAAGAAGGTACAGTATTAAGATTAACTCAAGATCAATTACTACTTCTTGAAGCAAAAGCTAAAGCTTCAAAAAATAAAAATGAATATCTCACATATTGGAATGATAAAGGTGATGAATACAAAAGTAGGGATATAAATGACTTATTTTTTTGTGATCATATTTATGTTTTATATGTAAATTATTATACTTATGATAATAGTGTATTAATAGTATTACATTTTGATAGATCCCTTAATATTTAAATCAGAATAGTATGTCTTTAGTAGAAAAAGTTACTAGGAAGTCTATGATCATTAGACCTTCCGGAAGATCAACGGACTTTATCAGTCCATCTTTTATACATGGCTGTGCATACCAATGCACATATTGTTACATGAAGAGACACAAACCGGAAGGATGGTCTATTGCTACAAACACTTTAGATATCCTGACAGAGATTAATTCACATGCATTTTTTGCAACAGTAGATAAACCTAATCAAACACATCCTGATTACATTACTTATGACATTGGATGTAATACTGATGTAGCTTTACATGCTAAAGATATGAATTGGAAAAGAATATTTGAGTTTTTCCGGGATCATCCACTTGCTATGGGTTCATTTGCTACTAAGTATGTAAATAAGGATCTTTTAGATTTTAATCCAGAGGGTAAGATTAGAATAAGGTTTAGTCTTATGCCGGAAAAGTGGAGAAAGATTCTTGAACCTAATACAAGTGAGATTAATTTAAGATTAAATGCAGTACCTAGATTTCTTGATGCTGGATATGAAGTTCATTTAAATTTTAGTCCGGTCATAGTTCATGATCTTTGGCTTACAGAGTATGAATTTTTATTTGATTTAGTTAGTAAACATGCTAATATAAATAGATGGGATACTAATGCAGTTAAAGCTGAAGTAATATTCTTGACTCATAATGAAGAAAAACATAAATATAATCTAGCACAGAGACTCACAGGTGAGCATCTGTTATGGGTACCTAAAATACAGGAAAGGAAAGTATCACAGTATGGTGGAGAAAACATTAGGTATGAACATAATAGAAAAGCTGATTATATCAAACAGTTTGTTAAGCTTCATGATGAGATAATTCCTTGGAATACAATAAGATATATTTTTTAATTATGATTAAAATATTAGAACCAAATATTCAAACACTTGTACATAATATCTGTCTTGAGCATTCTGAAGTATGCAAAGCAGCAGATAGTAATATGGGATATCTATGGTATATGTTTACACATGGGTCAAAGGCCGGGCAATACAAACC